TTCCCATAAGAAAGACTTTCCCATAGAGGATGCGCACGGTCAATTACATACCAAAGTACGGCAGATAGTGCAACAATCAAAGTTAGCATCTCCATTTCCTTTACCTCCTATAAGTTTCTACTTATAAGTTAAAATCACTTATAAAATCTCCAAAAAATTGACACCTATCAAAATAAATGTTATAATATAAAAAAGAGGTGAAAGGAATTGGAACTAAGTAATATACAGAATACGATATTAGAAGCAACAGAGCCAATTATCTTTGTGAGTAGTAGTGCCGGTTCGGGAAAAACAAAAGTTCTAACCGAAAAAGTCCGTCAAAGTATTCAAAATGGAAAAAGTGTAGTGGCTTTTACATTTACAAATATGGCATCTGGAGAGATGAAAAAGCGTCTTCAAGTAGATAATAATGATAACTTATTTATTGGAACTATCCACTCTTACTGCGCGCACCTTCTACTCAGAAATGGTGTAAAAGAAGCCATAAAGTATATGAACGACGAAAAATTCGATGGACTTTTTCATCTAATGCAAAAGCATCCAGAATGTACGCCAAATATTGATATATGTTTATGTGACGAAGCGCAAGATAGTAATGAAATTCAGCTAAAATTTATTTTTGAAATGCTTCACGCAAAAGAATATTTTATTGTCTTTGATTTACGACAGTCGATATACGGCTTTGCAGGCAGTCGTCCGGACCTTTTGAAGAGTTATCAGTATGAACTTGGGGCAAAAGTTTATTCTATGAATGAAAATTATCGCTGTTGTCCTGACGTTCTTCGTTTTGCAAAATCTACTCTTCAAAAATGTAGTATGACTGATGACAGTGTTGCTATACGCCAGGTTAAAGGAACAGTAGCAATGAAGCCTTATAGTGAACAACTAATCCTAGATATGATAAATATTAGTAAAAAATATTATAAATGGGCAGTATTAGCACGGACTAATGCGCAAGTCGATACTATCAAAGATTATCTGGTTGATAACGGGGTTCCTTGTGATAGCTTCAAGCAGGGAGATCTCAAAAAAGAAGAACTGGATAAAAAAATGGAAGAAAATACAGTAAAGGTTTTGACTGTACATAGCGCGAAAGGTTTAGAATGGGACTACGTAGCTTGCGTTGGATTAAATCTTTGGAGTCCCGAAGAGTGTAGAGTATCCTATGTTGGGATTACTCGTGCGCGAGATGGAGTTTTATGGATGACACCACAAAGAAAGAAGCGTACAAAAATTACTAATTGGGAGTAAGAAGATGATAGTAGTTTTAGTTTTATTGGTTTTAGGATGTATTTTCCTTTTACTAAAACAACGAAGAAAAATTCAAAAGCTAAAAACCAATACTGATAAGGTATATCGAAAAGCTTTAGAAGAAAAATACAAAAATTTAGAAGAAAACGCTCAACAAGAATTCCAAGCGAAACAAAGAAGTTATAATAATGAACTTTCCTATCTGAGGAGAGAGTTAGAAGATTTTCGCAGTCGGCGCGATGCTATAAATGAAGCGATACGGCGAGAACGGGAACTAAACGAGAAAGAAGACTTCTACAAAATCCAACTTACACAAAACGATATTGAAGATATAAAACTTCTGGATAGTATGAAAGACCGTTTATGTCATAAAGAAGTTCTTCCTAAGGTTATATGGGAGAGTATAGTTCGGCGCCCTACAAATGAGATGATAAAAAGAGTTGTTGGTCAAAAAATTGGAGGAATTTATAAGATTACTTATATTCCAACTGGTGAAGCTTATATAGGCCGAACCGTCAATTTCAAGGATAGATGGCAAGCCCATATTCAGACCGCGCTGGGTATGGAAAAAGTTGCCAGCTCAACGCTTCATACACATATGGCGCGGAATGGAATTTGGAATTATAATTTTGAAATTTTAGAAGAGGTTCCGAAAGATAAGCAGAGTGAGAGAGAAAAATTCTATATCGACTTGTATGGGACGCAAAAGCAACTAAATATGAAAGCTGGAGGGTGAGAGGAAATTTGATTTTCTCTCATTTTTCTTTTATAATATAATAAAAAGATGGAAGGAGTTTTTGAATGGTTAGCTATCTTTATTTAGTAAAAAGAACCGATAAGGTTACTTGGGATGAATATGATTCTTTTGTTGTTTGTGCTGAAAGTGAAGATGAAGCAAGAAGAGTTTATCCTAGTGGAAAGCTATTTTTTAAAGATGGAATGTCTGAGGAAAGTAGGGAATACTTCAAATGGTGCTGGACAGATAAAATCGAAACTTTGGAAGTAACTTGTATTGGATTGGCATCTGTTTCTTTGAAAAATCGTCAGGTCATTTGTTCAAGTTTTAATGCCGGATAAGGATAAGGTGTTATGAAATTTTTTGTAAAAATTCTTATTATTTCAGACGATATTGAAAAATGGCTTTCTTTTTTTAGGGGCTGTCTTATAGTCAAAAATAAAAACAATATTACTATTCGAGGCGGATGGTTTTATATTAATCTTAGAAGTAGAATTTATGAAAACACTCGAGGAGAAAAGTTTGATAAGATAATTGTGGATAAAACTATTCCTGACGAATTACTCTATACAGTTGTTGCTCCAATGGTTAATATTCCTAAAATTACCTATACTAAAGATGAATATAGATTTGGAAAGGAGACGAATGAATGAATCTCTCAAATTTTGAAAAACTCAAAAATCTCTCAATGGAAGAAATGGCAGAATTTCTATCTGACCAAATGGCGCTTGAAGGTACGGTTTATGACAAGTGGATGGTGGATACTTTTTGTAATAATTGTCAAGACACAGAGGACTATGATGGAAGTCTCGTAAGTTTTTGTGAAATGAACAAGGACTGTCCTTATGGGCTTTGTAATATTAGTGACAAAGACCTGGTAATGCGCTGGCTCTCTTGGGTAGAGGAAGAATAATAAAAGAAGAAAGATATTAGTCTTCTTCATTTTGAAAAATTTTAAGTAGAGGAGAATTTGATTTCTCCTCTATTTTTTTGTATAATATTATTATAAATGTAGAAAGGAGTTGGAAAATTTTGAGTTATGATGCTAACTCTATTGAAACTTTGAGTTTCAAAGACGCCGTTCGCTCTAGGGTTGCAATGTATATGGGAAGCGCAGACAACCAAGGAGTACTTCAATGTGTGCGTGAAATCATTACAAATAGTATAGACGAAGCTACAATGGGATTCTGCAATCGTATTGTTGTTGACCTTTATGATGGAAACCGAATAACGGTCCTAGACAATGGAAGGGGATGTCCTTTCGGTCCGCGAGAAGATGGCGTCGATGCACTTGAAGCAATTTATACCCTTCCGCATAGTGGAGGAAAATTCAATAATAAAATTTACCAAAATGTAGGAGGGCTCAATGGCATTGGGGCAAAAGGGACAGCCTTGTCGAGTGATACCTTCCGCGCGGTATCAATGAGAGATGGAAAACAGTCTGAATTAGTCCTAAAAGAAGGACAAAAAGTTTCACTTACAACTGGTAGCTCAAATAATCGAGGAACTTTTGTTGATTTTACCCCATCTCAAGAAGTCTATAATCTTGAACCAATTGACCTCAAATTTTGCGACATAAAAGAAATGTGCCGGAATTGGTCATATCTCTATCCCTTTTTGACTTTTATTTTGAATAACCACAAAAAGGGAGAGGAAGAAACAGTTCAATATCAAGCTAAAAATGGGCTTTTAGACTTTATGAAAACTTGTGCTAACAAGCCTCTAAACAAAACTCCTCTTCATATTATAATGAAAGAAAATGATGTTGAGGCTGAAATTGTAATGTGTTGGACTAGTAGTAGAAATGAGGAATGGCACGTTTTTACTAATGGTCTTGAAAATACTGCTGGCGGAACAAGTCTAACAGGAGTCAAAACTGCGCTAACTAATTACTTCAAGAAAAAAATCAAAGGTGAAGTTTCTCCTGATATACTTCGAAAAGGACTATTCTATGCTGTTAGCTGTAAAGTTCCTCAGCCGAGCTTTAGCGACCAAACAAAGACAAAAGTAAATAATCCCGTACTTCGGGGGCTTTGTCAGCGCGCTACGGGGCAAATGTTAGAGGAGTTTGAACGAAAGCATTCTGATGAATTTGAAAAGGTAATGGAACTTCTTACAAAGGAGGCTAAGGCTGAGCAAGTAGCTGAAAAAGCGCGCCGTCAAGTTCTTGAAGCTGGTAAAGAAGTTGAAAAGAATCAACGGAAAAAAGTTTTTGCAAGTGATAAGTTGAAGGATGCGGAGTTCTTAGGACAGGATTCAATCCTCCTGGTATGTGAAGGAGATAGTGCGCTAAATGGAATGGCACAGGCTAGAGATGTAGAACATACAGGATTAATGGCCATTCGAGGTAAAATAATAAATTGTCTTTCAAATGATGATGAAAAGATTTTTCAGAATGAAGAAGTTAAACTTCTTTTAAGTGCAATGAATATTATTCCTGGGAAATATGATGCAAAAAAACTTCGTTATGGAAAATTAGGTATCTGTAGCGATGCGGATTAACCAACGTTGAGTCCGCGTAAAATCCCTTAAATTGCGGGGAACCCCTTAGAGCCTTTTCAACCAAGTTTATATAGGGATATATAAATGGCGTTTAGTAACGGAAACGGTAAGGTAAAATCGAAAAGGATTGGGCAATCAAACGCAACGAAACATCCAGAACGGATGGACGCTCAACGACTATAATAGGGACTTCAAAATTTTGAAGATGGTATAGTCTAATCCCTCAATTCTTTAGAGTTAGGTTCCATAAAAATCTACCTTTATGGAGAAGGTGATGAAAAAGAATTGTGTAAAATATCAGGAAACTGAGGGTATAAATGTCAGATGGTTATCATATTGGACTTTTGATTATGAGTTGTCTATTAAAAGTAGCCCCACAATTTATTGAAGAAGGACGTCTTTGCTGGCTTCGGTCTCCACTCTTTATTGTTGAGCAAGGAAAGAAGAGAAGCTATTACTTCACTGATGAAGACTTTGAAAAAGCTAAGTCTGAAGGAAAAGTAAAAGGTGAAGTTCATCGCGCGAAGGGTCTCGGCGCGCTTGAGGCTCAGGAAGCTCACGAATCAATGTTCACTCCAGAGTTTCAACGACTTGATGTACTAAAGCCAGATAAAGAAAGTTTCTTTTTACTTTATTCTCTCATGGGTAAAGAGGTTGAACCACGAACTAACTTTATTTTTGAAAATGTAGATTTTTCACTTATTCGTGAATAATTTTAGAGAGAGGAAATTTGATTTCCTCTCTTTTTTTTATTATAATATTTATATAATGAAAAGAAAGGAGTATAAATAAATGGAAATACAGATGACTCCCGTAATAAAAGATTCATTTATTCAATATAGTGGAGCAGTCCTACAATCTCGAGCCCTAGTTGATTCTCGTGATATGCTAAAGCCAAGTGCTCGGCAAATCTTTTACTCAATGTGGCGGAATAAATATACCCATGATAAACCATATGAGAAAACTAATGCTCCTATGGGTGATGCAATGAAGGATTTCTATATTCATGGTGATTCTTCTTGTGTAGGGATAATGATGCGCGCAGGAGAGAGTTTTTGTATGCGCTATCCTCTCACTGAAGTAAAAGGTAATAGTGGCACTCTTATGAGTTCTGGTAGTTGGGCGAGTGAAAGATATACTTCAACAAGATTAGCAGAAACCTGTAATTATCTTTTTGCTGACATTCAAAAAGAAGTAATTGAAGAATGGAGAGATAACTATGCTGACAATCTTCAATTTCCTTCAGTTTTACCAAGTAAGGGTTTTTATAATTTAGTAAATGGATCATCGGGCATTGCTACTGGAATGGCTAGTTCAATTCCTCAGTTTAATATTAAAGAACTTAATGAGGTCCTTATTAAGTTGTTATGGAATCCAGATATACCAGTAGAAGAAATCTTAATTTTACCCGATTTTGCCACTGGCGCGATTCTTCTAAATTCAGAAGAAGTAAAAAATTCTCTAAAGAATGGAACCGGTTCTGCTTGTAAATTAAGAAGTGTAATTGAATATATAAACAAAGATAAGTGCTTTGTTGTATCTGAAATTCCTTTTGGTGTTTATACCAATACTATTTGTCAACAATTAGAAGACATTTTAAATGGTGATGAGAACCCTGGAATTGAGAGATTTAATGACTTAACAGGTAATCAATGTAATCTTAAAATTTATCTAACCAAAAATGCTTCACCAGAAAAGGTTCTAAAGTATCTTTATAAGAATACTTCGCTTCAAAATCATTATACTATAAATATGACAATGTTGGAAGATGGAAGATTTCCAAAAGTATTCGGCTGGAAGGAACTTCTTCAGTCCCATCTTGACCATGAAAAAAGCGTATATATAAATGGCTTTCAATTTGATCGAAGGAAGATTCTTGCACGACTTCATATTATTGAGGGCTTGATGAAAGCTATTTCAATGATTGATGAAGTGGTAAAAACCATCAAAAAATGCGCAGATGCTAAAAACGCCTCAATTGGCCTTCAGCGCCTACTGAATATTGATGAAATTCAAGCAAAGGCTATTCTAGACTTAAAGCTTTCTCGTTTAACTCATTTAGATATTACAAAGTTAGAAACTGAAAAATCCAATCTTGAAACTGAAAAAGAAAGAATTGAAGCCATTTTAGGTGATGAAATTCTCCTCAAAAAAGAAATTGAAAAAGGATTGCGCGAGGTTGCTGAAAAATTTGGTGATGAACGTCGTACCAAAATTTTGAATATTTCAAATGATGAAGAAACAATCGAGCAAAAACAACTGTCTCTTTCTTTCACAAATGAGGGAGCTGTATTTGTTAGCGAAACTTCTACACTTTATTCTCAACGAAGAAATGGTGTAGGGTCAAAATTTAAATTAGATAAAGGTGAATTTGTAGTTGATACTCTAATTGGAAACAACACAGATGAAGTTCTCTTTTTCACACGGCGCGGGACCTTTTATCATTTGAAGATGGGAGAATTCAATATTGGAGAAAAGCAGTATCTAAATTCACTTCTACCTATCAATGGAGACGATGAAATAAAATCAGCTACAATTCTTTCTAAAGACACAGAGTCTTCAAATATTCTTTTTCTTACAAAGAATGGAATTTTAAAGAAGTCCGCGCTTTCTGAGTATAATTTACGAAGGAACACTGGTGTTCAAGCTCTAAAGTTGGATGATGGTGATTTAATTGCTTCTATTCTTATTTTGAAAGATGAGAGAGTCGGTATTCTTACTGAGGAAGGAAACTTTATTATTATCGAAACTAAAGATATTAGACCTATTGGTAGAGTGGCTCGAGGGGTTGTAGGCATCAAGCTAAATGAGGGAGATAAGGTTGTTTTTGGACGAGTTATTCCCAAAGAAACAAGAGAAATTCTTTCTGTGAGTGAAGATGGATATTCAAAGCGGACTGATATAAACGAATTCAAAATTACCGGACGAGCAACCAAAGGAGTAAAGATTCAAAGAGCAGATAATCTTTGCGACTTTCTACCGCTTATTGATTCTAGTGATATTCTAGTTGTATCTTCTACTACCCAAATTCGAGTGAAAGTTGAAGAAATTCCTGTACTAAGTCGTGGTACGCAAGGAGTCAAAACTCTAAAATTAGGGGAAAACTCAAAGGTAATAAAAATCCAAAATTTCTAAGTTTGAAAGTTTGAAAGTTTTGTAAATTTTAGCTATAATATTTATAGAAAGTTGAGAGAGGCATGAAACCTTTACTCATCTAATAATAAAAATAATTTATATGTAAAAGGAGAAAAAAATTATGAAGCTGACTGCTAAGAGTTCTGAAGTATTTGATTATGTCAAGTCCAGTGGAGGCCATGTCTCTATTGATGAGATTTGCAATGCCATTGGTCGTGCCTCTCGTTCCGTAGGTGCTAATGTAACTGACCTACAGAAGAAGGGTCTAGTTGAGCGTGAGAAGGTTGAGGTTGAGGGTGCTGAGAAGCCCGTAGTTTATGTAAATCTAACTGATGCCGGCGCCACCTTTGTCCCCAGTGATGACGCTGAGTAATTTATTTTGATAATTTGGTAGGAAGAAATCCTTCCTACCTTTTTATGAAAGAACCAAAGTAATTATTGTAAATGTAAAAAGGAGAAAAACTTTATGCTACATGAAGCTGAAAACCGTGTTCGTATTGAAGGTCTACTAAGTGAAACTGATTTGAAGTATGGTTCTTTTGTCAAGAATGGCGAGACAATCGAGACAATTGGAGGAACTATCAAGGTACTTGTTGAGCAAGTCGTAAATGCTGTTCCTCTACATCTTGAAATCCCTGTCCATCTTTTTAGTCAAAAGTATAAGAAGGATGGAGGTCTGAATCCCTCCTATGAAAGCATTCAGCGTGTCAAGGAAGAGTTTATATCTATTGCCTCTGCCGGTGGACGCGAAGGTGCTGATAAGATTCGTATTACTGGCGCAAAAATCAAGATGAATGAGTTCTTCTCCAAGGATGGTCGTTTTGTAAGCTCTCCTCGTATTACTGCCTCTTTCGTTGGTAAGGCTACTGGTGATTTCAAGCCCGAAGCCAGTTTCTCTCTGACTTTTGCCGTTTCTAATATCAATTATGTTGTTGATAAGGATGGTATTGAAGTTGAGCCAAAGAAGCTAGAGATTACTGCTATTGTTCCTAATTGGAATAAGCAAGTTGAAGTAGTGAAGCTATATGCCTCTAATCCTAATGTTATCAATGCTATTACTCAATATTGGGAGCCCGACTATACCTTTAAGGCTAATGGCCGTTTGAACTTTACCTCTACTACTGAGACTTATATTGAGGATGTAGATTTTGGTGAAGCTATTGAAAAGACTCGTACCCGTAGTATTAGTGAACTACTAATTACTGGTGGTTCCCAGAGTGCTCTAGAGGGCGAACAGGCCTTTGATGTTGAGGACCTTGCGCAAGCAATGAAGGAACGTAAGGCTCGTCTAGAAGCTCAAAAGGCTAAGGATATGAACAAAGTAAAGGGTGAGATGAAGACTCCTGCGCCAACTACTTCTCGTTTAGCAGGAGACGATATGGGGTTTTAAGGAGGTAAATAGTTATGGCTATTGATATTTTTTCCCTCCAACCTAATAAAATCTCTCGTGACCTGCGTTCTAAATTTATTCTTCTAGCGGGCGCTCCTAAAATTGGAAAGACTGAATTTTGTGCCCAAAGTGATAAAGCGCTAATCCTTGCGACTGAAATCGGCACAAATGCTCAATCTGGCGTTCATGCTCTTCCTATTCAGAAGTTTGCTGATTTTAAGCTAGTTCTTCGTCAATTAGAAAAGCCTGAAGCAAAACAACTGTATTCAACTGTTTGTATTGATACTATTGGTATTCTATATGACCTTTGTGAGCAATTTATCTGTCAGCAGAACGGTGTAAGTAAAATCGGAGATATCCCATATGGTGGTGGATATAGTCAAACTTCAAAGGAATTTGAGAATTGTCTTCGTAAAATTACCATGATGGGCTTTGGCCTTATTATGACTTGTCATCTAAAAGAAACAACTGATGATGATGGAAAGGTAGTAGGTTATAAGCCTGATCTTAATAATCGTTGCTTGAAGATTGTCAATGGCCTTGTCGATATTATTGGAGTTATTACCCAAACTTGGAATGAAAAAGGAGAAAGTGAACGGTGGATTCAGACTCGTGCTACTCCTACTATTACCGCAGGTTCTCGTTATAAGTATCTTGAACCCCGTATTCCATTTGGTTTCCATGAACTTGAACAAGCAGTAGCTAAGGCTATTGATATGGAAGAAAAGAATGGTGGTTTAGTAACTGATGAAGCACCAACTTTCCAGGAAGAAAAACTCGACTTCAACGCTCTAATGTCTGAAGCCCGTGAGATTTGGACCACTAAGGTAAATAACGCTCAAACCGATGAAGATAAGGAAGCAGTAGTTCGTGCTATGTCTAAAAAGGTAGAGATGGTGTTTGGACGAAAGATAAAACTATCGGAAGTTACTGAAGATCAAGTCTCTCTTCTACAGCTCGCTGTCATGGATTTGCGTGCGATGTAATTCATAAAATTAAATTAGAGGTAGGAGAAATCCTACCTCTTTTTTGACATTTTTGGAAAAATGTGGTATAATATAATAAGATTGGAGGGATATAAATGGCAAAACATTTAGTTATCTGCCGTGCCTGCAAGGAAAGATTTGATGCACAGCTATCTGGCGCGGATATAGAGTGGGTAATGCCATCCAAAGGATGGTACTATCACAAATCTTGTTATGAAAATCTAAAGAAAGGAAATATTCTAAAAGATAAAGATTGGAAAAAACGTATTTATGATTTTATCGCGCACGACCTAAAAGTTTCTTATGACTATCATCTTTGTGAAGCTCAGTTGAAAAAATTTGTCGAAAAAGATAAAATTGGAACTTATAAAGGTATTTTTTATACACTAAAGTATTTCTATGAAATTAGGAATGGAGACTGGTCAAAAGGTCATGGTGGACTAGGAATTGTCCCCTTTATCTACGAAGAAGCTACTACTTATTGGAAGCAAAGAGAGAATAATGAACGAGGAACTTTGGCTGGAATTGAAGAACAAATCAAACAACGAGAGTCCCAGCAAAAAGTTCTACTAAAAAAGCCAAAAACTACACCCCAAAAGAAAAGGTCTCGATGGAATCTGGAGGATATTGAATGATTGATAAAAATACAGAACTTCAAATTATTGGAAGTCTAATGAAGCGCCCTCAATATCTAAGTGAGATAGATAAATACACAATAACTCCTACAGACTTCTCCTCAACTTTTACTCGTTATTTATTTGTAGCAATTGATAACTTGTATCGAGGTGGCGCATCTCATATTACTCCGGTTGATGTTTCAAGTTATCTTGAGAGCACACCAAGCGGGCAACTAGTTTTTTCCCAAAATAATGGTATTGAATATCTTCAAGACGCTGAATTTATGAGTGAGCCAGATAATTTTCCTTATTATTATAATGAACTAAAAAAATTCAATTTAGTAAGAGACCTCAAAAGGATGGGTCTTGACACTAGTAATATCTATTGTGAAAACCTAACTCAGCCTAAAGCCTTTGATATAAATCAACGCTTCAAAAATCTTTCAGTAGATGATATACTGAAAGAAGTCAAGAAAAATTTATTAGATGTAGAAAAATCCTATATCCAAAATGAAACTGTTCAAACTTGGGAGTTAGAGAACGAAATTGATAATGTAATTGAAGCATTTGGTAGCGAAGAAGGTATTGGACTATCAGTCAATGGAGAGATTTTTTCGTCAATTATAAACGGCGCAGAGCTTGGGGCTCTCACAATACGAAGCCTCGCTAGTGGGTGCGGAAAGACCAGGCTTTCTGTCGCGGACGCGTGCAAATTGGCTTTTCCATTTTTCTATAGTGAGGCAGATGGGAAGTGGGTCAAAAATGGTGCGTGTGAGCCAGTTCTTTTTATTATGACAGAGCAAAAACCAGAGCAAATAATAAAAATGATTTTGGCATATCTTAGTGGAGTAGAAGAATCTAAATTTAAGTTCAATACCCTTACTGATGATGAAAGAAAAAGAGTTGAGGTCGCGCGTCATATAATCAAGACCTATAAAACTTTAAAACTAATGAGAATACCAAATCCTTCTATTGAGCAAATAAAACTAAGTGTTAGAGAGGAAGTAATTCTTTCTCAACGACGTTATGTCTTTTTTGATTATATTTTTATTTCTCCTGGAGTTTTGAATGAGTTTCGAGGACACAATCTTAGAAATGATGAAATTCTATCATTGATGGCAACAGCTCTAAAAGATTTAGCTATTGAGCAAAATGTCTCAATTTTTACTTCAACTCAAGTAAATGCCAAAGCAGATGATAATTCAGAAATACGAAATGAAGCGAGTTTAGCTGGTGGTCGGGCAACAATCAATAAAGCTGATAATGGTATAATTGGCGCGCGACCTACGAAAGATGAAATAGATATACTTCAAAAAGATGGAAATTTGATGGGTGGTATGATTCCAAATCGAGTCTTTGATGTGTTCAAAGTTCGGTCAGGTCGCTGGACTCAAGTCCGTATTTGGAGTTATTTCAATACAGGGACGCTAAGACTTACCGATTTATTCGTAACTGATGATAGGATGAATCCTATTCTTGATTTTTATGATACTCAGCAAAAGGTTGAATGGGAATTAGATGAAAAAGAACAAAAGTTCTTAGAGGAGATAAATAAGTAAGAAGGGAGATTTCTTTGGATTATAGAGAAATAATTGAAAATCTTACTGATGAAATAGTAGAGAAAATTTTGGATAAATTGGAGATTCCTTGGCAAGATAAGGGAGATTTTCTTTTATGTAAAACTGCGTGTCATAATACTAATTTAGATGAAGCATCTTGGAAACTTTATTACTATAAGAATACACATATTTTTATGTGTTATAGTGAATGTGGCGCGCAAAATATCTTTCGTTTTATTGAGCATTATTATGAAACGAGAGGAATCACTTATGACTGGCATGAAGATGTTTTAGAATTTGTACGGAGTTATGGTGAGAAAAGATTTACTGAAACAGAAATCAACGAAAGCTATAAATCAAAAAGAAACGAGTTTATGCCCAAAAAAGAAAGACGAGAGCTTCCAACTTATGAGAAAGGTATTTTGGATGTTTTCATAAAGGAGTATCCTGCTGATTGGGAAGAGGAAGGAATTTCTCATAAGGCTATGGATAAATTCAATATTCGTTTTTCTATTGGTCAAAATAAAATCATAATTCCTCATTATAATGTTAGGGGCGGATTAGTTGGAATTAGAGGGCGCGCGCTCAATCAGTGGGAAGTAGAAAACGTAGGAAAGTATATGCCAGTTCAAATTGAGGGTAAGTGGTATTCTCATCCATTAAGTTTGAATCTCTATGGTTTAGATAAAAATTTGGAAAATATCAAACGCTATGGAATTTGCTATGTCTTTGAAGCAGAGAAAAGCGTTCTTATGTGTGAAAATTTTTCATTTCCTAATTGTGCAGTTGCTTCTTGTGGAAGTCAATTCAATAAATATCAACTTGATATTTTGATGCGTTATGCCCAACCAAAAGAAATTGTTATCTGCTTTGATAATGAAGAAAAGCCCGGAAGTGAAGACTATTTTCAAAAATTATGGAAGATGTGTAGTAAATATAAGAATTATTCAAATTTTTCTTTTATCTATGATAGAGAAAATCTTACAAAAAAGAAGGACTCTCCGGTAGATGAGGGACAAGAAAAATTTGAAGAGTTATTGAAAAGGAGAGTAATTGTGAAGTGAAATATCGACTAGTAAATCAAGAGATAAAAGAAGACTATGGAAAGAACTTACTTCGCGCGCGAGGTATTCAGGACATTCAAACCTTTCTTCATCCAACGAAAGAATGCTTACAAAGTTTTGAAGATTTGGATAATTATCAGATGGGAATAAAGGCTATTGAAAAGACGATTTCTGATAAAAAGCCTTACGCCATTATTGCAGATTGCGATTGCGATGGAATTTGTTCTTTTGCTATAATTTATCAATATCTAAAAAGATGGAATCCAGATAAAGAAATTGAATTTTTTATTCATGAGGGAAAACAGCATGGTTTTTCTGATATGATGGACCAGCTAGAGGAAAAAGAATGGAGCCTTATTATCGCGCCAGATAGCGCCACAAATGACGGACAATATATAAAGGAGTTTACCTGTCCTGTTCTCGTTTTAGACCACCACCTAAAAGAAGCAGAAAGCGAAATTCCACCCAATATGATACTTATAAATAACCAAACTTCTAAAAATTATAGAAATAAAAACCTTTGTGGTGGAGGCGTTGTTTGGCAATTTTGCCGAGCCCTAGATGACTATTTTTTGAGAGACTGGGCTTATGACTATATTGACCTTTGTGCAATCTCATTAGTTGGAGATATGATGAGTATGCTTGAATATGAAAATCAATATTTGGTTCAAACTGGTTTTCAAAATATCAAGAATACAATGCTACGAGTTCTATTAGATAAACAGGACTATTCAATGGGTGGAAAGATAAACCCAACAACTGTTGCTTTTTATATTGTTCCTCTTATAAATGCTATGATTCGAGTAGGGTCAATGGAAGAAAAATATCGACTTTATCGTAGTTTTATTGAACCAAATGAAATGGTAGAGTGTCATAAGCGCGGAGCTAAAGGAACAATGGAAAGACTTTGCATAGAGAGCGCGCGTGAATGTACGAATGCAAAAGCTCACCAAGATAAGATGAAAGAAAAGATAGTCCAGGAATTAGAAGTAAAAATCTTCAAGCAAGATTTGTTAGAAAATCAGGTTTTATTTGTAAGACTTGATGATGATGACGATTTCCCTGCTGAGTTGAATGGATTAGTTGCTATGGTATTATCAGCGAAATATCATAAACCCACTATATTGGCTAGACGAAATTCCGAAGGCTATGACAGAGGTAGCGCTCGCGCGCCAAGTAATACGGAGCTAACTTCTTTCAAAGATTTTCTATCGGGGACGGGTCTTTTTGAATATACTCTTGGCCACGACCAAGCATTCGGAGTTAGTGTTTTTGACAAGAATCTTTCAAAACTCCATGAAATAGCAAATAAAGAACTCTCCCAAATTGATTTTGGAGAAAATATTTATGATGTAAATTTTGTTCGAAGAGCTAATGATAAAGACATAGAAGCCATAATTCTTGATGTCGCGCCGTATGAGCAAGTATTTGGACAGCAAAATCCTGAAGCTATGATAGCTATTACTAATTTAATAATTTCGCCTAATGAGATAAAAGTTATAGGGAAAAATAAAGATACATTACGAATTGAGAAAAATGGAATTACCTATATCAAGTTCAGAGCAAAAGATTTGATAGAAGAACTAAAAAGTTTTTCAAATGAAATGGAAATTACCTTAGTTGGTAGACCTAATATTAACGAATGGATGGGGCACAAAACCCCTCAACTTTTTATTGTAGATATGGAAGTTCAAGATGGAAGGTTTGCTTTTTAATAGTTGAATTTTTTTGGAATTTAGTATATAATATATATAGAAAATAAAAAGGAGGTTTGTAAATGAGTGAAAGAATCCCATATCCGGGCTCGTTGCATAACCACGATGAGTTCTCAAATCTTCGACTGCGCGACTGTATCATAAAAGTCGAAGATTTGATTGATTATGCTATTGAGCTGGGACATGAAGTAGTAGCCATTACTAACCATGATTGTATCTCTGGAGCTGTTAGAGTTGAAAAATATTATAAAAAGATAAAAGAAAACCATCCCAACTTCAAAGTCATCCAAGGAAACGAAATTTATCTTTGTCGAAATGGACTAAACGCTTCTAATTATAAAGCTGGACAGGACAAATATTATCACTTTATCTTATTGGCCAAAGATGCCATCGGTCATAAGCAGATTCGTGAAATTTCTACTCATGCTTGGTTGAGAAGTTATATGGCGCGAGGAATGCGTCGAGTTCCAACTTATTATAATGACTTATTTGAAATTATTGGAGCGAATCCTGGCCACGTAATTGGTTCAACTGCTTGTCTTGGAGGATGCCTTTCTACCCAGCTTCTAAAAGCAAAAGATAATCCAGAGTTGATGCCAAAAATTCATAACTGGATAAAACAAATGGACAACCTATTCGGCCATGGAAATTTCTTTTTTGAAATGCAACCCAGTAATAATAAAGAACAAATTTATGTCAATAAAAAACTTTTTGAATTATCAAATGAGTTTGAAATTCCTTATATTATCACAACAGATACTCATTATCTCAAAAAAGAAGACAGAGCAATTCATAAGGCTTATCTAAACGCTCAAAATGGTGATAGAGAGGTTGATGATTTCTACGCTACAACTTATCTAATGGATACAGAAGAGCTTGAAAGTTATTTTGGATATTTCTCACAAGAGCAGTTACAAATAGCATATAGAAATATCCTAAAAATAAAGGACTTGTGTGAGGATTATAGTCTCCTAAAGCCTTTATATATTCCACAACTCCCTTGGAAAGAATCTAAAATTAAATATGTTCAGAATTGTTGGATAGAAAGAATTCCTTATCTGAAAACATTCATGGAGTCTGATTATGTTGGAGACCAAGTTTTGGCTTGTATGATTGTTGAGGCACTAGAAGATGGACCTCAAGAATTGTGGAATCAGAAGACCTGGGATGAAGTCAATGCCTGCCTTGAAATGACTTGGATTTCTTCCAATGTAAACAAAGCCCATTGGTCAGCTTACTATCTAAATCTTCAAAGAATTATTGAGGAATGTTGGAAAGCTGGTACATTAGTCGGGCCAGGAAGAGGCTCTGGAGTAGGCTTTATCCTACTTTATCTTTTGAATATAACTCAAATCAATCCTCTGCAAGAAACCACTAAGACTTTTAGATGGAGATTCCTAAATCCAGACCGAGTTTCTGTACTTGATGTGGATGTAGATATTGAGGGTGGTCGGCGCGCAGAGGTCTTAAACCATTTACGAAAAGTCTATGGAGATAATCGAGTTTCAAATGTTGCGACTTTTCGTCAAGAAAAATCTAAATCAGCAATCCTTACCGCCTGTCGTGGTCTAGGGATAGATGTTGATATTGCCTCATATTTAGCCTCGTTGATACCCTCTGACCGAGGATTATTACGAACCTTATCTCAATGTATGTATGGTGATACCGAAAATGATTGGAAACCAATCAAACAATTCGTATATGAAATGACCGAAAACTATCCCGAAGTTTGGAAAGTTGCCCAAAAAATTGAGGGATTGATTTGTGGGTACGGAATCCATGCCGGCGGAGTAATCTTTGTAGATGAGCCTTTTACCAATTCAACCGGACTAATGCGTGCGCCAGATGGAACTATCATTACAGCTTTTGACCTCCATGCGTGCGAGGATGTGTCGCTTATCAAGTATGACTTGTTATCAGTAGAAGCTCTGGATAAAATCCATAACTGCCTAGATTTACTAGTTGATTATGGATATGTCAAAAAAAGAGATACTCTAAAAGAAACCTATGAAAGCATCATTGGTATTTACAATTTGGAGCGGACAGCGCCGGATATGTGGAAAATGGTATGGGACCACAAAATCACAAGTTTGTTTCAAATGGAAAAGCAAAGTGGAATTAATGGTATTGCACTGACTCATCCTCAATCAGTAGATGATTTAGCTGTTTTGAACTCTGTAATTCGTTTGATGGCTCAAGAAAAAGGAGCTGAGCAACCTCTAAATAAGTTTGCTCGTTTTAAAAATGATATTTCTTTGTGGTATAAAGAAATGGAGAATTACGGTCTTACAAAAGAAGAAATGAAAATTCTTGAACCAGTAGTAAAGATTTCTTATGGTATCTGTGAGTCTCAAGAGAAATTTATGGAATTGGTTCAGTTGCCTGAATGTGGAGGTTTCAATCTTACCTGGGCAGATAAACTAAGAAAATCTATCGCAAAGAAAAATCCTAAAGCTTTCCTTGAACTACAAGATGAATATTTTAGGGTCATAAAAGAAAAAGGATTGGATGAGAAATTTTGTAAGTATGTTTGGAATGTATTGGTTTGTATGAGTAAAGGTTATGGCTTTAATGCATCGCATACCTTAGCTTACTCATTAATCGCTCTTCAAGAAATGAATCTGGCTTATTGCTTTCCGATTATTTTCTGGAATTGTGCTTGTCTTATTAGTGACAGTGGAGGAAATGAGGGAGCAGAAGAAGATGAGGAAGACGATACTATTGAAGAAACTTATGTTGATTGCGTAGAAGAATTTGAGGATGATAACGATGATGATGAAGATGATGATGAAGAAGTCATAAAAGAGAAAAAGAAAAAGAAAAAAGCTAAAACTACAAATTATGGAAAAATTAGTTCTGCCATTGGAAAAATGAAGATGTCGGGAATTGATGTTGCTCCCCCAGATATAAATAAGTCTACCTATACCTTCTCTCCCGATGTAGAAAAATCAATAATTCGTTTTGGTATGAGCGGAATTGTAAAAGTAGGCGAAGATATTGTAAAATCCATAATCGAAAATCGTCCTTACTCCTCAATTGATGATTTTCTCTCAAAAGTAAAAATCAATAAGCCTCAAATGATAAATCTTATAAAAGCTGGTGCTTTTGATGAATTTGGCGATAGAGAGAGCTTAATGCGATATTATGTCTCAGAAATTAGTGATACGAAAAAGCGGATAACTCTCCAAAATATGAAGATGTTGATTAATTTTGGTTTGATTCCTGATGAGTACGACCTTCAAAGACGAGTCTTTAATTTCAATAAATATCTAAAGAAGATGAAGATAGGGACTCAATATTATGGATTAGATAACATTGCAATGAGCTTTTACGAAAAGAACTTCGATGTTGACTTTCTAGAACCTTATGATACTGAAAGCGGATTTGCGATTCTTCAAACCAAGTGGGATAAAATTTATAAGGCTCAGATGGATATTATTCGTCCTTTCATAAAAGATAATAACCAATTATTACTAAATGATGTAAATAATAGGCTAATGTCTGATGTTTGGAATAAATACTGTCTTGGTTCTATTAGTAAATGGGAGATGGATAGTGTTTCTTGTTATTTCCATCAGCATGAACTTCAAGATGTTAATTATCGGCTATGCGGTTTTTCAAATTTCTTTGAACTAAACGAACAGCCTGAAATTAATAGAATAATTGAAATAAAAGGAAAGAAAATCCCACTTTTCAAGATTCATCGCATTTGTGGTACTGTCCTTGATAGAGATAAGAGTAAAAAAATGGTAACGGTTTTGACTAGAGAGGGCGTTGTGAATGTAAGAGTTTTTGGTGAAGTTTTTTCTTATTATGACAAGCAAATTAGCGAACGAGGCGCCGATGGCAAAAAACACGTCATTGAGAAAAGTATCTTCAGTAGAGGAAACAAAATCATTATCACAGGCATCAGAAGAGAGAACGAATTTGTCATGAAAAAGTACAAAAATACTCCTTATCATGGCATTGAGCTAATCACAAAAATAAATGAAGATGGCACAGTAGAAAGTCAGGGGAGGACCGAACAGTAATGGGAATAATTGGGGTACATGATTACGATTTCTTTACTTACCAAAATGTCCTCCCCAATCTTGAGTGCGCGAAGCTTTGTGCTTATCATAAGAAAAAAAGAGAAATTTCTGTTCTGGCACCAGAGTTGGCGCCAGAACGCTTCTCTACTCTTTATGTAAGAAAAGATTATGATGATGGAATTTATCCACGAGAATTATTTGATGATAAGATAATTCTTGGAGGACGTGCAATACAACCAGGTCCATATAAACCTCTTCCTCTTGAAATTGAACAAACCATTCCTGATTTTTCAATCTATGAGCGTCATTCTCCTAATTTTTGTCGTATAAAAGATGACGCCCGTCTATTCAAGAGAATTTTATGGAGCGCGCATATTCGTCTTTCAATTGATGGGAAAAATATAGACCCTTGGCTAAAAAAAGAGGACTATATGTTTCAAAATACAAGATGCCTCATTCTTCATGATTACGATGTAGGTGCCATTGATGGTGCTTATGATTTCATAAAAGAGTGGTTGTATTCTCGAAATAATTTGAACAGCAATACTGTAAAACCATATTCGCTTGGAACTAAATTTCCTATACAAGTATCTTCAGAGGAAGAACTACTAAAATGGTTACGGCTACCTATTATGGAAGATGTTTTTGGAATACAATATAATAATTTTATGGATGACGTCTTATGTGACAAAATGAGATATTTATGGGATTTAGGAACAAGTCAAATGTCTTATAAAGTTGACGAGGGATGCAAGGATGAGAATGACTTTTTAATGAATCGTTTACCCTTAATTATTCCTCAAGTTCTATTTTTCCATAGACATTGGATAAAAATTTCACTTGTATATGATGACACACTAATCACAACTCCTGAATTACAAAATCTTTTTGAGGTCTTGAATTGGTTTATAAGGTCAAAATACTATAATTATAAAGCAGATAGAATTGTTGATTATTGCAAATGGATAGCTAAACATCAAGACCCTTGGAAATGCTGGCGAGCAAAATATCAACGAAGGTGGCCTTCTACACAAGAAGCCAGAGATGCTTTTCAATATGTTAGATTCAATAACTATGAAGCCTTTAGAATGTTTTATGAATGGAGAAAAGTAATTTTTGATGGGAGGAAAATTATAAATGACTCAAATTGAAATTCGAAAAGCTATTGATTTGAATAATCAACTTATCAATACGCTTCTCACGCCTAATCAGTTCACTCTAAATAATGAGGTCGCGCGCCTTTTGCGAGAGAATAAAAACTATCAATCTCAATGCCAACATCATTTTGTTGGAGGATATTGTGAATTTTGTGACATGGAGGAGAGCTAATGACAGTAGAACAATGGCTAGGAAAAGATAATAGCTTGGGTATAGATATATGGAATCGAAAGTATAAAAAGAATAACGAAACTTTTGACGAATGGCTAGATAGAGTTAGTGGAAATAACGAAGCAATAAAAGAACTAATTATTGAAAAAAAATTCATTCCCGGCGGACGAATTCTTAGCAATCGGGGAATCACTGATACACGAGTAACTTATAGTAATTGTTATGTTATTACTCCTCCAGAAGATAATATTGAATCTATTTTTGAAAGTCGTAAGAAACTAGCTAGAACCTATTCTTATGGTGGTGGTTGTGGAATTGACCTTTCTAAATTAGCTCCCGCAGGCGCAAAGGTTCATAATCAAGCAGAACAAACTACCGGCGCAGTAAGTTTTATGCAAGGATATAGTCAAACGACTGAAGAGATTGGTCAAGCTGGCCGGCGCGGAGCATTGATGATTAGTTTGGACTGTCATCATCCTGACCTTTTGGACTTTATTGATGCAAAGACTTCTCCGGATGCTGTTACTAAAGCAAACATTTCTGTTCGAGTAACTGATGATTTTATGGAAGCCGTAATCAATGACGAGAATTGGGTCATGTCTTTTACTCGTCCAGAAACTGGAGAGACCATTACAAAAAGTGCTAAGGCTAGGGATATTTTTGAAAAACTATGTAAAAATAATTGGGATTGGGGAGAACCTGGAATTCTATTCTGGGATAATATTAAAGAATATAATCTACTTGAGTTTGACGATACTTTTGAATATGCAGGAGTCAACCCCTGCGCGGAGGAGCCTCTTCCTGCGGGAGGGTCTTGTCTCTTGTCAAGTATAAATCTCTCTGCTTTTGTAAAAGATAAAGAGTTTGATTTTGATGATTTTAGTGAAACGGTAGCTAATGGTGTCATCTATCTAAACGAAGTACTGGAAGAAGGACTTTCTTTGCATCCCTTAGAAGAACAAAGGCAATCAGTAGCAGATTGGCGTCAAATAGGTCTTGGAATTATGGGGCTGGCTGATATGCTTATAAAAATGGAGCTTCCTTATGATTCAGAACAGGCCCGACAGTTATGTGAAGAAATTGGCTTAGTAATGGCCGACCAGGCTTTATATACTTCAGCTTTTCTTGCCGGACACGCTGGCTCTTATAACAATTATAAATCTTGTGTCCAAAAAAGTGAGTTCCTAAAAAATAATACTTGCGAAAGTACAAGAGAAGCGATAGAGGCTTATGGTCTTCGTAATAGTCAATTGCTGACAATCGCGCCGACTGGTACTATTTCTACAATGTTAGGAATTAGTGGAGGGATTGAACCAATTTTTGCTAATTCCTATACTCGAAAAACTGAATCTCTTCATGGTCATGATGAATATTATAAGGTATATACTCCAATTGTAAAAGAATATATGGATGAACATGGAATAAAAGATGAAACTGAACTTCCTAATTGGTTTTGTACTTCATCGACAATTTCTCCTCTAAATAGAGTGCTAATGCAAGGAGTATGGCAAAAACACATTGACGCTTCTATTAGTAGCACCGTAAATCTTCCAGAAGAAGCAACTATTAAGGATGTTGAAGAGATTTATCTAAATGCCTGGACAGAAAGACTAAAGGGTATTACTGTTTTTAGAAATGGCTGTAAGCGACTTGGGATTCTAACAACTAACAACTCTCAAGAAAAAGAAGAGGAAAAAGGTCTATCTCGTGGAGAAATCATTAGCTGTTCTGATAATCTAATTGGAATGAAACGACGTTTAACTACTGGTTGTGGTTCTCTCCATTGTACTGCCTGGTTTGACCCGCATACTGGTGACTTGATGGAGATTTATCTAAATAAAGGAAGTGCTGGCGGATGTGCTAACTTTATGGTTGGTCTTTCTCGAATGATTTCTCTAGCTTGTCGTGGCGGTGTAAAAATTGAAGATATTGCTGACCAGCTTCAAAGCACTGGCGTCTGTCCAAGTTATGCCTCCCGGACTGCCACAAAGCATGATACCTCAAAAGGCGCCTGTTGTCCTATGGCAGTAGGCAATGCTCTTATGGAAATGTGGAAGGAGATGAAAGAAAGAATTGAAAAAGGAAATTCAATTATTGCCTTGGCAAATTCCAATTCTCAAACACTAGGCTCTGAGAGCATACCCTCATCCAATCCAGAGACCGATAATGGCGCAAAATGTCCAGGGTGCGGTTCTGAGCTTATACAAGAGGGCGGATGCGTCATATGTAAATCTTGTGGTTGGAGTAGATGTGGATAAGGAGAATTAGTTATGGAAATGACAGTTTCAAAAGAGCGTTTTCAAAAAATTTCAAAAGTTATTGAAAATTTTGATAGCGAAGAAATTAGTTTTAGTTTTTTGATTGGTTCTCTTTTTCCCGATGCTTGGAAGAACATTCAACAAGCCCTAAAAGATGAACATATGAGAGGCTATTTAGAAGCAAAGGAGGAAGAAAGTTGAGTTCTTTAGATCCAATAGTTTATAATTTTGTAAATGACCATTCTCCAACGGTAGCTAATCTAATTAGAATTGAAGCAGAACGCCAACAAAAAAATATCGAGCTCATCGCTAGTGAAAACTATCCTAGTGATGCAGTTCGAGCTACTATGGCTTCTTGTCTTACAGCTAAATACGCTGAGGGATATCCTGAATGTTCACGATATTCTGGACGTCAAGGACGCTATTATGGTGGATGTCAAGTAGTAGACCAAATAGAAGAATATTGCTGTAATAAGTGGAGAGAAGTTTTCAATACTGACTATCATGTAAATGTCCAGCCTCATAGTGGAACTCAAGCTAATATTTCGGCATATATGGCAGTTCTAAAACCAGGAGATACAATTCTTTCCATGTCCTTGGCGAATGGAGGCCACTTATCACATTGCTCTCCTGTCAATATTAGTGGTAAAATTTTCAATCATATTGAGTATGGAGTAGATAAAAATGGATTTATTGATTATAAGGATTTTGAACAAAAAATTCGTTTTTACCATCCACAACTAGTCTTAGCTGGCGCAAGTGCCTATAGTCGCATTATTGATTTCAAGAGAATGAAAGAAATAATTGATGTGATTCAACTTGAAGGGATGATTGAAAGAAATGATAATTATCGACCATATTTTATGGTTGACATGGCACATATTGCAGGATTGATAGCCAGTGGATGTCATCCTTCTCCTTTTGGTTTGGCTGATATTATTACTACTACTGTTCATAAGACTCTGCGCGGGCCACGTGGCGGACTAATCTTTTGTAAGCCAGAACTAGCGAAGAAGGTAGACGGCGCGGTCTTCCCGGGTAATCAGGGAGGGCCTTTGATGCACGTCATTGCAGGAAAAGCAGTCTGCGCTGAAGAGGCCCTAACTCCTGAATTTAGAGATTATGCTAAGCAAGTAGTTTTGAATTCCAAAGCAATGTGCAACGAATTTCAGAGCCTTGGATATAAAATTGTAAGTGGAGGAACAGATAATCACCTATTCCTAATTGATCTCACTTATAACTATCCTAATCTTACAGGGCGCGAAGTTCAAGAAGAACTTGATAAGCATAATATTACTCTAAATAAGAATTGTATCCCTAATGAAAATCGAAGTCCGATGGAGACTTCTGGTTTACGAATTGGAACACCAGCTATGACTACAAAAGGGTGGACATCGGTTGAATTTAGAGAGTGCGCGCGCCGAATAGACCAAATTATAAAAGAGTTGGATAAAAGGAAAAATTTGAAAAAAGAATAATTTTATGATATACTTATTATAGTAAAAAGAAAAGGATGCGTTGATAGAATGACCCACAGAGAAAAAAGTTTCTTCAATATCGCTAAACAAATGTGTCGGCTTTCTAATTTTGATAGAGCAAGAGTCGGCGCAGTAGTTGTTAGTGGAAAAAGAATTTTATCTGCTTCTTGCAACTCTACAAAAACTCGTCCTCTTCAATTTTACTATAATAAGTATCGTAATTTTGAAGATTATAAAAATTCCAATTCTTGTGAACACGCGGAAATTTCTGCTCTATCTCCTTTAATTGGAAAAGAGATAGAATGGGATAAAGTTTCCATTTTTACTTTTAGAGAACGTAAAACAGGAGAAAGGGCTTGTAGCAAACCTTGTCCTGCTTGTAGTAAGCTTATAAAAAATTTGGGAATCAAGAATGTTTATTATATAGATGAAGATGGAGATTTTGTAAAGGAGAGATATATTTGAAGATTGAAAATACTGAAGTGTATGGCCTTGAACGAGCAATTAAAACTGCTAAATATCCAAAGGCTGTCAATATTGAAAATTTGAATAGTGAGCTTACTCCTGGTATTAGGAATTGTCTTACTTGCCCGACTGGTCAAGGACATGATAATGCTCTAAAAGGAATTATTGTCCAATTTGATTTAACAATTAGTCAAAATGCTTGGATGCAAGCGGAACGGTATCATTGGATGGAGCCCATTTCAAGCCAAAGCAAAATGCATAAGGTTTTAAAATTTTCTCTAACTAAACAATGTAATGTTTATGTTGATAGAAGAATTATTGATATTTGTCAGGAAAAAATTGATGAATATAATAGATTATCTTCTTTAGAGAAAAAAACAGAAGAAACTCATAAACTTATGAATGAAAAGTATCTTGAAATTCTTTATAATATTCCAATGGGTTTTGAGCTAACAGCCGGAATGACAACAAACTATCAACAACTAAAAACAATTTATCAACAACGACGTCATCATCGCCTACCTGATTGGCAGATGATTTGTGATTGGATTGAGACACTACCAAGATTTATGGAATTGACACAAAAGGAGAATTGATATGACAAAAATTAGAGTATTTCCTCATAACGAAAAGGGTAAGATAGAATTTACGAAAGAAGAGCTTCAAAAACTACTGAATGAGGTTTATAATGAAGGTAAAATAGATAGCTATACTATTTATTATGGTTCTAATATTACAACTACACCTAACTGTTATTCTACAATTACTACAAGCAATTCATCAACATCAATTGATAAAAATAATCTTGATTCTCTAAATATTGATGTAAAAGACTAAGGAGAATATATGAGAACTTATAAAGAAAAAACAGAAATTATCTGTTTTACTGAAGAAGAAGCCAAGCAAGTAATTGAAAATTATCGAAAAGATGCTTGTGAAAAAGGATTTACTATTGGTTCAGCAGGATACACCTATAAAACGAAAAAGGCCAAAGGTGAGATTATCGGTGAGCTATGGTTAGTCAAGATAACTGAAATTTTTGGAGAGCTATGGGAGGAATTAGATGGCTGAGATATTTGATTTTTCTACTCAAGAGGAAATTACTAAAGAAGATGTCCATCAACTATCTTCTCTAATGGGAGAGCTTTCTGGCAAAGAAGATACACTTGAAGCAATTGGGGGATTACTAGACCTCCCCGAAGATAAATTCACTTTGTTAGCTCCTGGAGTTTTGGATAGCTACTTACGGAGTTTGAATAATGCAAATACTCGTTTGTTCCTTGCCCAAGCGATAAATGCTAATGGCGCCACTGTCGAAGATATGGTTCAAAATTTTGTCCAATTAGGTCAAAAGATTGATACACTAAAAGGCTTCTCTGCTCAAAAGAAAGATTTCCTGAAGCAACTAGCTAATGGGCTAGCCAACTGTATCAGTGAAACTCAAGGAGTTGCTAAGAAATACATCCAAATTCCTTATGAGAAATGCCGAAAAGGGGCCCGGATGCCTGAATATGCGCATATAGATGATAGTGGAATGGACTTGTATGCACTACAAGATTATACTATCCATCCCGGAGAGACAAAATTAATTCCTACTGGCTTAAAGTTTGCTATTCCTAATGGTTATGAGTTACAGATTCGTCCTAAGAGTGGTCGTTGTCTAAAGACAAAGTTAAGAGTCGCGAATACCCCCGCAACTATTGATGCTGGGTTCCGTGGAGAAGTCTGTGTTATTGTTGAAAATGTGGAAGCACCTATTCAAGATATTACTTATGAATTCGATAATAATGGCCATCCTATTATTACTTCTATCCTACATGGCACGGACCATTACATTCATAAGGGTGAGAAATTTGCCCAGTTAGTCCTCGCTGAAGTTCCCAAAGCTAATTTCTATCTGGTAGATAAAGTTATGAAAGATACAGAAAGGGCTGATGGAGGCTTCGGTTCTACTGGGCTAAAATAATAGGAAGTGGGTGAAATTGGCAAAAATTCAAATAGAAGATATAAAAGCAGAATTGTCTAAAGATGGGTGGAATTTAATTTCTACTGAGTATCATAATTTAGACGAAATTCTCGAATATACCTGTAATGAAGGACACCATGTTTTCGCTCCTTGGAAAAAAATTCGTACTCGGCGCGATTGCCCTTTGTGTAAAGAAAATCCACTAGTCTCTTCAACTTTGAAAACTATTCCTAAAAAGAAAGACACTTTTCGGGTATTGGGATTAGACCAAGCAACAAAAGTTTCTGGCTTTTCAATCTATGATGATAAAAAGCTTATCAAATATGGCATTTTTAGTGCCCCCGTTGATTTAGAAGAAATTGCTAGAGACCACATCATAAAAGAATGGTTAGTTTCAATTATAAAAACTTTTGGTATAGATTTTGTCGGAATTGAGGGTATTCAGTATCAAGAAAAGATGGGCGTGACTACTTTTGAGACTCTGGCGCGACTTCAAGGAATTCTGATGGAAACCTGTTTTGATTTAGGAGTTCCCTTCAAAATTGCTCCAACAAATACCTGGCGCGCGCATTGTGGGGTAAAGGGGCGCTCAAGGTCTGATAAAAAGCGTTCAATGCGCCAACTGGCAAAGGATTGGTTTGATGTAAGTCTTACTGAAGATGAAGCTGACGCTGTTGGAATCGGAAAATATATAAGTGAAACTTGTTATAAAAAAGTTGAAGTCGTAAATTGGGAATAAAAGAGAGGAGAGCAATAAAGCCCTTCTCTCTTATAATTAGGAATATTTCTTTATTTTTCGTTCAATATCATCATACCAATGCTGGAACATTTCATGGGTTTCATGCCACATACACCCTGAGACAGTTTCTTTATCTACATTCTTTTCTTTAGAAGCCTCGTTTTCAAATAATTTGTGAAAATTCATGAAATGTTCTAGTCGGTATTGAGCGTATTTTGCGATTTCATCTGCTAACGCTTTATCTTCTTCGTGTTTACTGATTTCGCAAGCATAGTCAATCATCATTTCTGCATCTTTTAGGTCGTCGTTCATTCCCTTATATAGTGCTTTGAATTTTACCATAATTGTGCCTCCTTATGCTATTTTAGTTATTACAATATTTACATTAGTAAAAGTCGCAGCTAAACCAGCATTGTTGAAGGTTAGGTTAGTGGTATTATTTACGGCACAACAAGAAGGTTTTACTTGGATGAGTTTAGAGAATGCTAAGCTACGCACATCAGTTGTTGAAGCGGAAGAAACACTAGCAGTTGCTCCAGGAACCAAAGTTCCATTATTCAACATGGAGACAATTATTGTACCCGCAGTTGCTCCAGTAATAGCACCAGTCCCATTGAATGTTATAAAGTAGAAACCAGGCTTGTTTAGTGAGAAAGTGGTACTACCGGCGCTGTGAGTTACGGTACATCCAGTTTGGATACTGTTTATAGCAAAGGAGATATTGCCTCCAGCCACAACCTCTTGAGAAGTATTTGAATAGCTATCAATCATTTTTATTTACCTCCGATACGGATATGTATTCACGGTAAAAAGCTTAAATTCCACAACCGCAACCATTATTATAGTTATGGTTGCTTCCCCAAGGGTTACAGGTAACATATGCAGGAACAGGACATGGTCTAATCTGGCCTACAATATTATTAGTCTGCGCGATTTGAGATAGCTGGAAGTCACGGGCCTGGACCTCTCGATCCTTTTCAGTTAATTTATCTCGTAGTTCCTGCATAGTATTGCTATTGATTAGAGCGCGAGTGGCTTCACCTTCAGCATGAATAGCGGTTGTGATTTCGCAGGTATTACGATAACCTTCGGCAGAAAGGTCTTTAATACCACCCTTAATTTCACAGCAACAATTTTGTTGAGCAAAACGGTTCTCAGCTAGCGCGCCCTGGACGCCATAGAAGCCATCTTTCATAGTGCCTTGATTACCATAGAAGCCATCTTTCAATCCATTATTGACAGCATAAAAACCATCACAGAGTTCATTTGTAATTCCACGGAGCTGACTATTGATGTCTTGGTTATTAAATCCTTCAAACATATCTGAGCGAGTTAGCGCACCCTGTAAGGCATTGCTGTCACGATTTCCGAATAGACCTCCATTACCTCCAAGTAATACAAGCCAGACAAGATAGATAAAGGGGTTGTTCCATGCATTACTCATTCCATCTTGGTCGCGAGTTAGAGCTAGGATATCACCTACTGATAGTCCTTCATTCATCATTTTTATTCCTCCATTTATTTATTATAACTTATGCCCCGGACGCAAAAGTTATTTTAAACTTAATATAAAGTTGAGACCTTGTTCGATTTGGTCTTCGGGTATTCCTTGCAAACGAGCCCGTTGAACTAATTGGACAAGGTTTTCTTTTGTTAAATTCGGTATCATTTGTTTCATCTTTTCAGGATCAATTGGAGGAGTTATTTGAGTCGGAGTTTGAGTTTGATTGTGGCCCATATTCATTAAAGCTGATAACATATTAGAGTTCATTTTTTAACTTGCCTCCTCCGCCTAATAGTTTTTTGATTTCTTCAATTTGACCTTCAAGTCTTTCTAGTCTTGAAGAAACTTCATCATTTTGTAAGTTTTGTTTCGTTTCACAAGGAGTGATTGTATATACCATCAAAGATGGAGCGCCATTGACCATAGCTTTTATATACATAAGATTTTCACTTGGACAGATGCCAACTGAAATACCACCACTAACGGGTATATTAGCAATTTCCATTGAGTTATTTAGGGTATAAACATTTCCTTGAGGTTGTGGGAACATTTGAGTTCCCTGATATGAATTTGTAGCATATGGATTATATCCTGCCATTTTATCCCTCCTTTTTCTCCTCTATTTATAAGCGAATAAAAGAATCTTACTCCAAAATAAAAAGAGCCCGCTTTCGATAAGTTCTAATAACAAATCGAAAACGGGCTTGGGTCTTTATTTACTTTTCGCAAATAAATGGTAGTAATACTGAAATTTCATCGAGAGAAATTTTTATAGTTTCTAAGCTATCTAAAGAAATAAAATAATCTGGAATTTCTAATTCTAAATTTTGAAGCTCGCTTAACTCCTTAGAACACTCATCTATCTTATCTTTTTGAATTGAAACAGTTCCATTTTCAGAGGTAATGATTTCTCCATTAGAATCTTTCTCACCATAGTTTTTTAAAATTTCTAAAAGTTTTTCTTGATAAAAATTTGCTTCCTCATGAGCGCATGAGAAAATCTTTGAAAGACGATAAGTAACTTTTATTGGAAGTTTTTGTGCAGAAAGCTTATCTTCTATAGCCAGCACGTTTATTAAATTATATAAACTAATTTTCATTTTTTCCCCTCCTTTTCTTTTATTATAATTCATTCTAAAGAAAAAGTCAAATTTAAATAGTAATTTCTCCGCAATCAATTATCAAATTTAAAAAAGTCCCTTTTGTTAAATCAAAGGCTACTGTAGGAATACTCTCAGTAGGAGGAATTAAATAAATTTTATCTCTAGTTTTATAAGGAGAAATTTCTAAAACAGAATCTGTTTTGTTTGGGAAAGTATTTAATCCTAAGTTATTTTGTCTATAAGAAATTGTTGGAGCCAAAGAATAAATTAAAATAGAATTAGAAGTGGCACTTTTTGTTAATTGAACCTTTACCGTCCCAAAAGTTACAGTTAAGGTAGTTTCTGTCTGCAACGAAACCTCTTTAAAAGTTTCGTGTTCTCCCATCGGACTTCCAGAATATACTATATTGGTTTTTTCCCAAGCTTCAGAAGGCAGTTCTGTCTTTTCTTTCTCTACTCCAATAGCGTATACTTTTTTTACCTCTGGTAGAGGGGAGGATAATGTTTCATATCCTTCTGTAATTTTATAAACTAAAGAATAGCCAGTTCCTTTTGAATACTCTCCTTTGATAAAAGAAATTTCCGATGGTATATATTTAATTCTTTCATAGCTTTGAGAATCAAATATAAAAGTTTGATTTGTTACTCTAATTAAAAGACGAAAAACACAGTTTTCTCCTGAGCTGATTTCTTGAACTGTCGGAGTAGTAATTGATAATTTTATTGACATTGGAGACTTGTGTCCTACAACCAAATTCTGAGTTTCAATTGTTTGCCAATCATTTAAATAGTCAATAAAATTTCCAGAACCTCTTTTTATCTGAATCATATAGTCAAAAGAATTGCCATTGTAAATAGATATAAGTGGTTCAAAGTTTAATTTAATTCCTTCGCAGATTCTATCTCCATTAGAAAAATTAAAGGAATTAGAACCATAAATTCCTTTTGAAATTGAAAAATTAGAAACATTAATAGGTTCATCATAATCTAAAATTAATGGGTAGCTATTCGAAAAATTCTGTCCAAAAAGATTTGTAATAATAACTTGCAAGGAACAAGAAATTTTCCCGCTTCGAGAAGGAGGAATAAGATTTTTAATTTTTTCATAAAAACCTTTTCCAGAAAAATTAAATTTAACGGCAACACTATCGTTATTTCCCTCTTCCCATTCTACAGATTCTTTTATCTCATTATAAATTATTGAATTAAAAACTAATTTTATGTCTGCTCCATTTTTGTTTAAATCTTTTTCAGCGTAAAAAGCCTCTAAGGTTTTTTCTGTACTAAGATAAAAGGGAGAGAGAGAAAAACTATCTTCAGATGAAAAAGGTTTTATAGTTCTCTTTAAAGTATCATTTACAAACTTAATTTCTTGAGCACGTATTAAATTTCCTAAAGAAGTTATTGATTCTTCTTGACTTAAAACGTTTGAAAATGAAACAGTCTCGCCATTTGAAAAAGAGGCAGTACTAAAAGTTACATCCCACCACATTTGTTTTTCACTTTTATCTTTTGTAATATTAATAAAATTATTAGAAAGATTAGAAGTAAAAGTCCCATTGTAATAATAGCTATCATAATCATATACAAAACGAACCTTATCATAAAAATGTCCTTTGGTTGTTCCAACTATATCTGAAAGAGCAAATTGATTGTATGTAGTCAAAAAACTTGGAGGAGCGGATATCATAATTATGTTGGTAGTATGAATAGATTCGGATGAATCTTCTATTCCGTCATTAAAAATAGCATAAAATTCTAGAGAGACATTAGAAAGAAAACCGCAATTTCTAAGATTTAAATTTTTTTGGGTTGAGGTCGAAGCTATTGAATAAGAAGTAACTAAATTATCTGAATTTTCTCCTTTTTGATACAATTTAATGGTTCCAGAAGATTTATTCGTTGTAAAAGAAAAATTTAAACTTTCATAGTAGTTATCTTGTAAAACTCCATTTTTATAAACTGTTGTTTTGGTTGAATTACTACTATTAAAAGAAAGAGCTACTGTTGGAGCGATATTTTTTAAAATTTGTACTTCGATATAATTTTTACTATATTCTTTTCCATCATAAGTCTTAAAATAATAAGTTGCTCCACTAGGTAAGAGGGTCGAGTCAGATGTAAATTTTTGATAATTAGAATTGGCTGAAGTACTATAATAAACAGATGTAGTAGTATATCCTTGATTTGGGGTTTTGGTCCCAGGGGTTATAGTTAAAGTGGCCCCGGTAGAATTTGAACTAATTGTTTTTTCCCGGACTGGAGAAGTTGGAGCAGGGGGCAGTACATTTAGTACTGCCCTATTGCTATAAGCCATAGAAGTTGTATTATATTGACTTTTTGTTACTATTCCTATATAGAAAAAATATCCACGATATTTATCAAAAAAACTTTGATATTCAGGAGATGAAAAAGTAACACTAGTAGATGTAGTAGAAATTTTATAATCATATCGTGAAGTCGAGGGATAGGTTCCAGAGGCTGAGCCCCATAAATAAACATCATAACCAATTATAGGATTATTAGTTCCTCCACTACCTTTGGTCCAAGTTACTTCTAGTCCGTCTTTTGGGGTAAAAACAGAAGGAATTAGAATATTAGATGCTGAAGAACAATTTGTCCAAAGAAGAGCATCCGTTATAACAGTCCCACTTCGCGAAAAGTTCATATAGTTTGAATCATAGGAACTGTCATTTAATCCAGTAAAAGTAATTGTCTGTGAAGTTCCACCAGCTGTACTTGGAACATCTAAAGAGAAGGTCAAAGTATGTACGGTTGTCCCTGTCGTTGAATCACTATAATTTCGCATAATTTGCCAACCGCTGGAAGAATTTTCACAGGTCGCTTTTATTTTGAGAAAATAGCCACTATAAAGATAAGAATCACTATATTTTAAATTCCACTTTACTGTAAAAGTATAGCGCATAGTAGCGTTACTGATTCTTTTTTTAGAATAATCTATATTAAAAATAATATTGGGGCGACCGTTGCTATAGGTAAAAGATAACCAACTCATTTATTTTCCTCCTTTTACTCAGATATGTATAAGTCATATCCATTATCTACCTTTCTATATTCTAGAAATCTAGAAAATCTAACATCGTTAAAAACTTCTAAGTCTTTTAACGCTTTAACTGACTGATTAGAAATAGAAAGAAGTGTTTCAGTTCCGATAGTTCCTTGGATTTCATCCTTTCCAAAAAAGAGGCTAGAGATAATTTTCTCTTCTTCTAGGCTTTTGGTTATTCTTTGAAGAGTAAAATCTGAAAGTTCCAAATAACTATTTTCTTGAGGTACAGTCTTGAAAGCTATTTTTAACTTAGAATCTTCTTCATTTAAACTAATAAATTCAGTATTTCTAAATTTTAAACCGTTTTTATTAATTTGAAGAGTGACTTTCTCTTCTTCTCCTGTAAGAACCTTATCTCCTTCAAAAAAGGTAATTCCTTTCTCATTTCCAGTATTATAAATACTTAAAGCTGAAGAAGTATCATTTTCATATCCATGAATTCTTGCAGTATAGATATCTCCACCATAAATTGAGCTATCGGTAAAAATTGAATTAGAGAATTTTCCTTGTGAAGCATATAAATTACCGTAATCTGTTACTTGGAAGGGCGCTTCTTGAATTGAAGTATCTTTTTCATTCTCTGCTCCTGCCCAAAAAACAATTTTTTCAAAATCACCAAATTTCTTAGAAGCTACACCGGTAGTAGTATTTACTCCCGCATAAGTTGAATTAGAAACCCCTTTAACTTTTGTTGTCAAGGTCCCATTTAAATAAACATTGTCTCCAATGAGGCCATATCCTTTATATCTTCCACTTAAATCTATACTTGATAAATCGCCAATAAAAAGACCTGGTTCATCAGGATAAACAACTTCTCCATCAATTAATTTTGGTGAAATTAAAGTTATTCCTTTTGGTTTAAGATTAAACTGAGCAACACTAGATGAATTTATTCCTATTAAAAGACTATCAACTAATTCTCCTTCTTTAAAACCATAAAGAGTTGTGAGAGTATAAGTGATTTGTGGGTTAATAATATCTTCTTCATTGTAGCTCTTAGAAAAACAAAGTCCAACTTTTTTGAAAGAATCTCCTAATTCTTCAACTATTTCAACATTAGCTTCATATTTTTGAAGCAAAACTTGGGTTCCTTGTTCTAATTCTAAATTGCTATTTTTATCTAAAAGATAATAATAAATATTTTTTCCTTCTGTTACTTGAGTTGAATCATAGGAGCAAGTGCCCGAAGGTTTAAAAATCATTATACCTCCGGCGCTCTGAGTAGAAGAATTTGAAAAAACAACATTTTCAATTGTTCCGCCTTGAGCAATTACATTTTTAAAAGTTGCAGTATCTGGTGTAATTGCCCATTTTGTTGATCGAATACTAGGCCCTTCAGCAGAGCCATCAATTATAATGTCACCAATCTCAAAAAGACCATTAGTTTTTAATTCTAAATTTCCAGCTTTTAAAAATACATCTGAATATTTTTCTGGATTATAAATATATGCTTCTGGTTTTCCGACCCCAGAAGAAAGAACAATTTTATCAACAATTTTAGCACCAGAACCTAATTCAATATTAGTTGTTTTTATTTTCCCTTCTGTTCCAAAGAGAATCAGAGGACTGTTATTTATATCATCCTCATAATATCCTTTTTCTTTTGGATTTATTTCTACAGAATTTTCATTAGAAAAAATAACTTCAACATATTCTCCATTTTCAAGTGCATAATATTTTTTATTAATATCTCTGGAAGTATCTTCAGATAACTTGTATATTTCTTTATATAAATAATCCGAAGAGATTTTAAATCCTCCAATTTTTCCTGAACTGGCAAGTAAACCTCCAGAAAATGTACCTGATGCGGCGCTAATATCACCTGAAAAAGTTCCAGTAGCACCCTGCAGTTCTCCCGAAAAAATCAAATCCCCATTAGAAAGTGCTCCTAATGACAAGTCTCCATTATTATTTCTAACTTCTAAACCGGTTCCTTTAATTACTAATTTATCTTCTCTTATTTCTGCAATTGGCTCACGGGTAAAATCACCATTAATTTCTAAGCCTCCAATGCGTCCACTAGAAGCAAATATTTTTCCAGAAAAAGTTCCTGTTGAACCAGTAATATCTCCTGAAAAACTACCAGTAGTTGCTTTTATAGAGCCATCTTCATATACTATAAAATTATTGTTGGCATTAAAAACTTGATTTAATTGACCAACTGAAGTTTCAATATTTCCAATTTTAATATCATAATTATATTTTTCAAAATAACCATTTTCTGATGGATTTCCATAAGGGGTGATAACTTTAATATAAGTATTATTTTCTTTATCTAATTGATAATAAGTTTTGGTATCGTCTACTATTGTATCAGTGGAAAGAACATATGTCTCAGTTGTGTTATAAATATTTAAACTATCTTTTAACCAAAGTTTTCCATTATCATCAGTTTCAAGGGAAATAATATTGTTCTTATCTTTAATTCTTAATCCATATTGACTTTCACTAAGTTTTCCTATTTTAATTCTTTCAATTTCATCTGTCTTTACTAAAATATTATTTTCGCTAGAAATTTCAACTATTCCATTCTCTTCTTCTGATTTTAAAAAGAATCCATTTCTAATTAAACCGAAAAAAGCATTTTCTTTTACTTCATCTAAACTTTTTGGATTTAAAGGAGTATTGCTGCCACTTTGGTTTACCCCATAAATACCAAACTGGTCAAAACGAATATAATTATTATCGACAATGCCAACCAAGGTGTCGTTTTCATATACCGCTTCAAAGGCATTTAGACCATATTTGTCCCATCTAAAAGTTGGAAATTGACCATCTAAAATAGAAATGTTCTCAGTATTAATGGAACCAGAAGTTAAATATTGAGTTGAAACTCCTTCTCCTCTTACTGCATTTTTCCAAGTTACACCGCCATCTACTGAGATAAATAATCCTCCAGAAGTCAATTTGGTCTTCTTTGACGGGTCTGTTGTATCACTTAAAGTTAAACCTGTTGAATCTTGAAAAATCGCTTCATTCTGAGATTTAAAAACTAATTCATTATTTATATTTATACTATTTTGAAGAGTTTCACTATTTATAACTCCCTTCCCCTCAATAGCATTCGAGGCCCTGTTATATTCACCAGTTGAGTATTGAAGAGATTGAGTTGTTGAGGTTATACGTTGAAATAAATCTTCAAATTGAGTTTTATAATTTTGAACAGTAAAAGTATCTTTTTCTGGACTATCAAAATTAATAGTTTTTTCACTTATAAGAATTCGTTCACGGTATGGCGTTTTCCATCCATTCTTTCCAATTACATACCCAAAGAACTCTGTATCTTCAATGTAGGATATATCTCCAACATTAAAGATTTTTCCTGCAAATTCAGGAAGAGCATTGAGTCGAATTACCGAAATATTATAAGAAACTTTTGGTCGAGAACTCGTATATGCTACGCTTTTTGCATCAAGATAATATAAATTTTCATCTATATAATCTTGAGAAGTCCATGTTCCTTCCTGAATAAAGCGAGAAAATCTTTTATAAAAATTTTCTTCAAGATTTTTTTTCTTATCGAGAATTTTCTTGTTTTTTTCTTCTTCTGTATCAATAAAAGAAGTAAGATTGGATACGCTTCTTTCAATTAAGAATAAAGAATTTTTATAATTTTCTAAATTATGCTCAGCAGTGGTTAATGTTGTTAATAAATTTATCGCTTTTTCATTATCTTGATGATTAGAAATGTACGCTAAAACTTTTTCAATATTATAATTTTTTAAACCAGCAAGCTGCGCTAATTGACTTCTCAAACTTATTATCTCTTCTTGAGCAGATGAGACATATTGATCATAAACTGTTTGTAAGCTTGTTTGCTTCGATAATTCGATTTTTCTTGCTGCAATTTTTTGCACACGAGCATTATACTCAGTATTTAGTTGTTTTAGTTGGATATAAAAACCGGATGTTCCATCTTCAGGCAAATAAAAATACTTATTTAATTCTCCACTATTTAGAAGTCCTTGAGAAATATAATATCCAAAATCGTAAATATAATTTTCTCCTGTTTCACTATATAAACTTTTAGCTATTTCACAGATTCCTTCTTCAGCGTGTTCATTTATATTCGGAGAAACAATTACTTTTGTAGTAATTTGATTGCTATCAATTGAACGAGAAATGGTTTTTAAGTCAATTCCATACTTAAAACCATATCCTAATTCATTTCCAATCTTTTCTTTTAAATAGACAGTTTTCTTTGGAAAGCCATTATCATAAATTATCTTACCACTACTATCATGATCTATATTAAAGCGTACCCAACATTCAAAGGTTTCAGCTATTGATTGAAGAAGATTAAAACGATTTGACTGCTTTTTATTTATACTCCGAATTTTTTCATATAAAACTTTTGTGTCATCTTTATAAAGTTTTACATAATCAGTTTGCTTTTCTGTTCCAGAATAAAGAAATTTTATGTCATCTTCATTCTTATAAGAATTATTAGGAATAAAATATTTATAATAAGTAGTCCCAACAGATTGGGTGTCCAAATCACCGATATGAATTACCTGTCCATTATAACCTTCAACTTTTTGATAAAATTGAATTTCTTCTAACCAACATTTAGGCAAATAAATAAAAAGTCCTGGCTTTGCAATATGCTGACTATTATCTTTCTCCGCCTCCTTCAAATATCCTGCTGTTATATCAGCTCTAGGAATTGATTTCAATATTTCAACTTCAAATTCAATTACTTTGTCACCTAATTCATAATATTTTAAGTCAGCAGAAAAAGAATCTAAATTTTTTTGAATAGTATATTCTTTATTCTCCCAAATATAATAGGTCTTTTCGGGCGAAGGAGTAGTATCTTTTGTAGAAACATAAGTATTTTTTATTAATGGGGTTGTAAAATTACAATAACTATCAGAGTTGTGCTCCGGAACACCATCACTTCCCGCGCCCAAACTGTTGAAATAATCTAGAATTTGGAAAGAAACATCAGTTGGGGCAATTAAAGTGTTTGATGGCTTACCATTATCATCAGTATAAGCTTTAATTCTTACAATATATTTTTGACCAGTTTGTAAGCCGTTTTCTAAATATATGGCAGAATTTTGTAAGCCAGAATTAAAAATAGGAAGATAATTGTTTTTAGAATCTTGCTCCCCACTCGTTAAAAGATAAGTTTTTCCTTCATAATCTATTGGGATATTTTCAGAGTTATAAAAAAGAGGATAAAGTTGCCATTCTAAATTACCTAGCCATCCATTAGTATCAACAAAATCTTTTGAATTAGAAATTAAATTTAAAATGACAGTCGGATCTTTATACTCAATGGTCGAATAACCTAAAACTTTTGTTTTATCAGTATTTGATTTATTAAAAACATAGCAATTTCTTCCTACTGCATCATTAAATTCTTGAAGTTGTTGACGTACTAATCTTTTCCCACGATAATCAGAAAGAGTAGAGCCAATACCTGTGGTATATTTTTCTAACCATTTATCGTAGTCTGCAACCTCAATAGAAAAACAGTTATTCTCTTTTAATAATTGACTATTTGCTTCTGTTTCATATCCTTTTTCATTGTAGATAAACTGAATAAAGGTCTCTTTCTCTGACACAACAGAATAAAATAGATAAATTTCAGAATTTTCACCAATTTTTGTTCCTTCAAGAGTGTCTATAACTTGAGTCGTTATTGTTTTATAAAGAGGCTCTTCTATTGTTTGAAGAATATGATCGCTTTTTTGAATATCTAATTTCCAATCAGTTCCCTCAAGAACTTTTTCGGCTAATTCTTGCGCCGTTCCCTGATTATTATTCAAATCAGTATTAAATTCTAAATTAAAACCTGTCTTACTTAGTTCATTAACAAATAAATCAGAACAGGTGTAGGTAATAGATTTCCCACTACTATCCTCTTGGATGCCTTTAATTACAAAATCATACCATTTATTATCCCATCTACATTTTATTTTTCGCTCATTAACTAAAAGAGATAAAAAGGGATTTCTAACTTTTTCTCCAGTTTCATTATCAATATAATAATAAAAAAGTTTAAAAGTTAAAATATTAGTTCCATTGACATTTTGTACGAGTTTTGGTTCAACTACTCTTGCCTGCGAAGTCATAGAATCAGAACCAAGAATACAAATCTTTTCTTCCTCGTAATGAGCTGGAATTGTCTCGGTTGATTTAATAAATTTATCGTTCCACAGGCTTATTTCATATTTGTTTTTTATCATAATAAGCCTCCTTAATAATAAATATAATCATAAACTAAATCTTTTTTTGAAGGGACTCCATCACAAGAGAATTTAATTTTCCAAAACTCATCTGAAGAACTCATTGTTGGAATTTTAAAAAAATCTCCTCCGATAATATATTCATTATAAAGATTACCAGTTGGTTTTCCATTTGAATCTATTCCTTCAATAAGATTTGTTTTTGTATTTATTTGACATCTAACATCAGAACCTTTTGCTGAAAAAGAAGATAGCTGTAAAATTGCTACTGTGTTTTCTTTACTATCTTTTTTTATTAAAGAAATGTCTCCAACTGTACCAAAATTTAATTTTAAAATAAAGTCTGCTTCAAGATCTCCAGCATTATAAACTCTAAGAGAATAAGGACTTGAATTTCCCTCAACTGAGAAAGTGTTATCTTCGGCTGCTATCATTCGACTTGAGGCACTCCATTCATCCTTATTTGTATTAGAATATTCATTTAGATATTTATAAACACTTTTTGCATAAGGATAATATGCTGTAAAAGTAATTGTTCCTTCTCCTTTATAAATACGAGAGTTGGTTCCATCACTATTTTTTACTGTAAAACAAATATATTTTAATTGTGGTTCTCCAGCTTTAACCATATAATATTTATAAGGTCTTTCATCAAAAATTAACTTACCGAGTTCCTTTGTTCCAAAAACCTGTCGCAACTTTCGAAATTGTTCCTCAGTTAGTTCACCAAAGGCAATATTTATATTAAACGTTCTTTGAGTATTATCACTCCCAAAATAATAAAAACCGTCCCCTCCAGGAACCTGTACGGTTTTATCTTGAGGGGTAGGAATTAAGTTTTCACTATATCTACTACCATCGCTAACACGCACAATTCCTAAATCTTCGGAACGGTATCCATTAAAGGAAAAACTAATAAAATCTCCTTTTAACGCAATAGCCATAGCGGTTTTCCTCCTTTTCTCGAATTTCTTCTAAGATTAAGTAGAAAAACCGCTATGGCTTTCTAATTATCTAATCAGATTTATTAGATTCACATTTCGATACATTGCATCATTTGTTATATCTTCCTTTATCTTTTTCTTGAGCTGTTCAACGTCGTAATCGTTACTAATTTCATCAACATTTATATCTATATCGAAATACATATCGCCAACAGAACTTGAAGTAGTTTCAGTAATTCCTGATTTCATTAAAGATCCAAGAATATTCTTTAATTCAATAAAGTTTTCAGTATCGCGAGCATTCAAAATAAGTTCTGGGCTAGATTTTGTTCCATCCAACCATGCTGGTCCAGTAAAATCAGCAAGACCGCCCTTCTTATAAGCTTTAACATCGCTCTTTTTAAACCAACCAGTATAACCAGAACTTAACTTATGATGTCTTACTAAATAGTATCCATTTTTTTCATCAAGAATGTTATAGATTGGGTCATTAGCATAATATTGTCTACCCGCGCCTCCGCCATAAGAGTTGGAATAGATTGGAGTTTTACTATCAACACGAACACGACTTCCAATACCAACTGAGCCATGACCGCCTCCATCTGCACCAGAAGGACTTGGCTTTTTTGCAGGAATCATTCCAGAATATATAAATTGCCCAATTGAAGAATCATAGTCAACTCCGCTATAAATATTTCCATTACTATCTTTCCATTGTTTTCCATCATAGGTAAGTTGTTGACCATCACCAGTAGTTAAACTTTTATCAATTTCTTTAGCCTTATACATATTCCAGTTAGCATATCCATGACTTGCTGCTAAAATAGCTTTTGAGATCTCTTCTTGCCAATTTAACTGTCCAAATTTACTCATTCCCTTCCAGCCTTCGTCTTTTTGGAGAAGATTCCAAAGATTAGAAGACATACTATAATCTCCAGTTTCGGAAAAGCCTTCCATTATTAATTCATAGGTTTTATCCCAAAATTCACCACTTTTTTCTGAGTAGTCGAGCTGAGCTTGCATCAATTCAATTTGTTTCTCTCGGGCCGTTTGGGCATCGTCATTTTGCTTTGAAAGACGTTCTAATTGCTGGTCAATTAAATTATCCTCATAATCTTGACGACTATTTGCTAATTCATCCTCTAATTGTTTTATTTCTAGAAGATTTGCATTAGAAGTGTCCCGGCGAAGATAAGCTAAACGAGCTTCTTTTTCATTTAAATCATCTTCGGTTTTAGTATTATCTCGAATTTGTCGTTGAAGGTCAATTGAATCTTGAATACTATTAAGAATTCTTTGATTTGATTCTGTCAGTTCATCAGATAAATTTTGATAACTATCAATCAATTCTTGTTGTTGATTTACGATAGCATCATAGACTTTTTGCTCGAAATCAAGATATCCTTGCATTCCTTCTTTTTGAAGTTCGGTTATTTTGTCTTGAAAGTCTTCAATTTGACTGTCTATATCTTCAATTTGGCCTTGAAGCTCTTCCAAACGATTAATATAGGCTTCAATCGCTCCACCAGTATTTTCATCTTTTACTCGATCAATTGCATTCCAATCAATCTGAAGAAGTCCAGTATTAGGATTATAGCTACCATATTTTGTAACACCCCAATCAGCAAAGGACTTTATAAGTTCATTTCCTTCACTATCTTGCCCTTTGTAAGTTTCGGAAGATAGAGCATTTAGTTGCGCGAGACGGCCTGCGCGCAGTTGATTTTGGAGTGCAATTTCTTTTTGAAGAGATTGAAGCTGAGCGTTATAATTCTTACGGAGTTCTCGGAATGTAGAGCCACGGCGTTCTAGGATGCGGTCATATTCTCTTTCGAGCTTTTCGCGCTGGCGGAGAGCTTCATTTATTTCTTCGGTTAGATTGTAAAGTTTGTCATAGGGGTTTTCCCATGTAGATTCTTTCTTTTCTGATGAAGAGCCTCCAGTAGAACCACCATTATTACCTAAAATTGGAGCAGTAAAAGCTCTATTATACAACCCTCCACCATTTCCTCCACTAATGGAGACAGTTTTTAGAGCTTTTGGATGTCTATAAATTCCTCCACCGACTTTTTCCCAACCAGCATGTAAGGCAGCATCCTCACTTTTAAAAGCTCCTGAATACTCATATTCCCATTGGAATTCAATATGTGTTCCAGTTATTGCTTCAAGATATTTTACGACTGGTTTTAAGGCTTCTTCTGCGTTTTTCCCAACTGCCTGAGCAGCAATAACGACATTTTGCAAAAGTCCTTTAAGTTGGGTGTCATCAGTTTGAACTGTTAGAGTTGGATCTAAATTCTCAATCCAATTAGAATAATCTGTTATTTCAAGACCATATTGTGAAAGTGTTTGTGATAATTCCGTTTTTTGAATATTCAATAAGGCATCTCTCAAGTGATTAAAAGCTTGTGTGCCGACTTCTCCGCCTTCAGCCAAATTATAAATATCTTGAGTATACTGTTGAATAAAATTATCAGTAATTAGTCCCTTATCAACATTAAATAAGGTGCTCAAGTCTGTTTTAGTTGTAGCTAAAGCATTATAGTAGTCAGTGCCAGCACTCTTACCTTGAAGTAAGGCGTCTTTATAATCATCAATACTTTCAGCAGTTTTTTTGTATTGATTTTGCAATTTAAAAAGTTGAACAGCTTCGTTTGCTAATTTCAGATTGAACTTATCACTGTCAACTCCAGCTTCTGCTTTTAACTTTTCATAATATTCCATTGCCCCATTATATTTATTCAATTGAGCAGTCATTATTGTTATTTGTTCATCTTCAGTTATACTTCCAGTGAAAGTTCCAAAATTTCCTGTTAAATCATATTGTCTTGAGGCATTATTAACAAGTTCTTTTCTTACTGCTTCTTCATTCTCTCCCAAATTTTTATACATATTATAGGCATCAATGAGTTTTTTTGCAATACCTTCATCTGATAAATTCTCTACTGCAATTCCTAAAGTTTCGGCCATTTCTTTCAGTTCGGCAGACTCGAAACTTGTTCCTTCATACCCGTTTTCAGCAAGGGTAGCAAGGCTCTTCCCTAATTTGTCATTATTTTCAATTATTGTACCGTATTCTTTCCCCTTCTCACCACTATCTTGTAGATTTACAACAATATGTTCTCCAATCTGTGCAACTTTCTCATTTATCTGTCTTAGTAAATCATTGCTATCTTTTCCAATATAAGTCCATTCATCAATCCCAGTCTGTAAGAAGTCACTATCTGCAAAGCCAGCACTTACTAGGCTTTCTTTATTACTAGAGCTAAAAGTTTTCTCTCCATTCTCAACCAGATTCCGGACTTCACCAAGCTTAGAAATTCTCTCATTCAAAGATTGTACTTGTTCTAAACTGGTAATATAAGGTTCAACAGCGGCATTGGCAGTGGCCCAAAACTTCGCAATTTGTGTCTCGTCCATTCCTAGGTTCTTCATGAATTCTTTTGCATCGAGGACTTGGACGGCATCTGATAGGTCGATTGAGGAGAGGTAGTTATCCAAGCGTGTTCTATCTTCTTTTTCTACGCCATTCAAAGCCTCACTATAAGCATCAAGATAAGCTTTTGCACTCTCTGTTGACATCTCTTTAACCTGAGAAGCAATATTTGAAAGATTATCTGCTGAAAATTGGTCTAAGAAAGAACCAGTATATTTTTCACCAAAATCTTCAAATTGAGATTCAATATTGTCAATATTCGTAGAAATGGCTTCTGTTCCACTTTCGGCCATATCAAAAACAGTTTGAATATTATTTAATCCTAAAATATCTTTTATAACATTAGCATCTTCATCACTAAAAATTTTTTCTTTGGCAGTATTCCAACCACTCTTGGTGCCAGTATAAGTTCCTTGAATTCTTTTTAAAAGTTCTTGTTGGTCAGGAGTAAGACTAGCTATCTGTTTAGTTATATTCTCTATTGCTACGCCTTTTTCGTAGTTTCTTAGAGCTTCTTTGATTTCTTCATCTTTCATATTTGCTACAGCATCTTTTCCAAAAATTTCTTCTGCTTTTGTTTTTCTTCGAGAGGTTGAAAGAGAATTAACTGCTTTATTGGCTTCAGCATTGATCTTACTATCATAGATATTCGAAATTTTTGTTTCTTTATGTGTAGTATTTGTTCTATGTCTATTATTTCCATTACCTGCCACATCTTTAACTTCAACTTCATAAGTTATATCTTTAAAGATTGTTTCTGCCAAATTTTGTAAAACAGCTTCGTTAGCCTTGGTCTGATATTTACTAATTAGACTACTAATCAAAGCAACATTAGTACTTTCTGTCTTTAGTTTTTCTACCTCTTTTTTATTTGCTTTTTCATTAGGAGTTAGTTCATTATCACTTGAGATATCTGCCCTAGTTACTTCTAATTGCTTATTATTCTCATTGACTTGTGCCATAGCCAATTGTTTATTAGTTGCTTCAATTCTTTCCGCTTGAGCCTTTAGAACATCTCCCCAATTATCAATTTTCAATTGTCCAGTCGCCTTATCTACCGATACTTCTAACTCAGGAAATTCCTTTTGGAGGTTAATAACTTCATTATTCGCTTCAGCCAGAGCTTTGCGCCATTCAAATGTTCCTTGGGTTAGGGTTTCGAGAGAAGTAGTAAGCTTATCGAATTCAGATTTTTTACTCAGTAATTCGTCATAAGCCTGAGATGCCCCTTCTGCCATCTCTTTTGCTTTTTCAGTTGCTTTAGAGGCTTTTTCAAGTTGAGCTTTGGGGCTATTATTTTTCATAGAGATTAGTGTTGCTGCCACTAATCCAGCAATAACAGCTAATGCAGCGGAAATAGCAAGAAGTTCAGGATTAGTTGCCTTCAAAGATAGATAAGCTTTGCTTATTACTGGAATAATTTGTCCAATTCCTACTAAAACTCCGCCAATTGTTGCGAGTGTTGAAGCTACTTTTTCTCCTTCGTCTCCAAACATTGAGAAAATACCAGCAAGTGCCATAAAAGCTCCACCTACTGCGGTTACTGTAGTTCCAAGTTTTTCAGCATTTAACTGAACTTTTTTCTGTTCTTCATTAAAAGACTCTATTCGAACTTCGGCAGTTTCTTGAGAGGCTCCTAAAGAGATTAAACTATTTATATATTCTTCAACAGATATAATATTTTTTTTATATTTTTTATCTAATCCCGCCAATTGAGCATCAAGGTCTTCTGAAACTGCCATATATCCCATAGTATAATCTTCTTGACTTGCTGCTATGTCTTGTTTTATATCTTCTGCATTTTTGGCCAAATCTTTTCTTATTTGATTTTTTTTAGTATCTATTCCAAGGACATTTTCCAAAAAGAAGCCACCTTTTCCATTAAAGGCTTTAAAAGACTTGAAGCCTTTCTGGAACTCCTTTGCCATATTTACTCCCTTTTGGAAATAAGAAGTTCTCTCTGCATTGGTCCCTCGAACATTGGCAACTGTCTCTGGGTCACCTTTTGATAGCTTTATCTTATTCTGAACCCAATTAGACGCTAAGGCTTTATCAACCAAGTTTCCACCAAGCTTGAGTCCGCCCCATACAGCTCCGAGTGTCATAACACTTTTGATGAGTCCATGACCACCAGATAAGCCATCAATCAACTTATTTACAGCAGTTAATAAAACTGTCAAAGTATCAACTGCACCCTTGATAATTACATTATTAGTGAGACCCATAGCAAACTCATCCCAAGCATTTTTCAACTTAGTTAGTTTAGCCTGTAAGCTTTCTAGAGTCTTTTCAAACTGACGTTGACCAGAACCAGCACTATTATATGCAGAATTGACAAACTCCGTTGTCTTTGCATAGTTGTCCATCATAGCAATAAAACGAGATTGCTGACGGCTACCAGATGCCATCGTCGCTATATAGCGCTGGGTAAGAACATCTAAGTCATTCCAACGACTAGACAGTCTTAGTAAAACTTGGTCAAGACCCTCTTCGCCTTTTAGGAAGGCATTCATTGAAATACCAGCAGAACGAAGAGCTGTTTGAACTTTATTTACATCAACCGTTTCACCCTCTTCATCTGTTCCACTTAATTGGCCTTTCGTATAAAGGGATTTTACTTCAGCAAATCTGGCGATGATAGTTTTGAGGGCTGTACCAATTGTCTCAGGAGCTTCGCGAGTAGCTTCAATACCTTGAGTTAGGAATGAAGCGGTTGTTTCGAACTCCATATTGACGTTATGAGCCAAAGATGCTACCTTACTCATAGCAGTAGAAATTTCTTGAGTGTCGGCAGCCGAAATCGCAGCCAACTCAGAATAAACATCGTTGACCTTTTGAGCAGATGTTTCACTTAATTCCATATTGAAACCACGAAGTGCGCTCGTCATAGCATCGGTAGCGTCCGCAGCATCCATTCCAGCTACGGCGGCCATCTTTAGAGTTTCATTGGCCAGTTTTAGTGAATTATCGAGGTCTAGACCCTGTTGGACATAAAGAGTAGTCGCACCATAGACATCTCTAATAGATTTTCCTAATTGGTTAGCTTGCTCGGTGAATCGAGGCAGCTGCTTCCACATATCTCCAACTGAGAAATCAGAAACAACGGCAATTTCAGTCATTGCTTCGTCTAGTTCTTTTACAGTTTCAAAAGCGCTGTCAATTGCGCGTCGGAAAAGTTGAATTGCGCCAGTAATTGTAAAGAAGCTTAGGACTTGAGATTTAAGATTAGCAAATTCTTGAGCTCTTTGGGAAGCCAAATTGAATTCATTTCCAACTTGACTAACTTTATCAGAAATCTGTTCAAGAGGCGGCTCTGTACTTTTAATTTCAGTTTTTAGTTGCTGTAAAGCGATATCAACAGCATTAACTCCATTTTTTTCTAGTTGCTGAAGACGATTTATAAGTGTCCCTACGTCCTCAATGTTTGCAATCCCTTCTAAGCTAACTCCTAATTGTTGAGCTGTTTCTTTTAAAGTTTCAAAAGCTTTACTCTTTTCTGCTAGATCCAATCCTTTCCATTGAATACTTAAAGCTTCAATAATTTCATTTTGAGCTTTTAATTTTTGGTTGATTGCATCTAATTTTTCTTGAGTTGTTAGATTGTTTAGATCACTTATTAGTTTTGTTTCTTCCTCTTTGAGTCTAATTACTTTTTCTGTAATATCTTTTAGAGCAACTTTTTGCCCATTGACGTCTACTTTAGTAGAGCTTTGATATTTTCTACCAGTAACCTCTGTTGACCATCTATTTTTTTCGTAGACTTCAGCAGTTGCCTGTTTCAATCTCCTAGCTTCTTTTAGTTGCCTTCTTACATTTTCTAGGTTAGTTGATTTAATTTCTATATCTGATTGAGAAACTATAGTCTTTTTTTGCTCTTTGGATAATTGTGTTTGAATACTAGACAAATCTTTTTCAGCTTTCTTAAGTTCTTTTGTTTTGCTAATTGTCTTTCCGATAGTTTTTTCATAAGCGCCTAAAGCTGAATTTGCTTTATCTATTTTCTGTTTTTGACTATTAGGCAAAAGCTCTAGCTTCTTTTTATTTGAACTAGTTTGTAATTGTTCAATTTCTCTAAAAAGTTTTTCTACAGCTACTTGAATTGAAGAAGCCTCTTTTTCTATTTTAGTAAAATCGGATTTTACAGTTAGCGGCTTCTCAGATAATTCTTGAAGTTTTTTTATTCTATTTTGTACATTATTAAAATCTGAAATCAAAGCTTGTCCGCTTAGTCCAGTCAATTGTATTTTATTTAATTGCTGTTGCAACTGAGATACTTTTGATTGGACATTTCCAAGCTCAGCATTAATATCAAGAGATATTCTAATTTTCTTATCCGCCATTCCTTTTCCTCCTAAAAAATAATCAGCATTAGCTAAAAACTAATGCTGACTACAATTAGAAATCACTATCTATATCATTGTTCAAAAAGTAAAACTCACTAACATATGAATTTCCTCTTGACCCCACTGGAACGCCAACTCCTTTGAAATTGGCTACGACAGGTGTAGCTTGCGCGCCCAGCCTTATAGATAAGCCAGTCATCAATTTTAGCTTTGGGATTTTTATAAGCCCCGTAACTACCTGACCAGTAGTATCATCCTTTACTCTTGTTCTTCCTTCTAATTCAACAAAACCATTGAAAAGCCTATTACCAACCTTTACGACCTTCGCGCCTCCCAAGTAATTATAAGTGTAAGATACCACAACTTCTTTATAAGGCTCACTAATTTCTATAACTTTTTCTTCTTTGGATAGAGGTAAAATTTTCTTTCCAGTTTCTTTTTCATAGATAAATAAATCTACCGGAATTTCTTTCAAGTGAATTTTGTTCTCTTCATCACTTTCCAAAGTTTCCATTTTAGTTACCAAAACTGGTTTTTCTTCCTCAATTTCAAAAAGTTTAGAATTCGTCATAAGCGCGAACTGGTCTTTTGAGAATACACCTTGAGAAAAACTTAGGTCAATTTCTTTCGTGGTTTCCCAAAAGATATGGGGGCGGTTATCAAATCCGCCATTAGCGCTGACCCATCGTTTGATTTCATCAAGACCAGCAATTTGAATTTTATCAAATTTTGCAAGGATTTCTTTTGCTTCAATGATTCTATTCCCAATCTCTATTGGATAAGTAGCTTTTAGATAACACTGTTCCAATTCTTTGAAAGAAAACTCGTTCATATTTCCTCCTAAAAAAGAAAACGGAGAAGGTCCTCCCTCCTCCGTTTCAGTTTTATTTAATTATTTGCTAGTGGTCAAAGAATACTTGATAAGCTTCATCATAGGACCATTTGCAGGACGTAGGACCTTTAGATTCATGTTGAAAGTAGAGGGGTCACCCTCAGCTTCCATAGTTAGAGTATTTTCAGAAGTTATCTTTGCTTTAGGAATTACCAACTGGAAGAACTCATCCTCTCCATTATCTTCACGACGAGCATAAGTGTCACCAGTACAATAATAAGTACCAGGGAAGGTTTCCGGACTAATATCAATAGTAGCAGACTCTTTCACATTCATCTTACCAACAGCATAAGCATAGTCAGTAGGTGCGCTGCCACTTGCAGTAGCAACTGTGCCATCTGCCTTATAATACTTTACATCAGATAGAGCATACTTGGAGCCACGAATTTCAACATTACAAGCAGCCGCTTCAGCAGCTAGTACATTAGCCTTAGAAACTGTACGCCAAATAGTCGCATTAGTAGTATCAACATCAGCCTCTCCAGTAGAATTTACAGAACCAAACATGATAGCCATAGACTTGGCGGAGAATAAAGCATCTTCTAGAGTTACATTGATTTCCTTACCATAGTCCCAAGTAATAAGTTCTGGATTTCCCTTTCCTCCACGGGCAGAAGTATTTTCAGCAGTCTGCTCGGTAGTAGAAACTTTTAGTGTATCAAGATATAAGACTGGGGCACCAGGCGTAGTGTTACCACTTTCATCCTTATCAATTTGATAAAAGGTAAAGTCGCAAACTTCCTTGATACCATAACGGTCTAGAATATTTATTGCCATTACCGTATTTCCTCCTATTTTTTATCAGAATTATGTATCCAATATTTTGGTTTTACATCTTTACTACTCGCTCCAGCTAATAAGCTTCTTATATCAACTTCATATTTTTCCTTTTCTTGATATACACCTATCAACTTGGAAAAAGTAGCATAACTCAACTCTCCAACTGTAAGTGGAGTAATTCCAATACCCATACAACAAATTGAAATGAGTAAAGTATCAAGTGTTAGTCCTTCCTTTTTCGCTTTTACTTTATCACGATACCGCGCCTTTGCCTTCATTTTTTTGATCTTTGGATGTTCATTAGGATTGGGAGGCTCAATACTGTCTTCTCCTACGCTATTTCTGATAAGATTTTGAAAGTCAAAAAAATTTTCACTGGTCAAAAAGCGCAAATCGTCTAATGACTGCGCGCTCTCTAAGACTTTTTTCAAATCTCCAACTAAAATCTTTTTTTCTTCATAAATGAAAGAAACTGGTTCGTGAATAAAAAACTCAAAAGCTTTAATAGAAAGGGCCTCTACTTGTTTATTATTAAAAGAAGAATTCAAAAGATACTCTAATGGAGTTAGAACATTTGATAATTCCATTTCTTTTTCCATGTACTCATCTTCAATTTCTTCTTGGGATAGGGTCAAAAGTTTTCGATAAACTAAAAAGTTCTCTTCTGTAATAACCTGGCGAATAGTAGGAGAATAGACTTTACAAATCTTTTGGAAATTCGCTGGTTCATTTATCACAAAATGGCAATCAATCATAAGCGGTCAAGTCAAAAGTCATTTCATAACAAGACATTTCATCAGTTAGAAAGTTTATTTCAAAATCTCCTCCCTGAAGCTTGCCCATTCCATCAATGACTTTTCCATTTAGACTTTTTTGAATTTCACCCATTATACTAAAAGGACGAAGATTTGTTCCCTTTATTTTCCATTGAGTCAAAGGAACAAAAATTTCAATAGCTAAAACTATTCTTTGAAATTCAATATTAGAAGAAAGACGCGCGCCACCAACGACTCGTAATGAAATAAGACTCTTTGCATCTTCCTTCGGGCCCATTCTAGGGACTATTTTTATAAGTTTATCAAAAACTTCATTTATAATTTGGTCTTGTGTAAGGTCTTTTTTTTCCAAAGGAGCTTTATCACTATAGTACAACAACTTTAGTAAATTTTGGTTAGTTGTTAATCTAACCATTATTTTCTGAAGAAAAGGTCCTAGCTCTTCAAGGTTTCTTACCATCAGCACTTCCTCCTTGTAGCCAGAAGTAATCTTCTTCATTATCGCTTTCCTCCTTTTGAGGAGGAGGCGTCAAATCAAACTCATAAATCGGATCAACAGTTACATATTCTACGCCAGGTGAAGATTGTATATCATAACCAGTTACTCGATAGAACTCTCGATATGGTTCTTCACCTATAATAAAGTAATCATCTTTTTTTAGATATTGTGTCAAAGGCATAACAAAGAAACTTTCTTTGAGATTCTCGGCGTAAACAGTATCCATACGACTTCGAGATCTGATTTCATCTCTAAGCATATTGTTTTCTTGACCATACATATATGCCCAACTTTCTTGCTCAGAACCATCACGAGAATGCCAAATTAGATAATGCGTCATACGAAGCATTACATAGCGATTATAACCACTAGCCTTTATTTCCTCAAGATAATAAACCATCCAAGGCTTGAGTTCATCATTTTTATCCGGTATCATCAAAATTGTACCTGGCGCGAACTCAACATCAATTTTTACGAGTAAATAATGAAGAGTTTTGCTGTCGTCCTGTTTGTATCGTTCAAAACTTCCACTTATATACTCATCATTATACTCAAAATCTACTCGATAAATACTTTTTTGAAGATAAAGGTCAAAATTCTGCTCGCGCTTACCTTGGATACGAGATTGGTAATCTAGTCCGTATCTATTTAAGCGCTTTTCATATATATCAAAATAACTCATCTGATTTTCCCAATAACGTCATACAGCTAAAAACCGTACTACGAAAATAATCATATCTGAGATAACGTAATGAAGAAATCTTATAATACAGAATATAGTAATTGATAGTTCGAGAAGCTTCTGGAATTCCTAATAATTCTGTTAGAATACTATCCAAAAACTTCTCCCATTCACCTTTCTTTTCAAACTCACACAAAAGTCCAAAAAGTTTATTTTTCAATTTATTACTATATCCTTCAGTAAAATCAGACATCCTGATACTGCTCCGCAAGTAGTCTATATGAAAATGGCTTGCGCTTTGGCGCGCGATAGTAAACTCCTTCTAGACGATGGACTTTTTCCTCTTCCTTTCTTAGAAGTTCAGTAAATTTACCAATAAGATTAGCCTGAGAAAAATCCCTTTCCTCATATAAAGGCTTTACATTTTCCCAAGTTAGAATGGTTCGATTCAACCACTCACATTTCATATAGCAGGCAATAATTTGGATTTCTTCATTATCTAATTCTTCAAAAAAGCATTGTTCGTCATGTTCAAGAGACTTGCGCGGGAACTTGAACCAAGGTAGCGCGCCGTCTAAGATAGTTAATAAGTCCTCTTCTACTTCTTCCTGTGTCCAGTTCAGCCATTCATCTTCGAGCATCTTAGACAGGAAGGCAGAATAAACTTTCTCTAAGGGGGTTCCCATTATTAGCCCTCCTTATCCTCTCTATTCAACTTAATAGCAGTTAGAATATCTTTCCCACAAGCCTTTTTTATAGCATCACACTTACCGAAATCTCCTAGTTCATTTTTGATAGCAAAATCAGCCAACGCTAACATCTGCTCATAGTTCAAGGTCTTTAGCTTAGCATCAAACTCAAACTGTGGCATGGCAGTCATCATTCGCTTCATATCATTATCGCTCAAAACAATAATATTAACAGGTTCGGTAGCGTCTTCAGGTTCAAGGCCTAGCTCCTTCTTTACCTCTAAGTCTTCAATATAAAGCATCCCAGTATCAATCATATACTTAAAGCCACTATCATACATCATTTCTTCCAGAGTCTCTCTTTCGATAGGAATGCTGGCACCCTTATTGGGCCACTCGCGCTTGAAACGCAAGTCGGGAATGTTCACGCTGATAGGACCTTGATGCTTACTAACTACTCTAATCTTCTCCATTTAAAATACTCCTTTTACTCCTAAAAATTTTTATATATAAATCGAGGGAGGGAGTTTGTCCCTCCCTCGAAGAGATTTAATTATCTTTGGTTAGCGTATCTCTAAATACGTTATTTATTTATTAAAAATTATAAGGATTCTCAAAAGTCTGGGTAATCCCCGTATTCTGATAAATACCCCAGTTATGATGAGCTAGAATAGCGCAACCCATCTTTTTATAAGCATAGACTTCTAGAGAATTATCACGATTCTTGAAGTCATTGATTTGAGTATTGCCTTCTAGAACAACCTTTACTACCTTCTCTCCACCGGTGGGTAGAACATAAGCTAGCTGAGGGTCAATCCAAGTTTTAGTATTGGTTTCATCAATAAAGGACTGAGGAATCTGAACAACAGGGGCTCCACGGAAAATATTGATATACCCAGTGTTATGAATTGAGTCAATATCCTGAGGATGATAAATACCATTAGTATTATTAGCAATACCATTTACAATGGCGTCAGCACCCATAGCACCTACAAACTCGGGAGGGGCAAAAATTACAACACCGTTACCATAAGCACGAACAGTATTGATTAGCTTTACCATCTTATCAGTCTCAAAGGTGTTAGAAACTACCTTATTAGCATCGGGACGAGCAGAAGCATTTACGGCAGCGCGAAGAGCCTTATGGACCTCATAGAATACGGCATCAGTTAGACCATCAGTTAGAACCTGCATAACCTCAGCCATGGTCTCGGCACCATCTAGCATACGCTCAAAGTCGATAGTGGCACCTCCACCGACAGCATGGCCAGCTAGCTCAAAGGTATCACTATCTAGACGGAAGGTCTCATACACACCAGATAGACCAACCTGAGTTAGGAACTTCTTGGCGCGCATCTTGCCTAGACGACGCTTAAAGATAGCCTTCTGACTTTGAGGAACAATCTGAACCTCAGCGAACATACCGATAGCATCAATTACCTTCTTAGGCATAACCTCATCGGCAGTCTTAATTACGATATCATAAATATCATAACGATTCTTCATAAACTGGTTTACGGAACCAGCTAGCTCCTTTAGACCATCTAGGAAAGCAGAATCCATATCTACATTCTGATTAGCATAGGTGGCAGGAACAGTACCCTTAGCGCAATGAAGGGCAATTTCTTGTAGCTCTTTAATAGTCATTATAATTTACCCTCCTTTTATTAGTCAGCTAGCACTTGTAGCTTGACGCCCTTTTGGCCATCAGGCATAGTGTCAAAAGCAACAACTTTTAGCTTGGGGCCAAAAGTACCTGCAGTAGCAGATAGCTTAGTAGCACCAGAAGCATCAGCCATACCATATACAGGCGTGGTAGCACAAGCCTTTAGAGCGGTAATTAGAGCTTCCTCAGTGGCAAATTCGGTACTATCATAGCAAATGCAATTGGTACGATACTTGTCGCCAACAGATAGGTAGCCTAAACGGGGGAAGAAGTCATCAGAACCATTTAGCTTGAAGTTCTTTAGACCAGGAGTCCGCTCATCATACATATGCTCAGTAGAATAAACTAGAGCGATGGGTAGAGAATCATCTTTAGGTAGCTTTACACAATGATTAGTATCATCAACAGCCAAAAGCATACCATTCTCAACAGGAATATCTGCGAAATCGGTGGCATTAGGAGCGCACTGAGCCTCAATACGACCATCACGACGGAAGGCAACATTATTTAGCTCAACTTGACCATAGCCACTAATTACTAGTCTTTTTGCAGCCATTTTATTTCCTCCAATTACTTAACATATTTAGCTAAGACGGCATCTAGACCTTGTAGAGGCACGTCCTTAGGAATTAGACCTTGACGGTCGTTTTTAGAAAAAGCAGAAAAACCAGTCTTCTTCAACTCATAAGCTAGCTCTTTATCCAAATCAGATACAGAATAGTTAGCGCTATTCTCGCGATAAGTATTTAGAATTTCTTCACTTAGATGTCCTTCATACTCAGCGAATACAGCATCTTTCTGCTCTTTTTCAATCTGAGCTTTATACTCATTTAGAGAACTGTTTTCTTCTGTTAGTGTCTGGACCTGGGCCTGAGCCTCAGTATATTGAGCCTCAATACCAGCCTTCTCTGCTTGTAAAGTAGAAATCTCACCATTTAGTTCTTCAATTTTGGAACTAAAATTAGAATTTTCTTCTTTTAGAGTTTCAGCATTTGTCAAATCCTCATTTACAAGTTCATAAGTACCGCCATTCAATTGACGCAAAGTATCAACAGTCTGCTTTTCATTTTCGGTTACATCAATAATATAAACTTGGATACGTTCGCCTAGCTCAACACTATCAGTCTCATCATTCTTCGTATAATAAACTCGCTCATACTTACCGCTCTCATAATTATAGGCTAGAGCATAGTCATCAAAAACTTCACAAATAGCATAGCTAACTGTCCAGTTTCCTTCCTCATTATACTCGGTGTTCAAGAGAGACCAAAGAGCATCATGCTTTTGGCCATCGGAAAGTTTGAAATTTATTTCCATAGTCTCTGTTCCTCCATTTTTAGTATAAATAGCTTCAATCTCTTGAATCTTCTTTATAACTTTATCAATACTAGTTTGAAGTTCGAAGAAGCTCGCGCCCTCAAAGCAAGGCTCGACATCATCTCCTAAAACTTGGAGACCTAAAAAGCATCCTTCATCAAACACAATGAACTTTTGTCCATCATAAATTGCCTGATGATATTTCAAAGATGGCTCATAAAGTTCCATTGATTGAGATTTCCCTACGATGTCTCCAGCTTCAGCATAAAGCGCAGTAAAAATTAGAACATCTGCGCAAGCGTAGGTTCTTTCTACTCCGTCTTCATCAAGATGAGGCTCCCAGCTGACATTAGGATTTTCGGGAACAATTCCATAAATTCTTCCCTCGCTTCTTCGACTTCCATGGTCGGTGTAGTCATCATATTCATAGATGCCTTTGACCGGCGCGTAAGGAAGAGTTTGTAGAAGTTTTTCTGCAAACTCATCCGTTATATAAGTACCGTTTCTATTACCATATTTATAGAAAATTCGGCACCGCGCCTTTGATAATACATCATTATATTTTTCTATGTTGCCATAAACAGCGACCGGAAACTCAAATTTATTCATCTATATTCAAGCCTCCTTGTTTGTCTGTTGATGCTTCTTGTTCAATAGTAGTTTGTGCTTTTTCTTCTGTTTTCATTTCTGGGCGTCCAGGGTCTCCAGAAGTTCCACTTTGAGTATAAGCTGAATTTAGAGGCACTAACTTTTCTTGAAGTTTTTCAACTTCATTTTCAAGTTCTTTCATGCTTAGGAGTTCTCGTTGATTTAAGTCCATAACGGCGCCCGGTAAGAAGAAACTATATCCACTTTGAGCTAATTTAAAAGCATCGGTTAAATAATCACTTTGGTTATAAATAGAAACCGGTAGAATTTTATAAGTAAATTTTATATTAGAATTTCCAAAAAGTTGGGTTAGAAGTTCACTAATAAATTTTGAAATTTTATTAGTAATTGGCATCATAAAGCTTATATCATTTAGGATAGAAGTAGATAATGCTTGAGAACCAGTTGGTGCAAAGAGTTGACCACTGACGCCAGCTTCAGCATAAACATTTTGAAGCATCTTCTCTAGATTGTTTGAAACAGCATCAGATGAAGTTTTTGAGACAATACTATCTACATCAGCGTAAGTAGTTAAAACAGAAAGATTTTTATTTCCTTTCATCATGCCCACCGCGCCAGTGTGCATTTCGAGAGCCTCATCTGGTTCAAAAAGAAGCGACCCATCCTGCAAGTGAGGTATTTTCTGAATGAGAATCTTACGGATTTCTTCCAAGTCTCTTTCTCTTTCAGTATCTACTGCTTCATCATATTGAATTGTAGCAGGAATGACATTCAAAAAAGTCGGATTCCCCTCTTCAAGAATACTAAAGTAAAGAGTACTATCAGTAGATAATTTTATCCAAGAAGTTTTAGTTTTACCTTTTTGATATCGACGATAAAAACTTATAACTTCTTTGGGATAAATCTCTAGAACTTGATTTCGAGTATCTTCATCGGTAAAATGGTCAAAATAATTGACATTGAATTCAATAATATCTCTACCATAAATGTCTCTAAATCTAGACTGGCAGTAAGAGGCAGGTAGGTCAATCAAGACAAAAGATTCCTTATCCAAAGATGAAATTAGTCCAAAGTATGCGCCATCGGTTAGGGCTCGTGTCACGATTTTATTATATAAAATTGGGGGATTTATTTCATCTAAATAATCTAAAGCTTTATAGTATCTTTTCTGAGTGGTCTTGTCAGAAAGTTTTTTCCCAAAACTTACTTTTGGAATCAAAAGGTTCGCGCACTTTAGAAGATTAGCATAATAGAGGATGATAGCACGATATAAGCCATCTTTTAGGAAATAATTCCTTGAAACTTCTCTTTGTTCTGATAAAGAACCCGAATTAATGATATTATCAATTTCTTCAGGTTTGTAATCTTTTAGAGTGCGGGACCTAGAGCGCCAAGAGAGATAGTCGTAGTCTCCATAAACCTCATTATTTTTGGAAACCATTCCGCTTGATGCTCTTTTAAAGGAGGCAAGGTCAAAATTTCTTTTGAACTCGGTATTTTGTTGTTCCAAATTATGCCCCTCCCGTAAAGAATATTAGGTTGCGTTTTCCAGCGCCCCGTCTTCGTTGTTTTTTCATTTGAGCCTCTTCAATCTCTTTGATACGCCATAACCCATAAGCAAAAGCATAATAGCGGTCATCATGGAACCGTTTATTTATCGCTTCAAGGACTATATCTATACCTACATTTTTGACGCGAAGATTACCCATTTCTTCAAAAAGTTTTGTTGTCTGCTCATGAGGAAGTAGCCGTTGGACTCGCTCGCGCATTGTCATTTTTTGACCAACTTTCGTTCCAAGAAGAGCATTGCGCGCCTCCTGCTCACTAATCAAGAACCGAACCAATCCGCCACTCAAACGAGAATAGGCATTACCATTGATTTTTGATTTTAGGGGGCCATTTGCTTTCATAGAATATAAAATAGGAATAGAGTCTTTAGGTTGGATTTTTTTGTAATCATCGTTATTGAAAAAGCCGTATGCAGGAAGCTCACGACCTCGCGCATCTGTATGAGTTTTTATCATCTCATCTGCGAGGCCTAAACCTAAACCATTGCAGTCGATCAAAACTTCTCGAGGATTATATCTCTCAATCAGAAGCTTCAAATCAATTGCTTGTTGTGTAAAGGTTTTTGTTTCTGCTTGTCTTCCAAGAACCTCAATATTGACGAGAGTTGAGTAGTATTTGTCATTCTTGATGTTTTCTCGAAAGATACAAGCAATTGTTGAGTCTTGTAGGCGTCCTACGTCTACACTGATAAAGTAGAAACAATTCTGCTGGTTTCTAAATTTCTGAGTAAATTCTGGATTTTTCTTTGTTCGATATTTAGAAAGTTTCTCAAAATCAAACCAAGATTCCTCGCTTCCTCCACTCCAAGTCCCCATGAACTCTGATGCGAATGTCATTTCGTTATAGGCTGAAGACATCCTCAATTTCTCAACGTGTTTTTTATCAACCAAGCCATGCTGGGCAGGAATACGATAGTCTAGACCCATAACAAAGGCTCTTTTTGGGTCAATTATTGCTTGTATCATTGTTTCTATTAGAAGTGAATAAGCATAAGAAGACTTCATACCTGCTGAAGTTCCAGCAATAACTTGCTGGTTACAAACTTCATAAGGATTTACTAGACCATTTGCGTCACGCCGAGAAACATTTAGTTGAGGAAGTATAACTTCGGAAATAATATCTCCATCAGCATCACGTACCTCGTCGAGGAATGTTGAGTGAAGTCTGAGACCACGTGATGAGTCCGTAGCGCCCTCGCAAGTAAATTTGGAGCCATTCTTGAAGTAAAGCTCGGCCACATCTTTTGAAAAGTTCATATGAGGCTTCCCCATAAAAACTTCAAGCTCTTTCTCTAATAAAGGCCAAATCTTTATGATTTCTTCTACTTTCTGTCTCATAATCTTTACGCCTTGCGTCTTGACAGGGGCGACAATCGAGCATCTATGATTAGGGATAAAGACACACTGAAGATAGAGCCCAAGGACGCTTAGAAATGACTTTGAAGCTGCGCGAGTTGCGGTAATATAGATTTGATTATAACGCATAAGCGCGCGCAGAAATAAGCGTTGATAAGGAAACAAATCAAATTGGGAGTCAATGGGTTTTATTGTATCTAAATAGATGTCAGGATAAACTGTATAAAGTTGAAGCTCCTCTTCCAGAAACTTCTCATTTCGCTCTAAGAATTCCTCAGTTATAACAACTCCTTTTTCTAATTCGATCCCTTCTCTAAAAAGACGATTTTGGGAGTTATAAATTGAAGTAGGGTCGCGCAAAGTAATTACAGCCATTAGAGGGTTCCTCCCGCATCGAACTCCTCACTTTCATCCTCTTTGAAAGCTTCGGCCTCATAGACATCCGCATCAAAGTTGTCTGCTTGGAGGTCATAAAAGTTATCTGTTTGAGCGACATTTTGAAGAGCCTGAAGTCGCGCGGTCACCTCATCTCCAAGACCACCTTCATTTATATATAAACGCTGATTCCAAGCTTCAATATTTTTCAAAGTCTCATCGATAACATCTCTAGTAGTATTATCATAGAATTTGTTTTGGTGCCCGCGCTTTTCGAGCCAGAGCATCAGTTCTCCAATGTTATCAAAGTCGGTTGCGTTTTTGACTGACTTAGGAGTAAAATCTGCTGTCTTCACAATCTTATCATAAGATGAGAGGAATTTATCGACGTCTTTGTCGCCGGCACGGATTCGTTTATCTATTTCTAACGAAAGCTTACAGAGCTTTTGAGCTTGGTCAATCGCTAGCGCGCCAGATACGTTTTGAGAAAGAAGCAAGCCTTTATAGAGGTCCTCTAAGTAATAGAGTTCATCATCATCATAGTTGCCTCCCCAGCGTCGGCGCAATTCCTCAAAATGCTTTTCCTTTACTAATGGAATCTCATCCTCAATAAGTCCAACTTTTTTTAGTTCGAGATATTGGGAGTTATAACTGTCCCATCCTAAATTCTTATATTCTTCTGTTGCAAAGACTTTTGCATAAACGCCCCAAACAGTATCATCAGAATTCAAATCTCTTAGCCTCTCAAACTCTTTCACAATGAAGGGGATATCGGCCCATTGACAGACTTTATCAACTGCGCGCCAACTAAACTCATTCTGTTTGAGGTAATGAGTAATACAATCATTACAGATGGGAAGTACTCCATCTGGGTAGAAAATCGAGTGAGTTTTTGTGAAATCTTCTTCTAGTTGTTGTTGCTTACAACGCGGGCATTCTTTTGTAAGAAATGAGCGTTTTTGTTTTGGTATATTCGGTTGTAGTGGCATTACTACTAATCCTCCTTTTTATTTGTTGACTTTTTTGAGGATTTTTATGAGTTCGCGCTGACGAGGCCGAGATAGGTTTGAAAATTTTTGGAGCAAATCACTAAATAAGTCTGAAAAATCACGGGTTTCGGATTTTTTAGGAGCTTCATCATTGGGCGTAGTTGGCGCCGGCTCGCTCTTTTTCTCAACGAGTCGGACGCCCAAAAACTTACAAAGGCCCACAAACTCAATAGCCTCTAGTCCTACTAATAGCTCCATAAAAATTTTTGTACGATTATTTTTATCCATAGTTTTCTCCTTTATACCAAGGGGGCTTCACGCCCTTCTCTTTTATATCGTAATAGCCGGTCGCACTTCTTACACCGACAAGAATATCCATCACGAGAACTTTGTCTCCTCATAAAATACTTACTATCCAGAAGTAAGGTTCTTCCACAATCTTTACAACGTTTGAAATTTTCAGGGAAAAATAAATTTTCGGCGTGCTCACGATGGGTTGCGGCAGCCGCGCAAATTTTTGAGAGGGCTTTTTGGTGGAAAATAGTGGAGATATAGTTTGAGTTATAGGTTTTGTTGTATTTTTTGTTGATGTATTCAACGATTGGCTGGTTTTGTTGGTGGGCCATTTTTAGTTGGAAGATATCTTCTTCGAGGGGGGTCAGGTCAGCTAGGGATTTATACCATTCAAAAGTTTCAAAGAGGGCTCGCAATGTACTTTCGAGAGGTAAAGAGTCTAGTCCTTCTTCTAGGGAATCCCAAATTTTTACCAAAGCTTGAAGATGTGCCAAATCCTCAAAGTCAAAGTAGCGAGAGGAACGAGGGGTCCAGATTTGAGTTGAGAGGGCGCGCTGGTCTTTTTCACTTTTTAAGTCTGAGGGAATTGGAAATCTTCCTTCGGGGAAGAGAGCCCGTGCTAAATTTGAAGGTCCTTTTAGGCCGAGTGGATAGATGGGGATATCAGCATCGAAGATTGGGGTTTCGAGTGGGTTATAGGTGTGAGGGATAAAGCGTTGGAGTTTTGTCTGGTAGAAATCTTGGAGAGTGAATTGTTCACGTCGTTTTTCGATTAGGAGACGTTTTTGTTTTAGGTAGGAGTAGGGATTTAGGAGTTTTGATTTTTCTTCGAGGCTTTGGAGTTCGGAAGGAGTAAACTGGGCGCGCAGGTCTTCGCGAACTTTTTCTTTTTTACCGGTTCGAACTTCGTAGGTTGAGAGCTGGAAGTCGATTTCGTCAATTTCACGCCAGAGTGGTTCCAATAGGGCGAGTATGTGAGGCGGGGCGTTTTTGCGCGCGAGTTGGCGTGAGAATTTTTGTTTCGAAGTTTTGGTTGGGGTGTCGCTTATGGGGCGGATTGAGTCTTCATTAAAGGCGGGACTTTCACGTAATTCGTCGAGAGAGACTAATGGATGAGATGACCATGTAGACTTTAGTTCGATATTTGCGCTTTTGTCTGAGGAGAGGCCTTCGGAATTTTTGCCCCATAGGAGATAGTCGGCGATTTTTTCGAGTTCGGAACTTGTGAGAGGTTTTTCTGCGTCGAAGTTTTGGATATAGGTTTGGACGTATTCGGCGCGGGCTTCATCACTGGAAAGTGAGAAGTCGAGATTTAGACGATTCATTAATACGCTCCTTATGTATAAGCCAAAGTGTGATTGGCTCTTAGTTTCTATTTTTATTATACCATGGGAGAAAGGTTGGAGTCAAATTTTTGGGGAGGAAATTTTCGGTGAAGCTAAATTTTAATCTCGGTGAGAAAAAGAGGAAGTAGGAGTTTCGATTTTTAATCTCGGTGAGAAAATTTATGAGTTTTGTTTTCGATTTTTAATCTCGGTGAGAAAATGTTCCAGACCCGTTTTGGGAGGCGTTCGTCAAAATGCACAATTTTAGAAAATAACCCCCGGCTATTTTTGTGCAGGTTTTTAGCTTAAAAATGTTGACTTCTGGCTCGGGATATGGTAACATAAGACCATGGAAAAGCAATCCGGCAGCAGACCGATGTACCTTGACAAGTCAATAAAAAAATTCTGATAATGAAGGGAGGTTCTTATAATGAAAAAAAACCTGATTGAATGCTATTATAATCATGCTTTTACTCATAACTACATTTTTGGTGTAGCTGTTCGGGGAACGGTCTACATGGTAAAAAAAGCCTGTAATATGGCGGATATGGAACACTACTTGACCACACAAACCGCAAGCCGGGGACAGGGACAAACATTAAAATTTGCCCCCACAACAGCCCAAAAAATAGAGCTAATAGCCAATGGTGAGTCCATTCCGCTATGTTCCGTTAGTTACCTTGAAAATTTGGTAGCTAATAGCAAATACAACCGGGGACAGATGTTTGAAAAGCTGGTCACTGAATTCTATGGGCAGAAATGGAAAGCCGATAATATCCCATTTACAGAAGCCGGAGATATCGAGATTGACGGCAAGCCCTATCAAATCAAGTATCAGAAAGCAAGTTTCTTGTCCGAGGGACAGCTGTTCCGACTGATGGCAAAAGACAATAAGTAAAAAACGCTGACCTAACGGCGATACGGGGAGAAGGGAAAAAAATATGGATATCAAGACCTATATCAGCAAGCAGTTGTAGGCCGCGCTGGATTGCGTTGGTTGCGCTCACGCAAAGGAAATCGCACGGAATGCCTATATTCGGGCGGATGGGGCCTATGAGTTTTACACCCTGGAAAATGGCCGGGACTGGGAGCTCTTCGACTGGTGGAATAGGGAAGTCCGCCCTATGTTCCTCCTGCTGGCAGGCATTAACCTGTAAATCAATCGGCTGTGCTATCGGCATGACGGGCAAATAAAAAAAAGAGGTTACTAAAATGAAGGTTATTCCTTGTATGTACCACAAGAATGGTCATAATTGGCTCTATGCTATCTGCCACCCCATGAACGTCAAAGCTACCGTAAAGGAAATGAATGAACGACTTCAGAATGGAGAACACAAGTATAACGGCCTTGAACTAAACGGCATTGACTACTTCTATGCCGGCGAAGCCTATGATGAAGATTTCAGCCTGTATGATTAAGAAAAGGAGCTAAACACCATGAGTATTGAAAGGATGTGCGATGAAGTTATTTATAGATATGGTTTCGAAACAAAGGAAACCATTTCCTTCTTCAGAACAGTAGAAAAAGGAAACTATGAAAAGAGTGTGAAAGCCTATCGAAAGATTATGAAATAAAAGAATGGGTAAAATTTACCCGTTCTTTTTTTCTTTATCTCGCTAAAGAACTTGCCCGGGCACTTCATCACACTAAAGTAATAAAGGAAAATTTTTTCAGAAAAATTCAAAAAAGGACTTGACTTTTTAGAAAAATATAGTATAATTTAATTACAGTAAAAAAGAAATGAGGTTTCTGAAATGGTTGTTGTTGCTGTACTGGGTGTCCTGCTTGCTGGATTGACGTATGCTGGTATGTCCTTTATGAATATGTATTCATTTGCAAAAAGCCACAATTGGCATTATGCGGCGAAAGCTGGTATATATGCCCTTGGAGCTGTATTTTTCATCGGCTGGATTTTTGTTATGAATTGGTAAGAAAGGGGAATTTTTATGAGATTTTTTTATAATGAAGCTGTTTGTAAAGTTGTCACCGAAGAAGAATTACTTTTGAATCTCTGTTCTGATTATTCGGCAGACGAATATTCTGCTTGCTATCAAAGAATAAAAAGATACCTTGATGAAAATAGAGAATATTTTTCTTGGAAAGAGTGTTTTCTTTCTCAAGGTATCCAGGACCTTTTTGAAAGATAGCACTTCGGCACTATTTTTCCAAAAAGAAAATGGTTGGGCTAATCCTCGTGCCTATGAACTTGCCCCTGTTGCTTTTTACACAAAAAATGGTGAAGTCAAATAAAAAAAGTAAAATGTGAGAAAAGAATTAAACAAAATTTCTGAAGAATAAAGGTGGGAGGAATCCCATCTTTTCTTTATCTTGTTAAAGAATTGCCCGGGCCAAAAAATGACACACACGGCGCAGTTGAATAAAAAAGAAAAGTAATACTTGACAAATAGAAAAGTTTCTGTTATAATTTAGTTACAGTAAAGGAAAGGAGAAAGAATTATGACTATTTATTTTGATATGGATGGCACGATTGCCGACTTATATGGCGCAAAAGACTGGTTGCCTCGCTTGCGAGCTTATGACGCAAAAATTTATGCAGAAGCTCGCCCTCTTTGTAATATGAATACGCTGGCGCGCAAGCTGAACAAAATTCAGCGAAAGGGTGTAAAGATTGGGGTGATTTCATGGGGAAGCAAAGACAGAAACCCCGAATTTCTTGAAGCTGTAAAGGCTGAAAAATTGCGCTGGTTGCGTCAGCATTTGAGAAGTGTTTCCTTTGATGAAATTCATATTGTAAAATATGGTACAAAGAAAACGAGTTTTCGTTCTTCTTCTGATGATATTCTATTTGATGACGAAGCGGGAAACTTGGTTGATTGGGGAATGGGTGGTTTTCATCCTGATGCGATGGCAAGTGTTCTGAAAGTTTTAGCGGGATAAAAGAGAGGAGAATTTTTATGCGAGATTTTGACTGGGATGACGCTATTTGGGCGGTAGTAAGTGAAGATGGGACTTTCGTTGGCGTTCCTTGTCTTTCTTATGAGGAAGCAAAAGAATTAGCGAATCAACATGAAAATAGTCACATTTATGCGATGGATTGTTGGGGAACTCCTTGACTTGGGTATTGTTTCCTCTAAGGAAACAACGTGCCCGGGCCGTCGGCGATTTGCATAAAAACAAAACAGGAGCAAGGCAAAACTTTGTGCATTTTGACACTTGATAATCTTCTAAAATCTGTTATAATAAATAATGTCAAGAGGGAACAGGAAATTCCCGAAAGGGTTTCCTGATTTGTTCGACAACTCGGTAACTAACAAGTTTTCAAAAAAATTTGAAATTCCCTCTTGACAATCTCTAAAATCTATGGTATAATAAATATGTAATCAAGAGAGGAACACCTCTTTTGAATATAAAAAAATGGGTGGCGACCTATCCGCCGTATGAAAGGAGTCTATTATGACTAATCGTGAGTTCTTCAAAGCTATCATCAACGCTAATGTGAGCGATGAGCTGACCACTCACGCCGCCGCCGAGCTGGAGAAGCTGGATAAGCGGAACGCCCAGCGCAGCTCTAAGCCCAGCAAGACCCAGCTTGAGAACGAACCCATTAAGGCCCATCTGCTGGAGGTTCTGGCCGTCAAGCCTATGACGGCAAGCGAGATTCATGAGGTAGACGCAAACCTGTCTACGCAGAAGATTAGCTCTCTGTGTCGTCAGCTTGTGGATGCTGGCAAGCTGACGGTTGAGGAAGTGAAGGTTCCCAAGAAGGGCAAGCAGAAGCAGTATACCATTGTTCGTAAGTGAGTATAGGAGTGGCGAGAAATCGCCACTCTTTTTTAAAGAAAAACTTTAGTACACTATCTCGCGAAAGTGCCCGGGCAGAAGTTTCGTATAAATATTGGTTTTAGGGGTTGACAAATTAGAAAATTTTTGCTATACTATAATTACAAAAAGAAAGGAGAAATAAAATGAACTTCCCAAAATCTATTCTTGTCATAAAGTATTTTCCATCGTATAAAAATTCCGAAGGTCCCGATTATATCCCTATTTGCATTACTTCTGTTGAAAATGCAAAAAACCTTTTCTGGGGGAAGGAATATGAGCTTTTTGAAATTGAACAAAATGGTGATTTGAGACTTTTTAAAGAATGGGGGGGATTGAATAAAATGAAAATTCACATTGGTTTTATAAAAGAGGGTACAATTTTTCATTTCCCCAATTCAGTCTATGACTACATGAAAGTTTGCAATAGAAACGGAGTTAGTGGTGTGGTAAATCTTTCAACAGGTTTGTATATTTCAACATCAGATTTGGAGAAAGAAGGACTTTCTCCAATGATTGATTGTAAAATAGAAGAAACTTTCTATAATAACTGACGGCGCACTTCGCGCCGTTTCTTTTTACGAAACTTGCCCGGGCGCCGGCGCTTTATCACACTAAAGTACTAAAGAAAATTTGAAATTCAAAAAAATTTTTGTTATAATAATTTTAGAAAATCAGAAAAGAGGTATTGACAAAATTAAAATTGTGTGGTATACTGTGTATACAGTAAAGAAAGGAAGTGCTTTGAATGGCAAAGAAAAGCGAAGTCGTGAAGATTGATTTCATGCAGAAAGTCAAGAATTTTCTCGAAAGTGAGGGAGAAACCGTTCTTCAGATTAAGAGTGGAACGTATTCGATTCCGTGGGCGCTGGATGATGATGAGGGCTATTTGAACCTTACTTTTAGCGTCCCCAAGGGGACGAGGGACGGCGACCTTTTTGATGGCTACGAGGAAGCCGAAAACTATCGCCTTGAAAGTGAAGTTAAGGCTAAGGCCAAAGCAGAACGAGAGGAGAAGAAGCGGAAGAAGATGGAAAAGGACCGCCTTGCACGAGAAAAGGCAAAGGCGAAGAAAGCCGAACGAGAAACTGTAAATAACAAGTGATCGAAAGGGTGACGAGAAATCGTCACCTTTTTTTTCGCAAAAAACTTTAGCGCTTTAGCGTAGTGAAGTGTGCCCGGGCGCCGATGACACGCACGGATAAGTTTATGACTTTTTCAAGAAAACTATTGACATTTCACTTTTTATCTGTTATACTATGTATACAGTAAAGAGAGGAGCCGATTCTGATGGATAAATTTGTTTTGATTCTTGACACTGAAACCACTAATTCTCTTGATGACCCCTTGGTTTATGATATTGGCTTTGGTGTCATTGATACTGAAACTGGCGAAGCTGTAGAAACTCATTCCTATATAGTGGCGGATATTTTTCTTGATAAAGAGCTGATGAGTTATGCTTATTTTAAAGAAAAAATCCCTCAATATTGGGAAGATATCCAAGCTGGAAAGCGCAAGCTCCACCGTTTGAAAACGATTCGTTTCATTCTCCATGATGTTTGTAAACAGTACAATATAAAAATTATTTGCGCTCATAATATGCGATTTGATAATAGAAGTTGCAACCTCTCTCAGCGATATTTAACTTCTTCAAAGTATCGCTATTTTTTCCCTCGTGGTGTTATTCTTTGGGATAGTCTAAAAATGGCAAAGGAAGTCTTTTCTCAAGATGAAAATTATGGTGAATTTTGTTACAATAACAATTATCTAACCAAAAGAGGTCAAAGACGGTATACCGCAGAAATTCTCTATCGTTATCTGTCTGGCAACAATTCCTTTGAAGAAGTTCATTGTGGTTTGGAAGATGTTTTAATTGAAAAGGAAATCTTCATGGAATGTTTGCGTAGAATGCCAAATATTGATGGCGCACTTTGGGGTTGACTTTTGTCGCCCCTTGTGGCCCGGGCAAAAAGTTTCGTATAAATACAATCTAAACTTATTGACAAATATGAAAGAGTATGTTATACTATATATACAAACAAGAGAAGACGACATAACTAAAAGGAGGCTATATGAGAAAAGGAAAGATTTATTGTCCTGCCAATGGATGGGATTGTCCATACTACAAAAAAGGCGAGTGTGGTATTGAGAATCCACTAAAAGAGTGCGACGATTTTGGCTATTTTTGGGACGCAGATGACGATTATATTTGCGAAGATGAAGAAAGGACGGCTTTTGAAAAATGAAAAAAGTATATTGCATTATTTCTGATTACTAAGGACGTAACGAACAGTTAAAAGGAATCTATGAAGAGGAAAAAGATGCAATCGAACGATTGACCGCAGAATTTTATGAATTAGAATATGGTAATGCTGTAGATTTTATGCGTGAAAATGACCTGTCTCTTGTAGAATGGGAATGTGGGTCAAATACTCAACGACTTATTAGACCATCTTATGATTGGTAAAGTTGTATAAAACGGTGCAGAAATGCACCGTTTCTTTTTCACTTTAGCGGAGTAAAGAATTGCCCGGGCCGCGTGTCAAATTTTATCCCATTATAATTATACAATACCTTTTGTCAAATTTCAATAGTCAAAATGTACGAAATTTTTGTGAATTTTTTTCTACTTCCACTTTAGCACACTAAATCACTAAAGTCAAATTTCTATATGTGCTAAATTTACTCGGCGCCGGCCACTGTCAAATTCTATCCCTTGTCAAATTTTATAAATAAGCTGGAAAGCTGGAAAGCTACAAATTTCTGTAAAAAAGCTGGGAAAGTTTTACTTTTAAAAAAAACGCATTTTTAGCGACCGTAAAATTTGAAATTTTCCCAATTCTACGCTATAATATATACAGAAAGTCAAGGAAGACTAAAAAATAAAACGCTCCTAAGCTGGGAATGAGCTCCAAAAGAAAACGGCTACGGCACATCAAGCCACTTGTCAAATTTTAGGCCGTAAATTCTTTTATCTTTATAAGGCCAAAAGGGGCAGAAAGAGATATTTTATGACTAATCGTGAGTTCTACACTGCTATTTCCAATGGTGAGATGAATGATGAGCTGATGGCTAAGGCCACTGAGCTTATCGAGAAGATGAATGAGGCCAACGCAAAGCGGGCTCAGAAGGTTCTGGAGAAGAAACAGGCTGCCGAGGATGAGAAGGCTCCCATTCGTAAGGCTCTGCTGGATGCGATGGGAGATGAGGCTATGACCGCTTCTCAGCTCATTGAGGCTGCTGGTCTTACCGATGAGGTAAAGGTAGCGTCTGTTCCTTCCCTCCTGAAGCCCTTTGTGCTGGATGGTACTGTGGAGAAGGTCGATGTAAAGGTCGAGGGCAAGAAAGGTCCTCAGCGCGGCTACGTCAAGGCCCACTAAGAAAAAAAAGAGGAGTAGGATTTATTCCTACTCCTCTTTTTTTTATTATTCTGAAAATTTGACAACGCTCTGAAAATTTGGTAGAATAGAATCAAAGAAAAATTTGACAGCGCGCTAACTACGCTCTATAAGTACGCATTATAAGTACGTATTATATGTACACATAATGTGTACATATTATATTTATATTTTTTATATATAAAATTTGCTTACTAATAAAATTTGCACCAACCCCTTTTTCAATTCTAACTAACTCTAAAAATCCCTATCTACTTTTCCATTACCATATATGTCGTTCTTGGACGTCACTTGGCAGTACCGTTTTTATATAGCTAGTCTCTTCCTATAACTACAAAAGACTTATACGCTCTATAAGTACACCTAATATGTACGCCCTATTTTTTACTCCCCTTTTACTTATACCCCTCTTATCTTCCTCCTTTACTCGTACCTTTACTCGTACCTTTACTCGTACCTTTACTCGTACTTATATTTTTACGCCTCTATTCCTACTCCTTCTCTTCCTACTCCCTACTACTCTCCCCTCTATATGTACACATAATATGTACACATAATATGTACACCTTTTTCCGAAAAATTTTTCCCAAAAAAATAAGTACGCTCAAAGCGTACCCAAAAATTTTCCCAAAATTTTTACTTATTATAATTACTCCTCCCCTTTACTCTTCAATAGGAAAGTAAACTCCAGCTATTCTTTCTATAAAATTTTGAACACTAAATTTTGGAGGCTTTATGAAACAATCAAAACTAATGAAAAAAATTACTACGACTTTGGAGGAACTAAAAACCCCATACTCTCTTAATGTATCCTATCGAGATTGCCTGTCTCCTTTGGGGTATCCATTACTATGGAAGCTGAGGCTTACTTGGCGCGAGTCCATCGTTTTAGTTGAAGAACGATACCATGATATTTCGCGCGTTCCTAATCCCCAACGCCTACGACAAGTCAATACTATAAAAGATAACTATGCCCTTTCCCATAAAATTCCTCTACTCCTAATCTGGGACACAGATTCCTCTCTCATAAATCCCGAATGGCTCTCGCGCCAACTAGACCTAATTATAACTCAAGACTTTTGAAAAAAGATCTACCTCAATTTGAGGTAGGTCTCTCTTCATAATCCCTAATATTCTTAGCACACTCAGGACAATAATCTCTATTACCATCTACATAGTGAATCCACCCTGCCTCTTTTGCTTTATCAAGAGCTTCATTATAGCTATTTGCATACGGACTATGTTTACCACACCCATCACAGACTCTATAACTTCTATGACTTATTATCAATTTTTGTTGGTGAATAAAGTAATGAATAGACTTTTTCATGGGACATAACCCAATCATAGAAATTTTTATTATCCATAATAACCTCCATCCGGCGTGCCATGAACTCCAAACAACTTACCCTCCTACAAACAATCTCTTGCTCTTTGAGAGCAATACACAAGCTCTTTTACGAGAAGCTTAAAATCTTCAACCGTACTCGCCCCATCATAATCACAACCAGTTGCCCAAATATCAAATAGCCACTCGTCCGCGCAATCCGGCTCACACATCTTACAACCAGTCTGCTCATCAATCCAATACTTCATAGTTTCCTCCTCACCATTGGCTTCCATTCATAGCGTCCTCCCAATTCTTATTTAGCATCGGCTCCTTCATTCCTTCCAAGCTCCATAATAGCCCGCGCTACTGCTTCCATTTTATCTATGGCAACCGCCCCATTGACAGAAGCATCCTTACATAAAAATCTCAAAAGTTCTATCGCACAATCAAGTTTTGTCATCTATCTTAGACTCCTCTCCACACAAAAATTTCCTCCTCAGCAATCCCGTCTAACATCGGCTTTATTACTTCCTCAATTGCACGCCCGCAAGCTTCAATAGTCTTGAAAGAAGGCCCAAATCTTTGAGAATCAGTATAAGAGACAAACCATCCGCGAGTTGCTTTGTCTAAAACGGGATAATAATCTCCGCTTCCGCCATTCTCCATAGAAAAACGCCACAAACACCGTTCAAGCTTTTCGTAGAGAGCACGCCGTTGAAGAAGCTCTGCATCAGTACAGTAATTAGCGCAATTATGATATTTCCCAGTGAAACACAAAGAATTCTCTTTGAGCGTCATTACATCTCCATTACTACCAATTAAATAAAAACTTTCTCCCTCTTTAACTCTTTCAAAAGGATTCCTCTTCTCCTCCACCAATGGCTTCGACTTTAGAGTAATATTCCCCTCATTATCAATTACAAAACTCTCGGGAGCAAAATCATAAACCTTCCCATCAATCTCAAACTTTATATTTGCCATTAGTACAAATCCTCCGAATATAATTCATTTTCCATATATTCCTCTTTGTATTCTACAACAGTTGTCGGTAGCTGATGATGTCTCAAAGCATAAGCATAAGCCTCCCTACGATCGTAAAAATTATTTGCTTCATCTACAAAGCCTTCAATAGCATTGATAGCATCGATTTTATAATCCAAATTATGAAGCATCTTATAAATATCGGCGTGTCGAACACCAGAAAAAATAGCATTAGTATTTCTATCTTTCAACGCAGAGCAGATAATCATTCAAAAGCTCCTTTCCTACTTTCTATATATATTATATACTAAAATATAAAAAATTTCAAATCTAAAAAGAAAACGACCGTGCTTACTCAGCGCGGTTGTTCATCTTTTGTTTCAAATCGGCAATAATCTTATCAATCCGAACTGGCGCGCAGTCGTGCGCGTCTACCTCACAATGGTAAATCATTCCAATTCCCCAATCTTCAAACGGGTCTTTTGTGTGAGTGTGCCCGCACAAATTCACCAAACACTTCTTTAACGGTTTCTCAACGTCAGCGCGCGTTGTAATCGTGGGGTAATGGGACAAATAGAACTTGTATCCGTCATAACGAAGATAAAGACTATTCTCTGCTTCCACTATATTTGGAAGCTTTTGATAAAAGTCCCAGCGAGTAACCGTATCGTGGTTTCCCCTTACAATATGAAGCTGACCTTTCAATCTCCGAAGCATTTGAAGATTTGTCTCCGGCCCCATCACCAAATCTCCCAATACATATACATCATCCTCTTCATCCACAATCTCATTCCACTTACGAATAATAATCTCATTCATATCTTCGACATTTTCGAAGCCTCGCGCGCCGTAGATGAAATCTTTCGAATGCCCAAGATGGAGGTCACTTACGATGAAAATAGCCATTACTTATTATCTCCTAATCTATCAATAATTTCCTGCCGAAGCATTTCGGCTTTTTCTCCTCCTCTTTTAATTTTTTACATATATCGTCTTGGTCCCTTTCAACTAAAATCTTCAAATTCTTTAAATTCTTATATCTACCTCTATTTCTTTCTTCTTCTTCCTTCTTTTTTTCTTTTTGACTTACCCAAGAAAAAAGTTTTATAAAATCAATAAAACTCTTCATAGAAATTCGAGTTTTAATATATACACAGTCAAAACCATTTTTCCCATTCCACTCTCTTCGAGAAAAAGAATAGCCAGATCTTTCCCATTTATTAGGAGCAAGGCTATAAATTCTTTGAAAATCTTGAAAAGAAAATCTTACGTCATCTTCGTAATGAGACTCATTATAATTAGAAAGAAGCCATATAAAATATCCAAATCCAGCAAGCCCTCCTCCAACTACTGCCGTCCAAAAAATAATCATTAAAATAGCTTTCAACCTGAACTCCTTTCTATTCTTCAATAAATTAGAACTTCTGATTTCTCTTCCAGACTCTAATTATTATCTTTCTTCTAAATATCTAATCTCTCTAAATTCTATCGAGGCTTCTCGTAAAGATTTTCCAATGGAATTAGAGGTCTTCTCTCTCGATACGATTCTTTAGAGTCTTTAGCGCGGTAAGATACTCATTATACAAAGATAAGGTATCTAATTGCATTTGAAGGGTTTCCTTATTACTAATTTTACTACACCAAGCCTCACTATTTTTGATATGGTCAAGAGCCTCGTCAATCTCTTTATTGATAAGGCCCTCCAGCCAACTCTTTACGGTTTCATTCATTTTAATATCCCTCCACCAAAAAACAGTCCGCACTAACTACCTTTTCATCAAAATCCTTTGCGATATCTCCAAATATATCCCATGCCATAAATTTATTTACGGCACTAACTTCAACTTCACCTTCATATCCACTTTCTGTAACGTAGACGATTTTCCAGATACTCATATTAAAATTCCTCCTCATCCAACATTTCATCAAGTCTATCTGCCATTTCTTCAAACAGGAATACCGGCTCATAACCCATTTCATTTGCAAGAGCAACAATTGCCCTCTTGTTCATATCATCCTTATGATTTTCTTTGTCCATTTTATGTGCAAACTCACAAGGTTTTCCATTGACAAATACATTAGTGTCGGTGATTTCGATTGTGAACTTTTTCATTTTACTTCAAATCCTCCAAGCCCTTAATACTTCTTAGTGCTTCACAAATGATGTCCCAACTCTCCTGATAAGTCTGCGCGCCATTTGCAAAAGGAGGATGAGGAACCCTGGAGTTCCACTTAGCATAGGAAGTCTCATAATGGCGATTCGTAGTAGTAGAAAGCATTGCCAGCCGATACTGGAGGTACATAGCCTTCTTGATGTAATGATAACGAGTCATATTTTTTTATCTTCCTTTCTTACTTTCTATATATAGTATACTATAAATATCGGAAAATTTCAAATTATAAAAATAGACTACGCAGGCATCTGCGTAGTCCTTTCGTTTACTTATTTTTGGGACTAGTTAGACGATAACCTCGCTTCTTACACCGCGCGGTAGCCTCATCAATGGTCTGACGATGGATAGAAGAAACTTTGGACAAAGCACCGGACTTCAAAAACTGATTCAGATTCAAAGGAAGATAATCATGGCAATCAGCGCAGACGTTATAGTGGCATTCATCGTTTTTATGGGCGCGGGCATGAATGTGGCCATGGAGATTGAAAGCCCAGCCGGCGCAGTTAATAGGTTCATGAGATAACAAAAGCTTCGGAGAAATCATAACGGGACCCTCATATACTTCATCAAAGAGCTGATTATCAGCTTCTACTATCCATTCCTTAAAGGCATAATGATAATTAAATTCTTGTCTAATTGTATACTTACAATTAGGATAAAGAGTCTTCATCTTATTAAGCGCCTCTTCCTTTGTATATTTCCAACAGCAATAATGAGCCGTATATATCTTTCTCTCATAAAGAGTTCTACCCGCATCATGATTGCCCATAACCAAAACCTTATATCCCCTCAAGAAAGGAACATAAGAGAGCGCGCCAACATCACCAAGACAAATAAGCGTATCACATTTCCCAACTTTAGAGTTGATACGGCGCACCAGTTCATCTGCAGAGGGCCGGTCATCATAGACATTTACAAGGTCCTCATCCTCAAAATGAGGGTCGCTAAAAACGAAAATTGCACCCTTTTCGCTCCACTTCTGGAAAGGCTTATATAGACTTTCAATCATTAAATTAATCCTCCATCCCGTTCTTGCCCGTATCGCCCACATTTTCGCCTTCATCATTCTGAAATTGTACAACAGCAACGACTTGCGTAAGATCAAGATAGATTGGAACTTCTAAACCATCTTCATATTTAAACGAAGTTAGTTCCCCTGTAATGGTGCTGTACTTACACCAAATCTTTTTAGCAACAACATCAAAACTTTGTCCGGTTTTAAGATATACTTTCGCCTTAACCATTATCTGACTAACCTCCATCCATTCTTTCTAATAATCCTCTCCATATAATTATCATCAATATTACTATATTCTGTATAAGGTATTCTAATCAATGAAATATTGTTTTCTTTACACCACTGATTTTTATAATTATCTCTTGATACAATGCCTTTATATCCATATCTATCATTACCAATTTCGTGAAAATGTTGCTCGCCATCATACTCAATAGGGATATTTTGTTCTGGCAAATAAAAGTCAAATACCAATTGACGACCAGTTTCTGGAAATACACAGCTTTCAAATCGTTTTTGGGTTATAAATGGTATTTGTGCCTGAATAAGAGATGAAATAATTCTCTCTTCATCTTTTGATTTGGCACATCCACAAGAAATGGTAGATCCATTAGATCTTGTAAGGTTGGAAGTAGATACGTAAGCAATATTGCCACAAGAACATTCACATTCCCAAATAATACCACCTTTATTATCTCGCTTTCCGCTATCGGCTTTTACAGTTAATCTACCAAATACGTGACCAATTAAATCGCTTGCTCTATTTCTTCCTGCTTGTTCGAGCCAGTCCAAAACGCGAATGTAGTCTCCTCCATCTACCTCAAAGTCGCCGGCATCATGGTCAAGACTAATAACAATAGAGTCATCAGACCAGTTATGCTCATAGGACTTAATAGCTGTAATAGCTTCACTTACAGAGCGCGCCCACAGCCATTCATCACAGGGCGGAGTTCTAATATCATCAACCCAAAGGTACATTAGTAATCCTCCTCTCGCGCCGGCTTCGCAAGAACCTCAGCCTCCCATACATCAATTGCAAAAGTCCGGTCTCGAATATCCTCGTCTACATCAAATGTATCAAGGAGCCGCGCCAGTCCTCAGCACAAAAATCAGACTTGTGGAGCCAAGCGCTACGAACTTTTTGAGTATCTACCATTGAAATTCTCCTTTCTTAGTTACTATCTCCACGAATGTCATGACTAATATCTACCCAACTATCAATGACGACAATGGGGTCTTCCTCAAACGTATCCGGCGCGGACTCATAGATTTCGCTAATGTCGAAGATATTTCCGCAACATCCACAGATAATCTCGTCCCGATAGGCGATACCACCAAGGCAAGTTTTATTAAAAAAATCCCAAAACTCTACCTGGGTAGGAACTTCAAAATAGTCATACTTCATAATAAGTTCTCCTTTCTCAATACAGGTCAATTCCGTCAACAACTTCATCGGACTCCCAAAGGTTTTCAAACTCCTCGCAAGACTGAATAGCAGACGCGTGAAGACTCATATTACTCAGAGTTTCAAACCACCTTACTGCCGCTACATCACTCTCAATATCCTCAAAGTGAGCCGTCTTTACCTCATAATCAGAGAGATGACTCCTACAGAGCGAGTTCAGAAAATACACAAGAGAGACACACTTATAATTCTTCCCAAACTTTACCACCACATCTTTGGAGTGGTATCCATCATCGAGAATAATAGCCTTAATCATTTTGAAACTCCTTTCTCTCTCACTTTCTATATATATTATATAGCTTTTTTAGGAAAATTTCAAATTTATTTTTTCCAGTGGAATAGGAGAAATGATAATTTTAGTTATCTTCGATTGTAGCCTTCCTCAACTAAATTATAACAATCAATAATATTACGTTCTAATCTATTTGCCTCTTCTAAAGTTAGGTTCTCTGCAATAATTGAATGTTCAATATTATTCCACCCATATTTTTCTATATCTTTATACATCGTGTCATTAGTAATATAGCCTCTACCATTATTCCATCGAGTTAGAGGATTCTTGCTTCGTCCGACGTATCTTTTTCCATTAGGAAAAGTATGAACATAAACACTATATTTTTCATTGTTTTCAGGGATTAGAGAGGTATCCTTCCTCAAAAGCCCTTTACTTTCTAATGCTTCTAATCCTCGACGAACACTGGTTCTACTATCAGTTGTTATATTATAATAATCTAAAATTTCTTTTTGGTTTTCATCAATCATTTGCTTTTCCTCCTTCTGGATTCATGTCCTGTCCAGTTTTGCCCATCGCGCAAACCGCTCTAAAAATAATAAAAACTAACTTTTTGACTATAAAAATCACACTTTATTATTTTTTATAAAAATAGTAAAATATAATTTTTATAATCGACCATAAAAATCATAAATTATGACGTTAAAAAATAGCGAAATAATATGAGAAAAATAAATAAAAGAAATATATAAAAAGAAAAGGAAACGAAAGAAAGAGAGCTTTCGCTCTCTTCAATCTTTCGGATATGGGATAAAATCATAATGAACCTTACTTCCCTCTCTAAGCTCCAAATATCCATAATCGACAAGAGCTTTGACAGCTTTATCATAGGCAGTCTTTCCAATTCCAGTCATATTTTTGAAATCTTCTTGACTTAGACCTACTATATATTCATTCTCATTCTTGAAAATATATTCCCAAAGAATGGCACATACTGGATTCCCAGTTCTTTTAGCTACCGCGCAGACATCACTCCAATAAGCCACAATCATTGAGCCTCCCGCGCCGACTAATTTTCCATTACTAAACTCTTTATGAGTTGTTATTCTTTTTTGATTAGGGAAAAATTTCCCATTTTGATTTTGATTGGACATTTGACTTACCTCCGCTCCTTAGAGTACTTCTCCATTTCTTGTCGAAGCTCAGGTGTATCTTCAAATATCCAATTCACAAATTTTGGATGGGCGACATCTGGAACCACACGAATAAATTCAATACCATTTTCTGTTATTCTTTCTGCCAGACGCCGACTATAAATGCGAATTGTTTTCATCAATTATCCTCCTGCTGATTGAAAAAATTATCAATTAACTCTCTCAAAAAATCACTAATCGTAATTCCTTTTTCTCTACAATAACCTCGAAGCTTATCATCCATCTTATCATCAAGATAGGTCTTTATCATATTATCATATTTAATCTTCATTTTCTCACCTCCCAATTATAAGTAAGCTTACTCAGCCCGACGTCCTATAATTTGGTACTTTTTGTCCTAAAAGAAAAGACAGGACTCGCGCCCTGTCCTCTCCCTACTGGATGCTACCCGTTACATCCACGCCATTAAGACTTACATAAATCAGAGTTCCAGTAGTATCGCAAACTCCAACTACTGCATCCATACCAACAGCTTCTTTGCAAGCAACACTCAAATCATCATAGCTCTTACTTAGCCCGCTAAGATAAATTACTTCAGTAGTCAGTCCAGGCTCAGCAATTATTACTTGATATCTACCGTCAACAACCTCAGTCAGAACCCGATTTCCATAAACTTCTTCCAGAAGTTCATCACACTTCTGTACCATTACAGCGGTAGTATTTGTATCAATAGAAGGCGCTACCTTAGTGGTTTCCTTTGACGCACAACCTACCATCATTACAATCATCATAAGCGCCAGACTCATACTAATAATCTTCTTCATATTTTCTAATCCTTTCAAATATTTTTTAGTCCATAAATATTAATGAACTTTCCATTTTTCATCTCAGTATACCAATATTCGTCGCCATAGTAAAAAATTCTAATTCTAATAGGTGTCCCATCACTATCAAAGTATTCTTTGGAAACTACTATTCTCCCATATCTCAAAAGGTCTCTTACTGTCTCTTCCATTTTAGTCCTCTCTAAATGCTGTTGCTTCTGTTAGGTCATCTACTGCTTTTAGAAGAGCTCCATTCATTTGCCGATGATACTCAGTGGCCTTTAGGAGGCTTCTAATGGTTGCCTGCTGGGCGCGTAACTGGCGCGCTCCCTCAAGCAGAACAGTGGTACACTCCTCCAACGAGCCTCCACAAGGACAAAACTGACACTCATTTCTATTTGCACAATATTCCAAAGTGTCACAAATCAGCTTAGTATTCATCTATCTTACTTCTCCTTATTTAACCAATAGACTGTTTTTCCATTTTCATTCTTTGAGGAGCCTGCTTGACCTCTTGCAACCATCGCGCGCATTGTGCCTGAAACCTGCGCGGGACTTACTTCGAATTGATACATCTGCATTGCCATTCCAGCAATTCGTTCTGCTGTCTGGCAACTAAGTCTCTCCAGAACTCCAACAATAGCTTCTTGTTTAGTCAATCCCATACACCGCCTTCGTAGTACGAATTTCCTGGTCAGCAATTTCGTCAATAGAATCTGCTCCCAACTCATTGCAATAATCGCCATAGGATTCACCACACCAGGCCCAGTTGTCTACTCCGCCCTGTTCGAGGGCTCGATAACAATTAGCCTCAAATACAAGAGATTTATAATAATTGGTATTAAAGAATTCTTGAAGTGTCATTAGATGTCCTCCTGGTCGCTTCCAAAACCCTCGAAATATCCGTCCTCGATTACCTCGTCCTCATAATTCTCATAGAGCGCGATAGTCATATTCATGACATCGCTTCCATAGTATTTCTCGATGACCTGCGCGCCCTCTGCGAAAGTTGAACCATTTGCCCAACCTTTAGCAATACGCTCTTTCTTATCATCATTATCCCACCAGACTACTTTATAACGAACCATTTGACTTCTCCTTTCTTAATAAACCATCTCAGCAGGAACATAGCCCTCTTTGAGAATCGTTCCCATCGCCTTATAATGCATAAGGCCGGACTTACCCTTGCTCTTCATCACAAGGCCTTTATCAACTAACTCATTCAAAATTCGAGCCATCTTTTGAGGAGTAACTTCAACTAAATCCAAACTTCCTTGTTGGATTTCTTTACTTGTCATATCTCTCTGTGCTTCCGCTAGCACAATCATTGCTTCTGTGGTCCAGCGCTGAGTTAGCTCCTTACTATATTTGGAATGAGTATAAGACATTACTGACGAGCCTCCTTTACCTCACAACAATAAAGCTCTACCATTTCACAAACTTTATATTTAATAAACGCAGAAACTTCATCATTGATTTCATCCTCTGGCCAAGTACTATATTCTCCCATTTCAGTTATGAATTCTACTCCAGCTTCTATTGCGTCATCATAACTTTCGAAAACCTCAATCACATTCGGACCCTTATATCGAAGCACATATACCTGTCTCATACTCAAATCCCCTTTCTCATTTTCTATATATATTATATCCTATATTTAGAAAATTCTCAAGTTTTCTTCTGAAAATACTGCTCGAAGTCTTCCTTAGAAGCATCAGAGTAGTTTAATGAGCAAGAATCCTTCCATCGGAACTCCTCTGAAGTTATAAGCTCACTTTCTTCTGCCCTAAAGAAAACTCCGCTCCAATTTTCTCTACTTGTCATTTGGGAGAACAAATGAAACGCATCATTATAGTAGTCATGAGGGTCTACGGCATAAAAAGTCAACTTATACACCTTAGCCATTATTCATTATCCTCCCATACAAGTTTCTTCTTCGCCAGCCCTGGGTCAGCATAGTCAAACTCCAGACAATAAATACCAAGAGACTTTTCATCGCACCAAAACTTCATTACATACCCAGCGCGCGTCAAAATTTTTATTAGAGAGGTAATATCCTTCCACATTTCTTTTTCGGATTCATACTCGGTCTTATCAAAAGTTATCTCATTCATTTCCATTCTCCTTAGTCCCAAAAGTGATAAAAGTTTTTACAAAATAGGTCGAAAAATTCCTCTTTCGCATTATCCATCATTGCGCACTGTTCCTCAAAACTTATGTTATCATACATCTTATCATCTTTATCCATAAAATTGAGAAGCGTTAACATTCGATTGAGAATTCGGTGCCATTCTCGCTGGTTTTCTTCATTAGTTAGGTCTGCATTGAGAATAGGATAACCCCAACTATTATCCCTAAATTCTACTAAAATCTGTTTCATCATTTCAATAAAATAACTATCGAATGCCCATTGCGCTGTCTGAGAAAATCCATGCTTGAAGAAATAATAAAGACGAGAAGGAATATACTTTAGGTCTCTAATTTTGAATCGAAGACAACCTCGAAAGAGCCCATAAAAAGGACTTGTTATTTTTTGCTTACTCATTATGTCCTCCACATTTTCTGTAGTCCTGAACTCCTTCTGGAACAGGAACTTCGCAAGTATCAGTATTATTGGTTCGCTTCATCTCACAGCCAATAAAATTAGCTTTGCCGCTCCAATAGCAATAATCTTTCAATAGGCAATCATTACAAATAGACTCCATTTAAGGTTCCTCCTTCTCAGCACTCATACACCAAAAGTTCTCACAAGATTTACACCTTTCTGCTAATCTTCTATGCTCTTCATCTAAGTGTAATTTACAAAAAATAGGCCCACATACAACCTTATCATTTTCAAATTCAATCACTTCATGAACTACATAGTTACAATAATCACAACAAGGAATGCAGTCCTTACCACACTTCTTCATAGTTTATTCTCCTTTCGGCGGCTCTGGCAGCGGCATCCAGTGGGTTACGGACGGAAACCCGTTCCTGAAGTATTCAAAATATGGTTTGTCTTTAAACTTGTCAGCAGGAACAAATTTGCAAACTTGAATTTTACCGCCATAATTGAAACCTTTGAGCACGCATAGCACATACTCTCCTTCTTCCGGCAACCTATCCTTAACCGAAATCCACTTTGTTTTTTCGAGCGCAGAAATTGCCATTGCTAAAGCATCAAGGCTTACTTCTTCGGCAGGGACACCCTTGCCACCGTGCGCCAAATATGTGGCATAACCATCTGTCCGCTGTCGATGTTCTTCTCGCAAGATAAAAATTGCATCCTCAATAGGTAATTCCGCCAGCTTTTCCCTAACATCCATCACTCAGCACCTCCATCCATTTTTGCGCCACAGTTGGGGCAGAAGTCTGGCATCCAATCGCACCAAATATCTGCGTCTAAATCTTTGAATTTATCTCCGCCACATACAGGGCAAATTGGATTACCAGGTTCCCACCGTCCATGCACCACCGGGGCAACGTCGGCGGCAGGAATTAAAAGCAATCTCCGGACATCTTTTGACGTGTGACCGTCCCACGGCTTTCCTTTGTCCAATTCCTTGCACTGAAACAGATCCCAGTCTTTTAACTCATAGTGGTATGTGTAACATCCTTCGTCGGTGTCAAAACCCATGATGAACCATCCCCCGCCGAAAGGAACGCTGCCGTCCTCATGCCGCTTGCTTTTCCATGCATTCGGATTATTTTTAGCAAGAGCAGCAGACAAAATGAGCCTTTGTTCATACAAGTCTGCGAAAGTATGGTATCCGTCTGACATTTTTTCAACGTCGGCGGTCGCGTCTATTACCTCACTGCACATATCGTCCACCCAGCAAGCTCGGCACTTACAGCCGCTGTGGTCTTTCCCTGCCCCTTTGCACGGTAAACAATATCGCTCTTCGATGTCTTTCAAAAACGCTTCCCGATCGATGTATTCATCCATTGTTATACCTCCTTTATTTTGCATAAACTTCAAAATTGCTTAGTGCTGGCCCTGCGGTCATTGTACTACGGCTAAACAGCCGCAAGGAAGGCAGTCAATACTCCATCCTTTTGGCTCGATACGGCTCGGAAATTCGCCGACTCGCCAATTTCCGTATCCGCCAATTCCGTCAAGGTTCAATACATCAGAACAACCGGAAAGTTTACAAATCGGCTCACCCTCTTTGCTAACCGCGACAAAATCCATACACATCCATCCACTGTTATGCGCATAGTCCTGCGGGATAATAACCAACGCGTTAAATTCTCCAATATCTCTTGACCATCCGCCTCTGTCAGGTACTTTTTCAAAATCTTCCTTTGTTATGTCAAAAACGTTCATTCTTCCTTTATCTCCATTCCTTTAACACGCGCTTATTGTAACTGTCCTGCTTTTCCATTATTTTCATCATATGTCCACATATAATCATGAGTAATTAAGGGCTTATTCTCATCATAAGTAAATAAATGTGCGCGAATGGTTGCCGTTGCAAATTTAATATGATTTTTTGTTTTGTGAGAAACAAAAGTATAAACCACTCTAAAGCTATCTGATTTAACTTCAAAGATTTCAGCACCTTTAGCAGACTTAGAAATATAATCAAAAGCATCGGAAAAAGTTTGAAATAGTTTTTCATGCCCTTCGATATAATCTTCTATTACTACAGTAAAAAGACCAAATTGTCTTGCAGGTATATCTCTCATTTGCCTATCTCCTTTCAGCACTAATATTTATCTCCCTTTTTTCTATAAATATTATATCAAAAATTTAGAAAAAATCAAATAAAAAAACTCCCCAGGTTCTTAACCTGGGGAGCACTTTTTAACCTAAAATTTCATTTACTCTCTTTTGTACTGCTTCATAATCATAACCAGCAGCGGTTAGCCTATTCTTGCGGTCTGCACCATTGCCCCATTTACCGGCAATAACTTCTCTTGCGACCTCATCAATATTCTTTTTCGCAGGAGCAGACAGTAGCTTATTCACATAATTCTGTACTTCATCGTAGTTATATCCAGCAGCGGTTAGCCTGTTCTTTCTGTCCTGACCATTGCCCCACTTGCCTTCAATGACTTCCTGAGCAATCACAGCAACTGACTTTTTTGCAGGAGCAGCTTTTGGATATACAACGTTACCATTGCTATCAAATACCTTATAGCCTTCCTTGCAGGCACGAATAGCATTGTCAAGTACTGCAAATGCACCAATCTGAGAAGAGGCATCTGTCCAGCTCTTACGTACACGATATAACTCATCTTTAGAAGAAGGTGGAGTTGGTTTTGGAGTAGGGACAGGAGCAGGATTTGCCGTCTTATAAGTCACATCAAAGTAATTGCAAATACCATGAGCAATAGCTTCACCAATATCAGTAGTATGCTCCACGATCCACTTTGCTACACTTGGAACATCATGGAACTCACACTCGATATAAGCAGTAGGAGCATTTGGCACACGAATTTCATATAGCTGCGGATTGACTGAAATATTCTCACTCTTACCGGGAGTCAAAGGTGCAAGTACACTAAAGATAGCCTTGCAAGCCTTCATGCCTTTACCGCTTGCGTCATGGCAGAACATACGAGTGCCACTCACTTTACCATTATAAGCATTGGTATGAATACAAACATGTAAATCTGCACCAAAAGCATCAGAAGCTTCACACTTACTAGCCATCGTACCTTCATGCTGTAGCTTTACAGAGATGCCACAACGCTCAAGTGCGGCCTCGCAAGCATGAGCAATCTTGCCACATTGTACTCCTTCGGTAGTATTGCCCCACGCGTAGGCATTATTGAATTGTTCGCTTGGGGATAAAAAAACTTTTGCCATAAAAAGCACTCTCCTTTTAATATTAACTAAAATTTAAAATTTTCTTGAATAGCTTACCATGCTAAACAATCATATCCTTTTTCTTTTACATCGAGCACCTGATAACGCAGGCGCTCAAGCGGGAGGGCTAATCGCCCTTTTCTCCCTGTGCGCCATCCGAGCCATTCGCACCATTGGCTCCACGAGACGGCTTCCCGGTGTCCGTGCTGCCGATGTACCAGTTCCCATTGTCGCCGATGTGCGGGGTAACGCCGTCCGAGCCCTTGGCAACGCCAGCGTCCAACGTGGTGCCGTCTGTCAGCGTCAAAATCAAATGTCCGCTGTCGTCAATGGCGGCGGACTGGATGTCATTCCCACCGCCCTTGCGTTCTAAGTCGAGGATTGCATCTTGTATCTCATTTAAGTTTTTCGCAGTTATAACTATTTCTCCACTCACATAATTTCTCTTTGTAAGCGCCATTTATATTCTTCCTTTATTCCGCAATTGCTTTATTAACAATTGCTAATCCGGCAATGTTTGTATTTTCATCTATAGTTCCATTATTTATTATCCAGTTACAATATACTAAACCAGTTGAAGTCTTTATAAAAGATATACTATCTACTATTTTAGTTCCATCATAAATTTTTACAGACTGAATTTGATGCGACGTTACTGGGATTTTTCTTTCAGAAATTCCTACTCTTAATTGGCACCTATTTGTAGTGGCGCCACCTCCTGTACTATCAGTAACTAAACAATAAACTTCCTGATTGTCATCTTCACTATGTGATAGTTTCCAACTATATGTTTGTGAAGTGCTAGCAATAGAGCCATTTTTATACCACTTATAAGAATAACCCGTTCCTCCATGAGCAGTAACCTTTAATGATACGTTATCTCCGTCATATCCTGTCTTATAGCCAGGAATACTGCTAACAGTTATAGTATTTACAGGAGGTTTTATTTGAGGAAAGGTTACTGTCCCGGAAACGGATAGAGAACCGGGAGTATAAGCTGTTTGATTCCCTGATACCCATTGAGCAGAAACATCCACCGAAGTTGCAGAGGTATCTGCCACTGTTATTGTTTTACTACCGATAGTATAGAATCCAACAGAACTAAAATTATATTTTTGATAAGTTTTTGTACCTTGGATTACATAGTAAGCAGAATTGTTGTTATTATTATAAGATTCACCAGTTCCATTATAAACCTTCAAAGTCAAATTGATTGTGGTTGCTGTAGTAGATTGGGAATAACTATATTCTAATCGAGCATACCATCCTGTTGAGGATTTAGGGCCATTAAAATAAGCCATTTACATCCTCCTTTTAGTTGGTACGATACCAAATATAGACAGCCAGATACGGAGGCATATTATTGTGGGCCTGGCCGCCGCAGTTGGACGACTGACCACCGGAATAGGCATTGTACTGATTGCTTGCGGCCTGATACAGCCGGATGGCGTTCACGCCTTCCGTTATACTCTGGCCGGTGTATTTGAAACTATGGGTGTGATCTGGTATTTCATTTCTCGTTAGCGTGTGCTCAGACTCACCGCCGCTACTTCCCGCAGGATAAGCATTACTAACTCCAAGTAAGAATTTTCCCTGAACTTGCTTCCAAGTTCCTCCAAATAGTGTTCCTGGATTCGTACTATTCATAGACATATAAACAGCGCCTATTGGGTACACATTATCGAGTACAAAATTAGAGCCTGCTGTTTGAAAAAATACCTGATCTGCCACAAGATTATTGGGTAACGTTGGGCCATACATTGCTGATGATAGCTTCAGACCTCCGGTTTCCGTTACTGCTATATTCTTTGAAGGGCCAAACCCCATACCCATTTGTAATACGTTGTTGATTCTATTAATTTGAACATATCCTGCTTCGTCTGTACCCTGCAAAATACGTAAAAATGCATTTGTTTTTTTACTGATGGTTAAATTCCCCGTCAAGACCCCACCAGAGAGAGGTAACTTTTTTTCAAGCTCAGCATTTACAATTTTATTTTGAACAGGATTGGTAGATGTATCAGACATTGTAGAGTCTACTATCGTTTTATTTGCTTCAGACTCAATTCCATCTAATTTTGCTTTGTCAGAAGAGCTCATAAGTCCGTCAGAAGAAGAAGTTGCTTTCTCTGGAGAAACATTCTTCAAATCTTTTAGCGCGGTTGTGCCGTCACCCATTCTAATATTGACATTATAAGGTTTGGTTCCTTCATACACAAAACAGAGTTCGCCTTCTTTTAATACAATATCTGAACTTTCTGCTGTGGAGGCTGTTGCTCTTTTAGATTGAATTGTACAGCCTGAATTTATTCCAGAGTTTAATGTACTATTTTCAGTTAGAATTTTTTCATATGCCATATTTTACCTCCATAAGTAATATTCACCGTCCCCGCTATTATAAATAATAAAGGTTTGTTTTGTTAAAGGAACTGAGGATACAGTCAACACAATGTTTACATTGACTGTAAGCTCAATATCTTTAGTAAGATATTTTTCCTTTGTAGGAAAAGTATATTTCTTTAAGGAGGTAGTTTGAGTGATAGAACCAGTCCAGGCGGTATTGTTTGTAAATTTACTTGCCTTGAACCTCTCCTCCTTTTCTATTATACTATTCAATCTCCTCGGTAAACAGAAATCTGTACCGAGGAGACATTACCATTGCGATTATATTCTTTACGCATGGTTACATTATAAAAGCCATAATCTACAGCAGTAGTCTGATTTACATAAAGGATACTGCTTAAACTTGTCTTTGCAATATATTTAACATCGTTAGTGGCAATCGTGCCTATTACAATCTCATTAAAAGCGCAGCATACCAAATTACATCAAATGCCTAATAACATAAGTGCTCAAATGAGAGGGTTAATCGCCACTATTCACAGCTGTAATCTTAACGATCTGGCCGATCGTTTTGCTATCTACAATCCTCCTTTATCCGGCAATTGCTTTAATCGGGTGCGCGGCCAGATAATCAGCAACTACCTTGGCGATGTCATTCGGGTCTACGCTACCGCCACCATGCTGATCAGCATATGATTTCGCAAGAGCTAAAGTTATAACATCAAGACTCATCTATTATTACCTCACATCTCATATCATTTTCCATCATTTCCCATAATAAAGATTTGCTTTGTGGAAATGACATAAATTTTATCTCCAAAGGTAATCTTCTCATTTTGAGCTAGTGCAGTCTTATCAGCATCCGTCATACAATATCATAATCTGTCTTGCACGTTTGCTCGCGCCCATGATTGAGCAAGGATATAACTATCCATCTTCTTTCCTCCTATTTTATAATAAGTAAGAGAAATGCCTTCTCTGTATTTAAGTAGAAATGGAACTTATGGAATATAGAAAGTTCAATTCATAAATGAGAGGAAAATCAAATTTTTCTCTCACAAATTATTTATAATCTCTTTCTTTCTTATTGCTTCTTTAATTTTTCTTTTATTAGACTTCCTTGAAGTAATTTCTCACAAGATGGGAAGGAGTATAATATAATATTATACCTTGCCATTATTGTAATCTCTTATGCACTTATAAATATCACTATCCCATTGAAAGGCATATGTTCGCCTGTCAAGTAATTGCATAGTATTCTCTCCTAAGTTCATTCCTCAAATTATAAGTAGAAACTATTCAATCTCTTTTTAAGATTTTAGAAAAGAAATCTTTATTTCTCACTTTTTAGTGAAAATTTGAAAAAGTCGAATTTTCTGCTATAATAAAATATATAAAGAATTTATAAAGAGCGAGGAATTATTTATGACCAAAGAAAATTTTTCAAGACTTATGAACGCAGTAAAAAACCATAGTGATTATATTTGTAATTTATATAAAGACTATGGTATTGATTTTGTAAATAGTCCTGTTATGGAAATTGAAAGTGAGATTACAAAGTATCTGAAGGCTCAGTTTAATGATGAGTGTGATTGGATTAGTTACTGGATGTGGGAGTTAAACTTTGGAGAAGAATGGAAGCCTGGCACTGTAACAGAAAATGGAAAGGATATCCCCCTAAAAACAACAGATGATCTTTGGAATCTTCTGACAAAATAAAAATAGACCCTACACTTCTAAGGTGTAGGGTCTTTTCTTATGGCTTTGAAAAATAATGGTTACCAACTTTTGCAACCGGAGTTCCAAAATCATGATACTGGCCGGTTCTAAACCAACAAATATCAGGAATTCTTCCTCCATTCAATACATAATAAATAACTTCATATTGCATCGCTGTTGGTTCAGCATCATCAACATACGGCGCAGGTTCAAAAGCATTTATATTATGCGCGCTATTCCAAATTGAGGTATTGTTTCTTTCACAATAATTTAGAATAGCAGAGCAAGTATATACCTGCCCTTCCCAAGATTGATTGCCTGCTTCACACCATAGAAGTTTCGCCAAAATTTCCTCTTCTCCAAAATAAACTATTTTAGTTTGAAGTTCTTCTTCTAAGGCACGATTGCGTTCCTCAAGCTCTTGGATTTGTTGCTCTTTACTAGTATTCTCTGCTGACAAGTTAGAATTTTCTTTTTCAATAGCATTGATTTTTGTAATAAAAAAATTAGCCTGGGCCATAAAACCCAGGCAGGTAAATGAAATAATTGCCAACAGGAGAACTAGGTTTCTGCGTGTCATAAGACTTATCCTCCTTTAGTTTTATCTTTTACTTCAATTTCTCAATCCACTTTTTTGCAGACCAGTCTTTAGTCATATCTTCCCAAGTTTTATCGCTAAAACAGAATTGGCGAATTACTGGATTAGAAATTTTATTTACAGTAGAGGCGAACTCCTTTCGGGAGGTAAAATGGAACTGGGACTGGAGAAGAGAACGAAGGAGTTTAGCCTCTGCTTGTAAAGTAGATTTTTTCTTCTGAAGTTCCTGTAATTTGGGAAGATATTCACTTGCGTAGCAAGAGAACTCTTCAGTTTCTCCTTTTAGAATTACTTCCATTAGACGCTCTTCTGTAATTATGTTATTGTTGCGCGCGTAGTGGGCGAGGATATATTGAGGAGATTTGACTTTGATGCGATTAAAGTTTTTATCGCATACAACATAACCCTCTCTATCCCAGGGAAGCTCTTGCGCCATTCTAATCAAATCGGAGAGATTAGAGCAGTTATAAAGTTTAGGATGGCAAAACTCTGGAAAAACAGAAGGACCATAAAATTCCTGATAATCTATCATTCTGCGCTCTCCAAGATAGTAAATTCCAATACTTTCATAGGGAATTACTACACGAGTATAAGGACTAACCAACTCAAACATATAAGTGCGATACCTATTTAGTTTATTGCAAAAATCCTTTAAACTCTTATATCCTAAGCTCCGAAGTCCTTCCTCAAAAATACACCCAAAAGTTGGATAATTAATATCACCACTCGGCGCGGTATACGCATCAATACCAGAATTGGTAATTAGATACCATTCACCCCCCCAGTAGAAAAGACGCATCAACGACCCATCAATCTTTTCCATAACCCGCGCGGTAGTCCAATCAATTGCAGAGGCATTAGGCTCTCCATAGTTAAAAAACTTGTCAAATGCCCTGGACACACACTCCCAAGTGCCTTCGGTGAAGACAGCTCCCCGCGCTTCACGAACAATCGGATTAGAAAAATCAGACTGAATTTGGTTATACTTGAAACTTACGAAACCTTTCCACTTGTTCCATTTTAGACAATAAGGTTCTCTACCCAGGATTTCCTCCCAATCGTCTTTATGCTCCATTGGAAACTTTTGAAGTTCCATTTTGTCCTCCTTTCTATGCTTGCCAAAATTCACATTCTTGTTCTTTTAGTGTCTCCAGATGCTCCTCATTATTTATATCAAAAGGTACTACATCATAAATAATATCTCTCTCAATAGAGTTGGCATATAGGCCGTCAATATACTCCGTTTCTGCTTGAGACATTTCTCCTACAGTAAAACCCTCATCCTCAGCAATGTCTGCCCAAGTTTGAACTCCATGGAGTCCTTCATAACTATCTCTATCCTCTACCGCACTATCATAGCAAAACTTTAGCGCGCTCTGTTCATCTCTTGCTTCAATAGCAATATTATAAATAGAACCAACTGTACTACAACCATAAGTTCCAAAAAATTTCATTTAATCCTCTCCTCTCACACTTCCAAGTGTATCACATTCATTTAAAAGCTCTAAGGCTTCACGGGCACTCTTTGGAATTTTTTCTAAAATTTTACTATTTCTTGAACCAAATTCCATGTGGAGAGCAATAAGCAACCAAGCCTTTTCAAAAACTTGTTTGAAATTTCCACTTGTAACAAAATCATAGGAAGTCATAAAAAGATAAGCTCCATAGTTTTCATGTCCATAGTAATGAGCTTTATCAGTAATCATTTTTTTACTTCTATCATAAAAAGTCTTAGTATAGAATTTCCCAATATCATGATATCGCGATGCAAGAAGTAAATAATATTCATTAGTACGCAAAGACATCTCCATTAAAGTTCTATTAAGATGTTCTTGTACACTTTCTGTATGCCATGGCGCGCAATCATGAGGCATAATTGCTTTTGGAAAATAGTCAATTAGCTTTTTATAATCTGAGGCAGAAAAATTAGGATTATTATAAATCATAATACTATCCCAACCTTCATAATCTAAAGGAATTTGAAATTGAGTAGCTTGTCGATAAATAACCTTTTTCCCAACTTTTCTATTTCTGTCCTGGTCTCTTTTTATACAAATTTCAATTGGAGTTGCAACAATCACACAAATTTTTTTACAAGTAATATCTGAAAGAGCGTGAAGAAAACTAATTCTTTTATTTCTATTTAAATTCGTAGCATCATAAATACAAATTTCATTTTTCCTTAAAGCCTTTTTAATTCGTTTATGAAGCTCATTGAAAACTTCTCCATTATGAGTTTGATCGTTTTCATCTCCAAAAAGTTCTTCTCGAATTTTGTCAGAAGAAAAAACCTTTCCGCCAGACAACTTAGCATACTCTTCTGCCAAAGTGCTTTTTCCAGAACCAGAAAGTCCCATCAACATAACTAATGCCGACATTATTTTGTCTTCATCCCCTTTCTTATAACTAACAAATGACTGCATTTCTTTCCATTTGTGCAACCTGCTCGATGAGGATTTGTACATTTTTCACGTACTTGGCGCGGACTGAGTTTACAGTTGTGAAGAAGACAATACCCCCTTCTCACTTCTCTTCAACCAAGCCATTCTCTTTCAGAACCTCACGCATCCACTCATTATAGCATCCACGATTATTGAAATATCTCTTCATAAAACACATTGCGACGCCTTTCTCTGCATCAAAAGAATCTTCAGGCTGACATTTCACAATAGTCTTAGTTCCATCGTTCCAAAGAGCAACAGTTGTACCCTTTTCCTTATTGATAACAAACTTCGCATTCGTCTTAGGACGAGGAGGAGCAGTAACAATTTCAGCAGTAGTAATCTCACGAATTACCCCACCAAAATTAGGCCGAGTAGAAACAATAGAACAGACCTTGACAGGACTGGCATAGGTTGTAATCCCATCGGCAACAATCTTGTAAGTCGCACCCTTAATGAGATTCAACTTAGTCTTATAAAGGTAATCCTTCATCGTACCACTAAACTTAACATAAACATAATTCATTTTCTTATTCTCCTTTCTTATTAAAAACCACTATAATCAAAAATAACTGGCGAATCATTTAAGTATCCAAAATTTCCTTTATGAAGGTCATTAATGTCATTTTCATAGATAAAATCTAAAAGCTCTCGATTTTCTCTAATAATGGCCTCAACTACTTCATAATCATCCATGTCATTTTCAACATATCCACTGATTCTATCAGCATAATCTTCATCAGTTTCTTCTTCTTCCTGGGGATTAACACTATATGCATAATTCCAACATTCATTACTAATCGTAATATCATCTTTATCTACTTGTCTTTGAAGATAAATCGGAATTTCATCAATTACTCCATAGAAATAACAAGGAGCAAAAAAGTTGGTGAGATGAGCTTTATGAGCCAGAGCATAATTTTCTGCTTCAAGATGGCAATAGTTAGTTTGGGTCTTATAAGGAATTTTTATAACCCAATTATCATCTCCAAACTTCACAACAATCTTCGTACATCCATTCAACACTTTTAGGTTAGTATTTTTAGAAAGTTCCAAACACCAAATGTTGAAACGATTACGATTTTGATGATAAGTGTCTTTGAAGAAATCGGTAATCCCCCATTCATTTAGAACCCGCGCCACCTCATGAATAGTTTGACGAGAGGGAAAATCCATTTTATTTACTCCTTTCTCACTTTCTATATATATTATATTATAAATATAAGAAAATTTCAAATTATAAAGAGAAAGACCCGTCCAAAGACGAGCCCTTCTATTATTTCATATATTGAGAAAGTATATCACGAAAATTTTTCAAAAAATGGTAAGAGATTTTTGTGTCGCGAAGAGCTTCTTCTTTTTGGGATGCCCAAGGAGCTTCACCTCTCGCGCGAGCTTGTCGAATCTCTTCATTCGTATCATATTTTATTTTCTTTGGTGTCCTATATTCGACTTTTACTAATTCTTCAGGAGTTCTTCCAATTTCATCAATGGCGCGCGCCATCAAATCCAAGAAAAAGGAGAGTGGTAAAAATACTCCATTCAAATCCATAATATGAATGGACTTTACTCCGGTCTTTCGAAGGTCTTTCCCTATTGTCTCATAATCATCAAAAAGCATCATTGCTATATCTTGCGCCAAATTTTGACAAACAGTATCATAGAGGTCCATGTTCTCACCAACTGCGCCTTTCATACTATTTATCATTACACCAATAAAAGTTCTAACATTTTTGTTGACTTTTTTCATTACTTCGAGATAAGTTTGAGCAGAAATTTCTGCACCCGCAGAAAAGCCGGCCTCTTTGAAAAATTTGGTAGACATTGTATAGTTTTTGGCATTAGAGTAAATAATAAACCCATCATCTAAAGTTTGTAAATATTTATTGATTTCTTCTGCTTTTTCAATATTGTGCTCTCTATCTGTGTCTTTTATTCTTTCAAGAACATCTACAATAGGCCCGGCGTCTATTCCGTAAAGATACATATTATCTGATTTTATTCCATATCCTCCGCCACGAATTGTTTCAACTTTTCCGTTTATTTTCATTTGAGAAATTACCTGAACACAAAGATTTTCGATAGCCTCCAAGGCAATACCACCTCGTTGTCCTTGTTGAGCTTTTAGAGGATCTTTGAATTTTTTAGATGCACCAGCTTTTTTATAACTCTCAAGACTAATTTTTTCTTTTTCAGCTTTTAATGCTTTTTTCAAACTATCTCCAAGAGCATCTAATTTATAAATATCTTTGAATTGCTGAGCCAAAGAACCAGGAGTATCAATAGTTCCTATACTTCCTAATAGAGCTTTATAAGCGTCGGCATATTGCTGAGCTTCTTGCCCTAACTCTGGTTGCGCGCGGAACATTCTCTCGATACTATCTACAACTAAAAAATTCATATCTTTTTTTAGTTGTTCTTCAAAAATTATATCTAGTGAACGTCCAGTACGCTCAAACTCACTTGCTACTTTTTCCCATAGAGTATCTGAATAAGCATTCCAAGCCTGGATAAAATAAGAAGGAAAATAGGAAATTGTAGTTTTTTGTTTGTCAGTTTTTAGTAATAGCTGAAGATTACGCTTATAGAGGTCTTTAAAATTCATTGCTTCATTTAGAACATCAATAAATTCTTTTACTGATTTTCTATCATCAAAATCTACACTTATTGGTTTGCGGAAAACTTTTTGAATAAAAGCCGTTTCTTTTGCTTTTTCTATTGTTCCCATTCGGCGCAAGTTTTCTGAAGTCTTTTGAAGTTCTTTTAGTGAACCTCTTTGAATCCCTAAATTTTTCTTTACTGTATAATATAATTGAGTATAGCCATCTTGCTTCAACCGCTCATAATAAACATACATATCGGCTAAAGATTTACTACGCTCATATTTTTTTTGAAATTGAGTAGGAGTAGCCATACTTCACCACCTAAAAAATTAGGGAGAGCCGAGGCCCTCCCCATATATTATAAACAGGAAAACTCCTGGTCAATCTAACAAATCCGCCATGCGCGCGACCTCTGAACGCTCGGATTTCTCCAATTTTACATATCCAAAATTTGGATTACCAGCTAATCTTTCAATCATAATCTCAAGACCCCGACTCTTCTCAAAGGAGCTTCGGTCTCTCTGCTTGATATCTCCATCCATCCAAAGCTGAGAGCCTTCATCAATACGACCCATTATTAGCTGTATATGTTCTTTTGTGAGATTTTCACTTTCCATAGAATAGAGAATGGAATTGCGAATACTACGCCCACGTAAAAATCCAAGAGGAATAACCTCAAGACGTCCAGTATCAATCAAAGTCTTTAGTCCCTCAATGCCTCCACAATGGTCAGCCAAGGGCATTACATATGGAAGGGTCTTGTCGAATTCTGTTTTTACTACCTAAATTTTCATTTAGGAATAGACCATATCTTATAATGTAGATTTAATCCACAAATATTTATCATACTTTCTTTTTAAGTACACAGAAGAATCATCATATAGCCACGACAATATTTTTATAACTTGTTGACGTCCTCGCCAAGCACATCGACTTTTGTTGGTCATTTTAGCTATTTTATTATGCTTTTCTTTACCTATCTGTTTATCAATAAAAAGCTGGAACTCTTCTACTGTTTCATAAAAATAACTGGTAAAATCACAGCTTACTTCATTGATATTTCCAGTAAAGCTAATTCCGCCATCGCCATCAAATAGGCCTCTAATATAAGCTCGTTGAAATTGTTCTGGAATTTTCTCAAGATAAAGCTTATTTATAACATGAGTTTTATTCGGAACTATTCCATAATTTGCTAAATCTTCAAACATTTTTTGACTTGCAATTTCAATTCCACAACATTCTTTTTTTTCTCTTTTATCATATTTTGTTTTAGTATCTATTTCCAACCATTTTTTTATTTTATCTATTATTTCTTCATCTAATAGTTGAATTGATAAACGGATTTGATAAGAGTTTCCAACTTTTCGGACGCTACCATCAGTAAATAAAAAACCTAATAGCCAAGCTTTTTCTTCACTATCAATAACACTAAAAAAATCATGTTTTAAATTTTTATTATAAGGTCTATAATCATAAACTATATTATTTTCTTCCATAATTCTTTTTATAATGGTTATGTCTCGATTTATGGCTTTGGAAGCATCTTTATAGCTTTGATGATTTTCTATAATTGTTTTTACTATTTCAATTTCTTCTTTTGAAGGAACATACTTTCGTAAGCCTAATTTTACTTCTATACCATGGTTATATAATACTTTTGATACAGTAGTTTGCTTATGATGAGTTTGCCGAGCTATTTCTTGTGTACTTAAATTTTTTTCAGTATATAACTGAACTATTCTATTTTGCTCTTGTAAAGATAATCTACAAGGCTTCAATATTTGCTTTTCATTCATACATTATTCCTCCACTTCGATAAAATATCTACTCTCTTCCGAGATGGTCGTTGAGCCTTCCCCTCATCAGGGCTTGGTTGCTGATTGTCCAATCTGTTTACTTTTTCAACCGTCACGCTTACCTATAATCTCAAGGTTACGCAGTGGTAAAACAGCTCTAAGGAGGTTCCAGCAGTTCAAAGGATTTATTTTTATTTCCAGAGCCAGATTAAAACAACCCTGGAAGAGCCCCAATAGGGTCTGTATCTTTTACTTGGATATTGTTCCGAATAAAGATGATTTTTTCAAACTTATTCTTTTGAAGAGCTTCAATCATTCCCTCAATCATAATCATTGATTTTCCACTACCGAATGGGCCTGTTATAAGTTTGATAGGGGCATCACTATGAATAAGGTCCATGGCGCATCTTTGCTCAGAATTTCTGGGCTTCATTACTCCACAAAATTGGCTTTCAAAAGTTGGATAAGAAACTCTCTCAAGCCAGCCATTTCTTTTCTTATAAAAATCAATAGCTTCATACTCATTATTTTCAAGAATCAAATACTGATTCTCCATTAGTCTATCTGCAAATTCATTAGGATTTTCGTAGAACCGTGCGAGGTCATCATTTTCTGGCAAAGAGAAATAGTAAATTCCAGTATAATTCATTATGCCTCCTTAGATTAGGTCATAAATAGAAGTAATAATTCCATCATAGACTTTTTTTCTCTACACATTTTTCAGCACTCAAATACCAGTCACTTTTCATTTTTTCTTCTACTTCTTCTTTATCGAAAATGGTGCGCTCTATAATAATATCTGAGAGTTGCTCAACTTGACGTTGATATTCACTCATGAAAGCTCTGAGTTCCTCATATGAGCCTCCGACACCTTGACAGCTACCTTTATGAAAAAGGACTGTTGAATTTTTTAGACCATAGCGCTTATGACAAGCCAATAGAATCATAGCAGAAGCACTGTATGCCTGACCCATATTTATACCAATAATAGGAGTAGCTGAAAGTCGAATTAGGTCATAAAGAACCCCCAGCACATCTAATGAACCACCAGGAGAATGAATAAGAAGCTTGATAGGCTTTCTCTCCCCAATAGGAATATCCTTATCTTCCCGATTCCATTTCAAAATATAATGAGCAAGATTTAGAGTATAAGAACTAATTTCATCACTAATCCAAAAAACTCTCTCGTCCAAATCATGATAAAAAGCTAAAAGAGTTTCATCCGGCAACAAATAATTCGCACTTTCCGGAATCTGGACTAATGGTAATACCATCTGCTCTTCACATTTCTTCATAAAATATCCTCCATAGGATAGATTTTCCTTTCTACTCAAAAGTAGATTTTTCTATCCTTCTTTCTACTAAGTTAGTCTTTACTTATAAAAAGAGGGTCGGCGCCGTATAGGTTCCGACCCATTAGTCATAAATTATTCGCCAAAACCAATAATATCAAATAGACTACGAAAAGCACTACCAATGTCATAATCTCCATAATCTTTCCAATAGTTTTTCAGTAACTTATTATAAGTTTCTCTGGCTTCATTGATTTCCTGAAGGCGCGCTTCCTTCTCTGCCTTTAGCTTGGTTAGACGCTCAGCCTCTTCTGCTTCTTTCTTCTTCTGCTCATCGAGCTTTTTCTTATAAGCACACTCAGCGTTAATTAGCTCTTCCTGGGTATCATAAATCTTATTTAGTGTTTCAGAATAATACTTCATACTAAAATCCCTTCTTTTATAAAATGAAAACTAAACAGCTTGATTATAACCATAAGGCGGACCTTCGCCCTACCTCCATAATTTTCTGATATATTCAACCAATAGGGAGACAAGTCTGACCCATAGAGCCGTCGCTCCATAAGTTCTTGCCCCGATACAAAGTATCCATTCCTATACGAGACTGATTACTCGCACCTTTCACTAACCATTCAGAAATTTCATAGCAAAAAACTTGTTTCCTATTATAGAAACGTCTTTGCTTTTAGCTACTCGGACTTTGACCTCATCTTATAGATATGTTTCCATACCATCACAGCAAACTATCTTATTGGTCTTTTCCAAGGTTTAGTATAGATGACCAATCTATACCCTTACTTGGATTCGGCTTACGCTTTTGACGCTTAGCTTTCTATTGCGATAGCGATGAGACAATGTTTTTATCAGCAATTACTTCAGCACCATTACCTCTAACAGCGGTTGGTTCAGCCTTCCGCAATTAGAAAGTCTCACGACTCTCCAAAGCACATCTAAATAAAGGTATCCCTCTAAGTAGAAATGCGTAGTACGCCCGAAAGCGAAGGTAATGTCTCGACCACATGGTCTTGTGTCTTCACCGAGGTGCCTTATTGTTATAATCAAGCTGTTTAGTTTTCAAAGTACAAATATAGGATTACTTTCGTTTTTATTTAGTATACTCTCTACAAATGACTATGCCACATATCACCCAAACCAGGCGCCGGTGGTAGTTTATCCTATAAATCCATCCTCTACGAGAGTCCACAGTTTATCTGGACTTGTGGGAGTCCATGGTTGCGGGCCGAGGGGATGCTCCTCGTCCTCAAGGTTTATGAGACCTGCGACTTATCTGTTTGTCCTGCCCGCAATATCTTTTTCAACTTTATGTATATATTATACATAAATTTTAGAAAATTTCAAATTTCAAGCCTACATGAGCTAGCCTCACTCCTCCTCCAACCTTTTTGTACCTCGGCTTGATGAATTTGAAATGTAAGACCAGGTCTCTTACGGGAGCATAATTATAAGCATTATCCTACTTTTTGCTTATTCGAGCCTCGTTCTCTTTACGATTGTGGGTCAATCGTTTTAGTCGCTTTCCATCTTCGGTAGCTTATTCAATATTCACGCGAGAACCCCAATAGGTGGCTTGGTGACGCTACAGGGGATTGAACCCGGACACTCCACGGTGAAAGCGTGGTAACTCTACCAATTCGTCCATAGCGCCAAATATCTACTCACTCCTCATATTAACCTAACCAAAACCTACTTTACACCCGACACTCTTGAGTTGGTCGTTGTAGCCACTGAGTAGAAAACCCGCACCTCAGTTTTGATTAGTGTAAATGTCCAGTTAGTTGGTCCTTGTCCCTTACCATGTCATTTACTGCGAGTGCCCTCCCGCATTTGTCAGCAATCAATACCTTGAGCAGTCCAAGGCGACCTATTATACGATAGCTCCACTTTCGTCTAATTTTTCGACATCATGCCCTCAAAGAAATTAGAAAAGAGTCTTTCAAGCCACCAGCGAATAGATAGTCAATCTATTCTAACGACCAGGTAACCGTGCCGAGAAAGCCTCAAATTCACGCAAGATGCTTTCTACTGTTTGCGAGTTAGCTCCCACTAACTATGGAGAGAAAATCACTATCTCTAAGTGCCGGTTTCCCCTGTCGCCACCGGAAAGGACCCCATTTTCTTCGTAAATAGGAAACGGAAAGTTTATTCTAACTTTCTAAATAGTCTCTTTTTAACTAAGGGCGAGACAACCCTTGGAGCGGATGACGAATTACGATATCGCACCATCAGTTTGGAAAACTGATATACTTCCTTTATACTACATCCGCATATGGTAGCGCCGGTGGAATTCGAATCCACACTGTACGAATTTTGAGTTCGTTGTCTCCTGCCTATTGGACTACGGCGCCATATTTTCAAGACTAACAATTCTTTCTTCAACAAACCAGTTCCCTGTTCCATTTGATTCCTATGGTGATGACCCATATCTGGCGTGTTCTATACTGGTTTCCTTACCAGTTCAAGTTATACTCTTGAGAAAAAATTTGGATTAATATCTGCGCTTCAATACTAATCGCTATTAGCCTCGCCCTCTGCGTTTTCACGGACTTGGGACCGCTTATCAATAGAAATTGATAAGTCGCATTACGAGCCTGGTGGGAGAGGAATCTTCAAAAGAAAGGAATAAGTTTGAAGTTCCTCTCCCGACTTTCTATATATATTATACTAAATATCTTGGGAATTTTCAAATTTTTGTTTGTGCTTTTCTTTACGAGTATAGGCTTTCTTCGACTTCTGAGGGGCGCATTTCTTACGAATTGCAAGCCACCCTTCAAGCTGGGAAGGAGTCATTTTTTAGGTGAATTGGTATTAGAATTCATTTCTTACTCCTTTCTCAACTTTATGTATATATTATATATTATTTTTAGAAAACTTTCAAGTTTTCTTTTGTTGTTGGTAGGCCAGATGGGACTCGAACCCACGACCAATAGCTTAATGGTGGGAATGGCAGGTGCTGCCCCTACTTGCAAAAGCTTTTCTGAATACATCCCCAAGGCTACTGCTCTCGCCAACTGAGCTACTGGCCTATACTATATTATACCGGCTTTTACGGCGTGCCCACAAGATGAACACGCTTGAATTTCACAATTGCCTAGCGTTTCAGATACTTTTAGGAATGCTGTTTTGATATTATCTCAAGTAGTGTCCATTCACGCATAGTCCATTAGTATCATGGGCTTTAGGACTCACTTCAAGTGGCCGGATTCATCTTTCATATCCCCTACCCTTGAAGGATGTTTACCATTTTTTATACCGTCGGCACACATCAGACGGTGTGGTAATGATAGTAAGCGGAGCCGTGCATGACTCCAATAGCTTCAACAAGTGATTAATAGGTTTATCCACCATACAAGGTACTATTTCGTTCTTGTCTTTTCTATTTGCACTACTCACTATCATTTGGTGGGCCAGGGTGATGCCGACCCACCTACTCCCGAAAGAAAGGGTTTTACAGACCCCCGTAGTTGCCGATTTACTACTGACCCATATAAAATTAGAGAATTAGTCAAAACAGTATCGCCACGAGAAGGCTTCTCTATGATACCGCGCCAGCGGAACGATTCGAACGCTCGCGAGCTTTTACACTCCTCTTTGTTTTCAAGACAAACCTCTTCGACCCCTTGAGTACGCCGGCATTTATAAAATAGGCTGTTCTTCAAATTCCATTTAACTACTGCTTCAGAAGGGATCTTTAGTCCGAACATCAAATCGGGCTTTGACCAATCTTCCGACTGTGACTACCGCGGGTCACTTCGTAGCACCTATTTTTTATATATTTATTTACTTCTGTTTTCGTAGCTGGCGCCGAACCTTACGGATAAGATTTGCATTTTCAACCGGATTGGTCATAAGACGCGCCAGACGATTTTCGTAATGAAGCTTCTCTCTCTGAATCATTTTTTTATTCTCCTCTCAACTTTCTATATATATTATATATAATTTTTCTAACTTTTTCAAATTACATCTTGGTCTGTCGGGTCGGAGATTTCAACTCCCGCATAAACAGGAACATAGTCTTCTGCAACGCTTGCCAGAAAATAACAAACAGAAGTCTGTGAACGAAGGGTCTTCAACTCTTCTTTTTCCTCATCGATTTGAGACTTATAATCCAAAATAGCAGAAATCTTCTCCTCCATTTCCTGCCCCTGAAAATTAGGAATAAGAGCAATTAGACTCTCCAGTTTCTGAATATACTTCTCAATGTCATTGGCTCGGCTTTCAAGGCGCGCGCCAATTTCGCGAAGTCCATCAGCTTTATACTCACAAATCTTTTCATAAGGAGCATTAAATTCATCATAAAGATAAGTAGAACGAGAATAATCTTTGATAGGAATAAATTTCCCATCTGACTTCAAAAAAATATTTAGATACTGAGACATTTTATATCTCCTTTCTTACTTTCTATAAAAAGTATATATTATTTTTATAGAAATTTCAAATTTTTTTAGTGGCAGGGAGTAAAGGTAACGCTCCTTTTTCTATCGGGTCAAAGCCGATTGTGTCCACTTGTCCACTAACTCCCTATATAAAAGGGGATAATACTTTTATGTATTATCCAAGTTTTACTTTGTGCTGTGTTTCTTCCAGTCATATTCAGACTCGAAAATCAAATCGTCAATATCCATAAACATTCCTCCTCTTTATAAAATAAATGGCGCAGAGCACAGCATTCGAAGCTGATACCTTTCAGTACGCATCGCTTAGCAGGCGAGCCTCAGACCTTCTGAGTTTACTCTGCATATCGCTGATTCTTTTTATTTTTAGTTTGGGTGAGGTAAGCGCGCCTCCTCCTGAACCAGCAAGCCCAAATGGAGCTGATGGAGAATTTCGAAATCTCGACCTGCGCATTATTGTAGTAATTGTAAGATTTGAACTCACATTTCCTTATTAGGTGTCTTTCTTAGACGAAACTACCCAAGTGCGCCGCTCTGCCTCTGAGCTACACCAGCATGATTGGTAGGGATATTGAGACTTGAACCCAAATCTGGCGATTATAAGTCGCCGGCTCTAACCTATTGAGCTATATCCCCATAAGGAAGACTTGGACGCATCCGCCTCTCCCAAAAGCTTCCGAAGAAAACTTCCACCTTTCGGTATCTCTAAGTAAGTTCTCCTCTCAAACTTTACAAATATATAATACTTTATTTTAGAAAAAATTTCAAATTATTATTCTTCTAAAATTTTTGGATTCATGGTAATCTGATAAAGAAGCCAATCATTATAATAAGGCATAGAACGAATATCTTTCAAAAATTTTGAAGAAAGACTTTGAAAGAAATCTCTCTGAGCTACATAAGAAAGAGTAGCACTATAATTAGAAGTCTTAAAACCATACCAGCTCTTATCATCATCTTCAAAAGAAATAACTTTGTAAAGATTTTTGTCTTCATCTGACCATTTATTCAATAGTAGTTCTTTTATTATAAACCAATCCTTTGAACCAATTTCTTGATTAAAAAGATAGAACTTCTTATCTTTTAGTCCACTACAAAAAAGGCAATAAGAACAATTCTCTAAATCAGTAGAAAAGTAAATCTCTTTACCAGTAGAAACGTTAAAAATCCCTAAGCTATCTTCTACCTCTTTACAAGAATAGACTGCATAACAATTTGAAATTTCATCACTATTGAAAACATTCTGACTATACTGTATCTTTGAGGAATCTTTAACTTCGGTACTACCCAGAACATTAAAAGAAACACTAATATAATGACTATTCTCTACATTTGATGAGGCATAGACTCTCTCACTGTTTTTAATATCTTTGCTAAAAGCTATATATTTTGAATTAGATACATTCTCACTATCTCGAACCCTTGAACTAGAATCTATACAAAAACTACTCAAAATTATATGACTATCTGTAATTTCAAAAACTTCTTCAAATTTCTCTACTTCAAGAGGTGTCATCCCTACATAAGTGCGCCAGTCGCTAAATAATTCTGAAAACAATACTTTTTCTTCATTTGAAGAGTGACTCTGAACCCACCCCATAGCATCTATGAGTTCCATTGGCTCTTTTGGAAAATTTGTTCTTTCTATAAGCTTCTTATAACCTCTATAATCATTGACTCCTGATAACTTATCAATAGAAAAAATCATTCGTCTTCTCCTTTCTTTACAATTGTTCCATCCAATTTTACCTCCAAATCATAAGGATGGTCATGCTCAAAAACGGCCATTTCAGCACGCTTATTCAAAAGCTTTACAAACTGCTGAACTTCCGGAGTAAGGCGAAAATAAGCTACCGGATACTTACTATTCTTTCCTACCAAGGTCGCTCCAAGCACATCCCTACAAAAACGAAGATACTGAGCATAAGTCAAGCCCAAAAGGCGTGCCGGCATCAGATTGAAAGAACCATAAACCTTTCCATCAAAAGGAAAGTTCCCATGATTGAGATAGATAGCCTGATAGGTCTTCATATAAGGACTTTCCTCTAAGTAAAAATATTTCTTCATAGAGACATCTCCTTCCATAGTTCTTTTACTTCATCATACTCTGCCTCGGTCATATCCAAGAAAGAAGTCCAATCCTGCTTGCGAAAAGTCTCAGGAACAAACTCAGGAAGGTCCCCGCTGAATTTCTGTGTCTCTACCTTTTCAACAGGGGTATAATCCTTTATAATATATTTCTTTACCGTTGAAGCGGAAAACCCTGTTTCTCTTGCCACCCCAGCATAAGTCTTTAATTCCAAATATAAATCATTGAATTTAATAATGTCTTCTGGTGAAACTCGCATACATTTCAACTCCTTTCATTTCTATAAAAATTATACCTCAAAAAATCTAAAAAATCAAATTTTTCTTATACCTTTATATAAATGCGCGCACGCTCGCAAATAGCACAAATTTCTCAAAAGTCAAATTAACATATAATAAATTTGAATTTTTAGCTATTTTATTATATAATTATAATATAAAAAGTAAAAGGAGAAATATTATGATAAATTTTCAAATGTATGATTTAGTTGTGAGCAGAACAGCTACAAACCTAATGTCCTACGCAAAACGGCACGACAACAAAATCGAACTCAAAAATTTTGACCCCACTAATCATACTCATATGTATATTTTTGAGGTAGCGCGCCTCGTGAGCAATATCAATAATAGTGAAAAAATTATTTTAGGAATGGGTTTTTGGAAGCATCTATTTTCCCCCAAAGACATTCGGCACACTAAGCGCGCGAGGTCCTTTTCCGAAGGAATTGACATTGAGAAGTTTTTGGATTTTACTTTTACAGAAATTGAAGCTACACCAGATGAAATTTGGGAGGAGTATTATAAATGATTTATATTTATACTGACGGCGCTTGTAGTGGGAATCCTGGTCCTGGTGGTTCAAGTTTTATTGCGGTAGAAGATAATAAAGAAATTTATCATTGGTCGATGCCGATTCCAGAGGCAACAAATAATATGTGTGAGTTATTAGCTATTGTTGAAGCTTGTAGATGGGCAAAAGAAGTCTATCCACTTGAAAAAATTACGATTCGAACCGATAGTGCTTACTGTCATAATTGTTGGGCACAGAAGTGGTATGAGAATTGGCTAAGAAATGGCTGGAAGAATTCAAAAAAAGAGCCGGTCGCTAATAAGACTCTGTGGCTTCAACTTATTCCATTCTTCAAAGATGAAAATTTTACTTTTGAAAAAGTAAAAGGCCACACTGGTAAAAACGATTGGAATGATATGGTTGATAAACTCGCAGTTATTGCAAGGAACACTCTTGTCTAAAATTTGCTTTTTGTCTGGATTTATGATATAAATAAACCTGTACGCAGGAAAATTTTCTTTTTATATAAAAAGAAACAAAAAAGATATAGAGTAAGAAATAGGTGAGAGCCCTATATAGACTATATGTAAGGAGTATAATTATATATAATGATAATAGTTGTAAACGGCGCGCCAAGAGCCGGAAAGGATACATTCTGTGAAATGGTTCAAAAAATAATGGAAGAAAGAGTTGGCCCTTATAGTTGCAGAATTATTTCCACAGTTGATTTTGTAAAAGAAGTTGCTAAATTTTGCGGTTGGAAGGGTCAAAAAAATCCTAAAGATAGGAAATTTCTATCAGACCTAAAAGATATTTTGACTCAATGGGATGATATTCCTTATAAAGACATTATTGGTTCTTATGAGGGATGTAAAGAAATTTGGAAGCAGTTTGGGTATGATGAAGAAAAGTGCCTTTACTTTATAATGTGCCGAGAACCAAAAGAAATTCAAAAATTTGTTGATAGAATCGGCGCACGAACCCTTATTGTAGAACGAAAAGAGGTCGATAATTTGCCCCAATCAAATCATGCTGATAGTGAAATTCATAATTATCATTATGATATTAGAGTTAAAAATAATTATAGTTTAGAACATCTTAAAATTTCCGCGAATATTTTTGTAGAACAATTTCTGAAAGGAGAAATTTAAATGAGAGGTTATATTGGCGACGTTGATTGGGTAAATGTCGAAAGTATGCGTTATTGGAGTATTCCTGCTTCTTATTCTGAGGAAAAGCGGAAGTCTGAAGTCGTAAATGCTATTTATAGTGGAGATTATTATGGCGCTCTGAAAGTTGATGGTTATTATCAGCGTCTCATAAAGGATGAGGATGGAAGCTGTTTTATGATAGCTCGCAATAAAAATGTAAAAGGCGAAGCCGTAAATAAGATTGAGTGGGTTCCTCAGCTTCAAGATTTTATGACGCAATTGCCTAACGGAACTGTCCTGCTAAGTGAGTGTTATCTTCCTGGACACGAAGGCTCTAAAAATATTACTTCTCTTTTGGGATGTCTCAAAGATAAGTGTATTGCTCGCCAAGAGAATGGTCAAAAGCTTCATTTCTATATTTTTGATATTTGTGCCTATGATGGGGTAAATTTAGTAAATACAAAAGCAATTGAGCGTTTTCAACTTTTAGAGAAAATTTCTGCTCAACTAACTTCTCCTTATGTAGAATGGGCTAAGTATTATAATGGGAAGGAATTGTGGAATCATCTTCAAGACTACCTGGCCTCTGGTCGAGAAGGAGTAGTAATTACTCGAAAGGATTGTCCAATTTATTTCAAGCGGACTCCCGCGCATATGACAATCAAAATAAAGAAAGAACTTCAAGAGACTTTGGATGTAGTAATTATGGGAGCAAACGCGCCGACTCGTATCTATAATGGAAAAGAACTTATGAATTGGAAGTATTGGGAGAATTTATCTACTAATGAAAAAGTAGAAGGAGCGCTCTATAAGAATTACAGCGATGGAGACCCTATTGAACCAATTACGAAAATGTATTTTTTGGGTGGTGCTGGCTCACTAAAAATTGGAGCCTATAAAGATGGAAAACTAGTCCAAGTTGGAAATCTTAGTGGACTTGAAGAGGAGATTTTGTTGAATTGGAAGTCTTATCTTGGAAAGGTCATTGAGATTACAGCAATGGAAGTCATGGCTGATAGTTATGGTCTAAGACATCCGCGCCCTGTTCGCCTAAGAAGTGATAAGATGGCGAGTGAGTGCGACTGGTATCGGATTTTTGAGAATGCATAAAGTTTCATCTTATGAGAAAAAAGTAATTGAAATTCTGAACAGGGAAAAAGTCAAATTTATAAAAGAGAAGACTTTTAGTGATCTTCATCATGGGTATTATAGATTTGACTTCTTTCTTCCTGAAAAGAACATTCTTTTAGAAGTTCAAGGACGTCAGCATATGGAATTTACAAAAATTTTTTACAAAAGTCGCTCTGATTTCCTAAAAGCCCAAGAGCGAGACAGAGAAAAAATAAGCTACTGTCTTTCTCATAAAATTCCTCTTTATTGTATTCCTTGGTGGGATATGGATAAAATTTCCTCAGTAAAAGACCTACTAAATGATGCCTATTTGGCGCGAACTCGTTATCATAATGATAATACTTATCGAGAATATCTAAAAAAATAGATAAAAGGTCCCTCGTTTCTACTTATAATTTGAAGTAGAAAGGGGGGATTTCTTTTGACTATCCAGGAAGTTGCGAATAGCCTTGGAGGCATCCTCATTCTAATTTTTCTTTTTTGGCAGGTTTTAGAAAAAGTATGCGGAAACTTTGAGTGGTTTCAAAAGATTAAGAAGAAAAAAATTGAAGCTAAAAAGAAAAGGCAGGAAGAGATTGTCCAAAAAACAACCGAAAAAATTGCTGAGCAAATTTTGACTCCTATTATAGCAACATTTGAAGAGAAAAATCGTCTACAAGATGAAAAGTTAGAGATGGTTATCAAATCTTCTAATGATCTGCTTAGAAAAGATATTATAAGAATTTACTACAAATATTTACCTTATAAGAGAATATTACAATATGATAAAGAATTTGTTTGCGCTGTTTATCAAGATTATCACTCTCAGGGTGGCAATTCTTTTATAGATGGAATTATGAAAATAATTCGGACTTGGTTGGTTGTTTCTACAGAAGATGAATTATATCAATAAAAAAAAGAGGAGAGAGCAAAAGCCCTCTCCTTTTTATTCTTTCTATTTTACTTATCTTCGCCCTTGATGCGAGCAATAACCTCGCTAATGGCGCTAGAACCAGACATTAGTACAAAACCAGTTAGGATTTGACCAGCCATACTTACACTATCTACTAGACCACAAGCAAAAATTAGGTCTAGACCGAAAGAAAATACTAGACAGAAAGAGCCAATACCAGCAACCACAAGAGTAATCCATTTCCCATAAGAAAGACTTTCCCATAGAGGATGCGCACGGTCAATTACATACCAAAGTACGGCAGATAGTGCAACAATCAAAGTTAGCATCTCCATTTCCTTTACCTCCT